AAAGTGATTTTTTCTTTCTATTTTTGTACTTATTATAAAAAACCCCCCCCCCCCTACCTGAATTGAATTCAGGTAGGGGTACAATAAGGTTATATATTAAACATAGACCCTTTAATAAAAAAACTAAATTAAAAATTAAGAAGGAGATGATGTAAATGCCAGTAATCACTGACGAAATCAAAAACGAGGAACAATTAAATCAAATCGAGGACGCCGTAATAACAGAAGAAAACGGTGTCCCAGTACCAGAACCAAATGAAGAGAATACAATATTGGGAGTATTCGAAAGATTATCTTCTCAAATAGCTGAGAAGAATCCTGAAGTGCAACAGATATTAGGATCACCTATTATGGGGAGATTGATAACTTTAATCAATAATAGTGTATTCTTTAATGAGCAAGGAATACCCCATCCAATGGTACAAGATATAAGTAGACTACAAGTATATCAAGCGGATAAAATTGTTGATGAGGAAATATTAGGTATTGTATTACAAATTAAAGATTCAATAGATATCTTAATTAATGTACAATATAATGTAACAACATTTGCTACTAAATACAATATAACTAGATTAAATACTCTAGTATCATTACGTTATGAACATAGTAGCTTCTATCATAGACTTATTAACTTAGGAAGAGAAGATATGTATGATAGTGGGGATCCTAAGACATTCTTAATAGAATGGGTAACAAGTGTAAATGAAGATAATACTGCTAATAAAGTTTTGATAGAGAGATCTTCTCTAATGTATAGAGTGGTACATGATTCTATTCTATCAGAAGTATTAGTAGGACAATTAGGTTATAATCCATTATTATCTTCTCAATCTACTATCAATAGTAATGAGAGACAAATATACATCTATGCTGATGATGCCAAAATAATTGAAGACAGTATAGCTAGAAATACATATAAATATACTGGATTCAATATAGGTGATGATGGATTATTAAAAGCTGAGGTTCCTATGGAAGTATCATTCAATCTAGAACCTAGAGATGAATTATCATCTTTAGTGAATGGAGAAAGATTGATTCAGAATGATATTATAGCTATGGTGAAACCAGCTGGAGAATTAAGATATAGCAATGTATTTAAAATGCAAGTATCTATCAATACTCCATTACCATTCTCAAAACCTATGGAACCAAGCGAAGAAACACCTAAAGAAGAAGATGGTTTCATTGCAGAAGAAGAGAAAACAGAAGAAGAATAAATAATTTGCCTCCACCTAAATGGTGGAGGTATATATTAATTTTTCTGTAACGAGGATATTATTTTATTATCTGAGAAAGGAAAGAATATGGCTAAAAAGAAAACGAAACAACGAAAAAAGAAGATAGGGGATATATTAGATGTAGATATAGTAGACGTACTTAAAACATCTATGGTTCCTTATATCGATGAATCTAATTACAGAATGTTACCTTCTGTAATAGATGGATTAAAACCTACTCAAAGAAAAATATTATTCTCTATGTATAAGAATAAGATATTTAGCTATGATAAGAACAGTTCTATCACCGGTGATGTAGCTAAGTATCTTGTTACTGGAGATGACAGTGTTTATCCTGCACTAATAGTCATAGGTCAGAAATTTAGAAACAGATATAGTCCTATAGAGATACATGGTAACCAAGGTTATATAATTTCAGATAAAGTTCCAGCTGCTAAAAGATATACTGAAAGTAGATTATCTCAATATGCTTTAGACTGGTACTTTGATGAAGACTTTAGTGAGGGTGATTTTATTTTTAACTATAATCAAACATTAAAAGAACCTATTGTGATTCCTACATTACTACCTATGGCTTTAATACAAAGGACTAAAGGTACAGGCACAGGATATACTAACGAATGTCTTCCTCATTCTTTAGAGAGTGTTGCTAAATGTTATATAAGATTTATAGAAACTCTAAATGGAAAATATAAATGGGAGAATCTGGAGAAATATATAACCGATAATATAGAACTAGATATTCCTAATAAGAGTAAACTAGTTAATCCAGAAGGAGTAGCTAAAGGATTATTATCTGGTAAAGGAAAGGTATTCTTAGAAGGGAAAATGAAGAACTTCCAAGCATCTTATGGAAGACCTGGGTTATTAGTAACAGAATTACCTTATGAATATTGTGTAGCTTCATTTATGGATAATATAAAGGGACATTCCTTTGGTAAAGAATATGTATCCGAAATAAATGATTTAAGTGATGGTAAACATGGTATAGAAATAGAATTCATATTTAAGAAAGACACAGATCCTAAACAGATTAAAGAGTTCTTGTATCTTAAAGGAAAATTTAAACAAGGTTACAACTATAGTATGCATTATACTATGTTAATGACTGATAGTGATATATTAGTTAAGAGACTTAATATCATAGATATATTTGGAAGTCATTATAATTATAAATGTAAAATAACAAAAAGATTTTTAAAGCATAAATTAGAAAAACTATCATTTAAATTTGATTGTCTTTCAGCTTCTAGTATTATATTTACAGATCCTAAGAACAAGAAGAAATTCTTTAAGATATTAGAAGAGAGTACTAAGAGTAACATTATTAGGAGTCTAAGTCGAGCGTTCTCTATAAAGGTGGAAATAGTAGAATATCTACTGGATAGAAAGATGTGGAACTTAGTACATAATGCAGAAGATATTAAAAAAGAATTAGAATCTATAGAGAAAGAACTAAGAGAAACAGAAAAGAATTTAAAATCTATAGATAAGTATATAATCAACAAAATAAAGATGAGATTAAAGAATTACCAATAAAAGGTATAACTTGAAGTTATACCCCTATGAGGTTTTAAACCTGAGAGGGAGACGATATGAGTTGAACTCATACTATCTATTGAAAATATTATAAGGAGATGATTAAAGTGGAAAAATTAACAGATACTAAAATAAAGGCTACAGTTATAGGAGTAAAAGATTCTAAAGGGGAAGTGGTGAAACAAACTGTAACCTCTGTAGAGATGCCTATACATCAAGTGGTTAGTAAACTAATAAATGATAATAATAAGTATCTTTACATAGATCATATTACCAACAATAACATGAAACTAGATGAGATTGCAGAATTAAAACTAAAAGTTACATTCGAAGATGATGAATATCATTTCTATTTAGTTAATGGAAAAGATGAAATTGAATTAGAATTCGAATAAAAAATAAAGGAGATGTATAATTATGAAAGGGATAATCAAAGATATGTTGAAGGACAATATAGAGTTTTATAATTCTATATTACCAGGAAAAGAAACGGTAAGAGGAAGTAAAAATACTGTAGCTCAATTTATAGATGCTGGTATTTACAGTAATATTAAACATTCTCTAGAAAATAAAAATATAGAGAATGTACCTTTATTAACTATTATTACAACTGATTTGAATAGAGTCAATAAGACTCTATCAGGTTATAATCAGAGAAGTTTACATGATTATATCATTACTGTATGGTATAATAAACCTACATGTACTTATCTGATATCCACTAGAGATAAAAGTAAATATGCCAATAATTGTTCTGTAGCTTTATTGGGATTTCTAAATGAAAGTTCTCAAACTATGATGCAAACTATAGAGACAAAAATGGTAAATACTATATTATTTAATCATAATGATACTATATTATTATCAGAGAGTAAATCGTTCATAGATATAATGAAGAGCATATATTTTTCATTTACTGAGATAACAACTATTATCAGTGAAAAAGATTATAAAAGATACGATGGAACGGATGAAAAGAATCCAATTTATGTTCCTAATTATATGTTAAAACTAATGTTATCTATCGATTCTTCATCAAGAAATGTTCCTTATACTATATCAGGATTTCAAAAGAAATCATTAGATTTTGATAAAGATATAGCTAGTGTATCCGATATATTGATATCTGGAGATAGATACTCAAATGATGTGTTTATGAATAAAAAATGTACTCTAATTAGAGGACGATTCGGGACAAAGAAAGTATTGAAGATTGTTACTATGTATGAACACCGAACAGACCTCAGAAATGACAAATTCATAGAATTAAATTTCGATGAAGAAGAGAAGACCATAGAAGATATAAATAAAAAATTATTTGAAAGTTATGTTAATCCATACACTATGGCTTTATCAAAAGCTATATACGATGATTGTAAAGATTACTTTGAGAGATACGAAATATTTAGACTTTTATTTTATAAAGAAGAATACGGTGAAATAAGTGTCACTAGAAATAGACATGAAAAATCTTTACTAGATGATGATCATTATTTTAGAAAAGATAGCTTAAATATTGTTAAACAATCATCTGATGATTACTTAAGTAAGTTCTCTATAATTACTGATAAATACCTTGTGTTATTTGGAAGAACCACGGTACTTTTTGATAACGATACTAAAGGTTATAGGGCTTACACAGTTAAAATAGTTGAAAGATATAATTTTGATAGAAACGTAAATGAAAATAACCGTTTATTCTGTATGTCAGAAAAATTAATAGACTGTGTTGCATATTTTGTTAATTATTTTTATGATCTTAAAGATATCAACCATGTCATAAATAAAATATACGATACCATATCTAAAGATTGGATTACAGAAATTGATAATTCAAATGTAGTTGATAATAACCTTATAGAATATAACATGAGACATACTATGAAGTCTGCTATATCCTTGATGCATTTAAATATACCTATAGATTCTATATTTAAGGTATTTGACGACGATCCATTTAATCCATTTAGTGATGAAACTAGGAATACTCTTCATCAAATAGGTCATTATCTAAAGGAAGAAGATGTAAAGAAAATTTTTGGGATTGAATTAGACTACCCGTTGATTAGAATAAATTATAACAACTGGATGTTCCTTTCTTCAGAATTAGAAGATGGAAAAAATTATACAGTACCTTCAGTTTTTCTAAGTACAAATGTTTTAGATGATAGAATCAGATTAGACGGAAATTACGGTATTAAGTTAAATGATGGTAAATTAAAATTATATACTTCTGAAAAATTTCCTATATCTGATGGTACAGACAGAACTTTCTTAATGAGTGATTTAGAGAAAGCTTGTATAAAGAAATTTCTAGTATCGTCTATTTTCAAAAATATATGTACAAAAAATCTGGAAGCTAAAAAACTTTCTGACGGGTTATTAGTTATGGAATCTACAAAGAAACCTATATTACAGAGAATATGTGAATTCTTAGAAACACTAGGATCTTTAGAAGACATTAATGATCTATTACTCACTAGTGAAGGATTACATTTAGATAAAAATGATAAAGGTATATTCCGTGTAAATAAATTAAGTAAGAAAATATATAATGATATATTGAAAGGTAAGGAAGATCCAAGTAAATACAATATATTTTCTAAAAATTACGTGAGACCAAGAATTAAAGGAGGAAAGTAATATGAAGTCATTTATAAAGAAATTGGAAGATTTTATAATGAAAATTATAGAAAGACATATGAAAGTTACTGATCTAGGGTATGGAAAACACGAAGGACCTATCTCAGATGTTAAGTATATACTATGTCGAAAGAAATTTGGAGATTATAGTGTTATGATATACATTGATCACAATAATAAGATATCCACTTACATGTATAATATAAAGACTAAAATAATCGTAGACTACACATGTGTAGGAAAAAGAAAAACACTACTATCTGATATATCTATAGCTGATGTGGATAAAACTATAGATGATGTGAAAAATGAGTTAATCGAACTTGGATCACTGAATATAGATTTATTTGATCAAATGGTTTCTATAATAAAAAGTAAATTTAAAGAATTAAAAAGAGAAGAATATTTCAATCGATTACATGCAGGAATAATAAAGAAATAATATAAACGTGCTGGGTATTAACCCAGCACTATATTTTTTTTTGTAAGGAGATGATGATATGTTAAAGGAAGCAACTATAGTTACAGGATTATTTTGGGAAGATTCTAAGTTAAGTGATGATAATAGAATTAGTACTATGTTACATTGGTTGAGTAGATGGAGTGGTGTTTTAAATAATCTAGATAATCCTATAATACTATTCATGGAGAAAGAAGATGAAGCGTTTGAAAAAATAATATTAGGTGAAAGAAAGAATATACAGATAATATATTTAGATATATTTAGAGAGTATAAAGACATGTATGGTAATATAAAAATGGTATATGATAATTTAGATAATAGAATAAAAGAATATAAGAAAAGAAGAATACATTATAGGACTATATTCATATATTGGTTAAAGACATTCTTAGTAATGAGAACATATGATCTTTTAATAAATAAAAATCCTGATAATAAAGATATTCCTATAATGTGGGTTGATTTCGGTATAGAGGGTTATATAGATACTAAATGTATAATGTATGATAATGATATAGACATCGTATTAGCTTGTACATGTAGTGAAAATGCTTTAATGTCACTTAATTATATTTCTTTTGAGGAAGTAATAGAAAGGTTCTATAAATGTTCTTTGGGTATCTGTATAATGGGAGGATGTTTTATAACTAATTATAAGGGATGGAAATTCTTTAATGGAGAAATAGCTAAAATACAGAATAAATTAATAGAGACTGGAAATTTAGTAGATGACGATACTTTATATGATATGGTATATCAAAAATATCCAGATAAGTTTAAAGTATTAACATTAGAATACCCGTATACTGGATTACAAATGATTATGAAATATATTGAGAAATTAGATATTAAATAAATGTATATAATAGTAACGATACATAGAGGGAGACAAAAGTCTTTAAATTTCATACCCTTTATTTATGGAGGTAAGTTATGTTAACATTAAAATTTAAATTAGTAGGTATCAGAGACAGACAATGGTGGGTTATCAAATATGATGAGATAATTGACGGAAAAACTCAAGATTTAAGTAACCCTAATAAAGTAAATATTCTGTTAAGTAAAGACTATGAAGATCCTATTAAACTGGAATGGGCTAATCCTGGTTTAAGAGAATCTTTAGAACCACCTACATTGCATTTAGATACTAATATTATGAAATCAAAAGAAGATTTTATTCACAGCATTAAGAATATACTTTGTAATATAAATTGTAAATATATTCCTGATAAATATGATGATGTGGAATTCAAGTATCTCGATAAAATGTACGAGAAAGTAACTAGGGGATTCTGGAAAAAAGAGATAATAGAAAAACATAACGAATTTGGAAAGAACTCTCTAGAAGATTTAGATACATTGATGAACCCTCATAAAGGTTATGGTATTACCACTATTACTAATAGAGATGGGAAGTCTCCTAAGATATTATGTGAAATACCAAATACTAGACTAGTGATATTTAAAGATCCTTTGTTCTTAAATACAGACGTTAAAAGAAAAGATATACAAGGAATAAAGGTAGGATTTATATTAGGGTTTATAGATAGTGTATCTCCTGAGATTAACCTGAATTATATGGATGTAACTCCACTAATTATTATAGAAATGGATATCTACAAGAAGTATAACTATTATACGTCCTCTCATATTGATAATATCCATAGTACTATGCGATTAAATAGAGATTTTAAAGCTACGCTGAAACATCATTTAGTCAAGGCTCTGAATGAGAAGACTATCGAAATCAATTTTACTACAAACCAGAAAGATTTCTGGGTAATGAATCATAGTATAGATTTCGGTAGAGGATCTAAAAAGGTTTCTATATTATGTGAGAAAGCTAATTTTAGCAACCCACATAAATTTAGATTTACAATACAAAGACCTGGATTTGATTCTAAAGAGTTTATCTTAGATCCTAAAAATAATAAAGGTACTGAGAAATATCCAAATACATTATCAGAATTCTTTAGTTATATTTGTAGCATAATAGAATATAATGAAGATTACACTACATTCTTGGATTATTTCAGAGCCTTTTTAGAAAGTTATTATAGCTATGATCTTCCACTAGATATAGCTAAACATATATCAAAATTCTATCCTGTTAGTAGAGGTGGAAATATAACTCTTAATAATGGATATATGCTTGATAAATTTAAATTTGTGAAATAATAAATAAAAAATATAATATAGGAGATGATTTAAATGAAAAAGATTATTTTAGTTTTAGGAATGATGTTAACAATATTAGGATGTGTAGCTCAAGGACAAGAGAGCAGTAATAGTAGTTCAGATAAATATAATTATAATGAAGTAGTATTTGGTATAAGAAATAAATATGATGGAGAATCATATTACAATTGCGATATCCGTAAGGATATGTATAAAATAAATAAACAAACTAAGAAATTAGAAGTATTCGACATAGATTGTTCTAATGGAAAGAACTTCGATCCATCACATACTGATTTCTTTAACTTCTTAGAAAATAAAGTTAGACAAAATAAAATGATAATAGATTACACATACTTAGTTGAACACGGTATGATGTTACAAAATTATCTACAGGATAATCCTGGAACTATGTTAACTAGAGACGAAGTAGATACACTTAGTTTATTCGTAGCTCCAAATCATGATGAGACTTATAACTACATACCAGAAGGATTTAGTAAGAAAGGAATAGACGATCCTACTGATCCTAGATTAGAAGAATTTAAGAAAGCTGGATATGCTCGTGGATGGACGGCATTTATAGAAAGATTAGAATTCTTCGTTCCAAATAATAATATGAATTTAGATAATGTATGTCTATCTGATTCTATAACTATGTCTGATGAATCTGGTATAATGGGTGGATTCGAATGTGGACAAGGATTATTAGATCATCAAGATGAAATAGAAAGAATTGCAGAAAATGGAGGATTCACAATATATGATGTAGTATCAAAAGAAGAGTGGGATGAATATAAAAGAATCCTTCAGAAATGTAGAGACGAAAATGTAAACATAGGATTTAGAATAATATGGAAAGACAAGAAATAAATTGGTAGCCTCCGGGCTACCATTATTTTTTATAAATATATTTAGGAGGAATATTATGAGATTCAAAATAGGTAAAGAAACAGAGTTTAAATTATACAAAAAACCGAAATTACTCAAATACGAATATGGTAAAGGATTTATAGTATCTATAGGGTTATTTAGATTTATAGATAGTGGAGGAGCATTTAATCATAAACGAAAGAAAAACATCGAACTAGAAACCTCTATCTCTAAATTATATAATTTAATAGAAACTGATAAAAAAAATTATGGTTACTTTCGTTCATATCTTTATGAATTTAGATATGAATGGGAAAATAGTGTACTGTCATCTATATTCAAAGAAGCATCTGGATATGCATTTATAATAACTGATAATGACAGTTACCGTCATGATGAATGGACAATAGATATAGAAAGATTATCTATTTATTATCCATGGGTACAAGAAGAAGTATTATCTACTTCTAGGTTATTAAATGAGGTATTCGATATAGAAGGACTCCATATTTTAGAAAAAATATTAGAATACATAGCTATAGAGGAAGAAGACGATAAAAATCTAGAATTTAAATTTTCTAGAGATGAAGATTTAACTCTGATAGCTGAAGGTGTTTATAAATATAAATATAAATTAGGAGATTTATTCTACGAAAAAATACCAGAATCTGGTAGTATAAATAATACACCAGAGAAAATAGGTATCGCTACAGATAATGCATTAGTGCAGGATGATTTCTTTATTCGTTTATCTAGAGTTAGAGAACAGTTAAAAGAATTATTTGTTTATTCTCCTTTTAGATATAGTGAAATAGACGAGTACATAGATGAAGATGAAAATGTAAAGAATAATGTAAAAAAAGAAAATAAGAAAGAGAAATCTGAATCAAAAGGATTTTTATCTAGAATAATAGATCTATTTGTAGGAGATGATAATTAATGATAAGAATATTAGATAAACCTAGATTAGCATGTATAACTAATAGGAAAGTTTATGTAATCATAGGAACCTATTATGGTTATCCATTAGCTGTAACTTTGTGGGAAATATTAACTACAAAACGTCCAGAAGAATTATCCAAGAATATGTTAACAATATTTACTGAAGGTAAATATTATATACCTTTAACTAATTATATAAGATTCTCAACTATCAAAGGTGAGAAAGAATTCTATAAAGAAAAATTCTGGAATGAAGAAGAATGGAATAAATTTAAATCTATATGGAGGATTCTTAAACAAAGTATAGAACGTAAAATGATAGAAGATCTATATAGATATATATTTAAATACAATGTGTATGCATACAATGTTCACGATGATATGATATACAAAGAAAGAAAAGAGATGTATTTCTATTTCACTAAAGGATTTAAGATGCAATCTGTATATGGATCTAAGACATATAGATACCATTTAGGTGATCCATATTTTGAGATACTTAAGCATCCTAGAAATCCTGATCAAACTATCGAAAAGGTACCATTCTTTATAGATCCTGATATATCTATAGAAAAACATAACGAAGATTGGTTTAATACACCTCAATTTGAAGTTATGAATAAATTTATGAAAATAGCTAAAGAAATATTTGATATAGATTTAAGTGAAGAGGAGGACGTTATATATGAATAAAAAATTATCGATAGATTATTTGAAATCATATAAAAAAGTATTAGAAGATTATATAGAAGAATTATCATCATTTATAGACAAAGAGAAAGATCTGTATAATGACTTTCTTAAGAAAATAGATAAATCAAAAATACCTGAATTAAGAGTAAGTCGATTTGATCGAGAAAAAAATAAAGTTAATCAGGCAATAGAGGAAATGGAAATGATAAAATCTAGTATAAAAGCTAATATAGATCAATTAGATAAATTAATAAAAAGATTATCTAATAATGGATATGACCATACTTTATCTAAGAAAAGAGTAGATGATCTACATGAATATGTATTAGATAAAATGGATTATTTATTAAAAGAATTTATGGAAGATTAAAATATTCTACTTATATATTATATAAGTAGATAAGATATGGAAAGACAAAAGTCTTTTAAAATTCAAATCCATATCAATAAGGAGAAAACCATGAAAGTAAAAGGAAATATAACAATCAAAGGAATCCAATACAAAGAAGGATTTAACGAACTACAAGCAGAAGAGATAAAAATAGATGGGGAATTTGAATTCCCTATTGATAAATTGAAATTGGAGGATCTGTATAGAATCCTACCACAAATCATTAAGAAGAATGTAGCCGAATAGGCTACTTCTTTTTTTTTCGTTTTTAATTATATTTCATATAAATATTATCAATGTGTAAAATAATATCTATTATATAATATATAATAGATATGTAAATATTGGGAAGAACAAAGTTCTTTTAAAATTCTAATACCCAGTATATTTGGAGGTAACAATATGAAAACTAGAGTTTTAGAAAATGAAGTAAGAGGTAAATTTGATCTCAATGAAATACAGGAAATAGCTACAACAAAGGTAGGAGAGAATTTAATAATAGATGCTCCTACAGCATCGGGTAAAACTGAGGCTATTTTATTAGCTATAGAAGAAGGTAGTAGTGTAACTTGGATGTTACCTACTATCACAGCATGTACTTTTATGTATAGAAGATTAGTAAGAGATTTTTCTCACCTAAATGTTAGAGTATTAACATCTGTATTGAAAGACGAAAGATTAGTAGATGAAGATGCTACTACAATTAACATAATAACATGTGATCCTTACATGATAGATTATGTTAAAGCTTTAGTGAACGGTGAGGAAGACACATTCACTACAGACCCAGTATTAGTTCTAGACGAACTGGATAACTACCCAGTGAAAGTCAGAACAGTATTACAAAAATATCTTTCTGTACATAAAGGAAAGGAGTTAAAGCAAGTAATAATAGCATCTGCTACATTAGATGCTGACATCAAAAATATGGGATTCGAAACTATACAGTTCTCCCATATAAGTAACAAAATTAGATACAAAAGTTTCACTGTGTCTACAAAGAAGGAAGGTGTAAAACAAATCCTTCCTTATTATAAATCACATAAGATCGGATTCCTTTGTAACTCTATATCAGAAATGGAAGACACAATGGAACTTATCACTAGATTCTTAAAAGTAGAACAAAAGGATCTAGGTGTAATCTTCCATCACTCTAGACTTTCTGTAGAAGAAAGATTAGAGAATGAAAGAAGATTATTCGAAAATGATTATGACATATTAATATCGAATGATTTAGTATCAATGTCGGTAGACGTTGAATTGGATCTATTAGTATCTTCTTGGTCAGATAAACTTAATGTCATGATACAAAGATTTGGTAGACTTAACAGAAGAGGTAAGAAAGTTAATTACCACAATCTTATTATTATGCATAATGAATGTTATCCTCCATTCATTAATGATCAAAGAGCAGAGGATCTTTTCTCTAAACTTGGATTCCATGATAATGAGTCTAAGTTGATCACTTCCGATATGTTATCTGACTGGTCTAACAAAATAGAATTAGATTACGTTTCATTGGATGATGTTCTAATGGAAGTAACAGAAATGTTAGATCAAGAGAAAGAAGTGGTATTAAGAGACATACCTCATGTCCTATTATACCAAGAAGATAAGGTATTTGAGGTAAGAGAGAAAGGAAAAGAAATCTCAGCTGAAAGAAAAACAGTTACAGTTGAGATGAAGCAACAAAATATTCCATGGGATAGATTCGCTCCTTATTCACAAGAAGAGTGTGAAGAAAGAGATCTAATCTACGTACCATGGTTATCTTCTGTAGATCACCCAAATGGAAAATCATCTAATACTTGGATCATAACTGAAACTGATGATGAAGGACGTATGTGGATAGAACCATACACTGGTCCTAAATATTCTGAATCTTACGATGATGAAGATGAGTATGAAGACGAGGATGATGATTATAACTATAGCGATTATAGAAAGGAAGAAGAGGAAGAATTTAAAGAAACTTATGGAGAAGAATTCCCTAGTATCGAGAAAGTTCGTGAAGTTCTGGATGCACTTATTTCTGCTAGTTATCGCGTTTCTTATTCTTATGATTGGACTGTGATAGCTAATAGTAATACATGGTCTGAACAGAGAAGAACGAGAAAAAAATATATTTTTGAAAGAGCATTTCCTGATGATCCTAAAATGTATGAAAAATACTTCGAAGGATCAGTTAGAAGCAGATACGATATGGATCAATTTACAGAAGAATTTGATGATGATGGAGAATATCTAGCTTTAGTAGATCAATTCCAAATCAATGATGATGCTGAATGGTTGTACTTACCTAGGGAAATAAAATGGTACTTCAATAAATATGCTAAAGAAATATCTGCCGAAAAACAAGGTGTGGCAGGTCAATATAATTTCAAATTAGTTTTTCCATATTCATATAATAAAAGAAGTAACAAAGATTTGGAAAAACACATAAACGAACTTAAGAAAGAATGGGTTGAAAAATATGGTGATATGAGAAAGATAGACCATAGAATGCCTATAGCTTTTATAAGTAAATTTCATGATTACGACGAAGAGGGATATTGGTATATATTAATAGATCCTAACTCTGAAGAAATGAGAAAGTATCATGATATACTTAGATATTCCAGTTATAAAGAAGGTAAGACAGAATTTTTAACAAAAAATGAATTTCCTATACCTTCCGCTAGTGTTCTGTATGAAGACATAGAATTGTCAACTTTCAGTGAAAGTTACTCAATTAGTGATTTATTGAGAGATGGAAAGGAAAAAGACAGGTTTGTCCTCTCAAGAACTCTGGATGATAAGAGAATGGAGTTTCTTCTAAAGAGATGGGAAACTCTTCATAAGAGATTTATGAAGAATAACGTTCTCTGGAAACATGATAATGACTATGATATATTAAGGGAAAGAGAGGTTTTTAAATATCTAATGAAACAAGTATTAGCTCCGGCTAATATAGATACAGTGAATTTCTTGAGAGAATTATTCCTCTATATCTTAGATATGGATGAATACTGTAATTTCTTCTTTAATATATCTAAGTTATCACAACATATAATATCACTTTTGGATATAAACGATATAGGTCTCTTAATGTCTGTATCATTTAATACTGAAGTTATGTCTTTCCCGGAAGAAAGTTATAACATATACAGAGAAGAATTCTTCAATGAAATATATACTAGAGAAAACTTTCTAAAAGGATATATTAATTTCAAAAGAGTGAAATCGGATTATTCTAATTATGGAGAATACTTAGATGAAGGTGTTTTTAAACCTCATAGTAATGGAGATATAATCGGTTCATTTAATTACTATGAGAAATATGAAAACAGGGATATTGAATTTAAATTTGAAAAACATATTCCAGGAGAAATTATATTAAAGAATCTAGAGAAAGGAGTTTTAAAGAAATTTGAAGAACAGAATAAATAGTGAGTGGGGTAATTCCCACTCTTTTTTTCTATCGTTTTTTTTATCTAATCTTTATTCATTTATATATCATATAAGTGTAACATATTAACAAAAATTAAAATAATGAAAGGAGGTGTTAATATGTACGACGGATTAACATTAGTTAATCTGACACCGCACGCCCTTGTTATTTCAAGGGATGGGGATACTCTTGTAGTAGCTCCATCTGGAGAAGTAGCTAGGGTAGCTACGGAAACAGTAGAAGTTTCTACTGGGTTCTATGAAGTGCACTACGGAGAAGTAGTGAACCTTCCAGAACCTAAGGAAGGAACTATCTACATAGTTTCTGGTATGGTGCTATCAGGTCTTGCTGGTTCAAGATCAGATGTATACGCACCATGCACAGCTTTAGCTGCTAGAAATGCGGAAGGACACATTGTGTCTGTTCCCGGTCTAGTTAGATAAGGCTGATAGCTATGCGGCGTCCGTCACCATAGATACTACAGGTTGCGAGATGAAGTAGATAACCTGCAAGTCGTATGGTGTAGTGGTAGTTACCGACAGCCTATCCCGAAAAGAAATAATTGTCGAGATAAAAAAAAAGAAAGGAGGTCTTCCTGATGAAGAGATTGGAAGACTTATTAGATAAATTATTTGATAATAAGTACTTTCTGATCATATCTTCCATCACAATGTGGATAGCACTAGTGATGGCAATAAGATATGCCATCAGTTAGTGCTTATTATCATTCCCCCTCTCCTTAATTGGAGAGGGGGAATATTTTTTTTTATTTTTTATTAACTATTTTTTTCAGGTCTTCATTCATTTGTACTACACATGCTGATAATACTCCATTTATAAATGTACTGAAAACCATACGAGCTAACGGTGATATAGGTGATAATATTAGATCTACCTTTCTTTTAGTTGTATATCCATATGGTGCTTCTTCATCTTTAACTATTTTACTACATACACCTTTAAGTGCAGTATTACCTACAGTTATCTTATCTCCTATTGTGAATGGTTGATCTACCTCTAAGAAGTATTCTATTAAGATTACTCCCTTATCCACGTTATCTCCATTTATTTTATTTCTTTTAACACCTTTTAATTCTGTAACATGGTCTACATCTCTGTTAGAATCCACTGCTGATAAATTCTGTCTTAGTGTGCTACTTTTATATTTAACTTCGTACATATTTTCTATATCCTTAATAAATTTCTTTATACTAGGATCCATAGCTTTTTTCTCGTCATCATTTAACTTATAATAAATGAATATATCACTTATTCTTCCTTTATAGTGTGATTCTTTGACTTTTAACAAAGTTTCATCTAGTAAAGAAAGATCTAAATTTTGATTTATAAATTCACTTCCTGTGTCTTCTGCATATTTAAATATTGGATCTCCAGGATTTATTAAACCAAGATCTCTTAATGCGAATATTATTCTATTATTAATATTTAATTTAACACTTATTCTTTTAACAGTTTTAGTTTTAAGTTTTTGTGCTAGACTTTCAGTAATCAATACAGCATCTTCATAAGAGTTTTGTGAGTTAGCTATAGCTACATTAACTATAGGACCAGATTTAAATACTATATCTCCTCCATGGTATTGATATAAATTCTTATTGTACATTAATATAGTATCTTTCTTTAACTTTTCTCCTACTTTAATTTTAATATCAGGATTTAATTCCATATTATTAGGTATGTAGAAAGCTTTACTTGCATTACGCTCTATCTTATCTATTTGATATATCTTTTCTAAAGGTTTACCATTCTCTGTTAAATTAGTAAATCTCACTTTAATATATCTATCATTAACAAATATTATCTCTCCATCATCAGGCATATGGTGTGCGAAATCTACGTCAAGAGAAGCCATACTACTATCCATACCATAACTTACTAAAGCTACGTCAGATCCTTCTGTTCCTAATAAGTGGTTAAACTGTTGCATACCCATAGCAAGACGTGGTGTAGAATCGTGTCTTTGTGCAAATGGTCCTAATGACTCTGAGACTGACATAATCATATCCGGTGTTACATCTTCAATCTCTGTTTCATTAAAGAATCCTCTCTTCTCAGTTATATTAGGGTTAACAGCTAAGTGTTTAGACACTCCAGATCCTTTAGTATACGGAGATACGTCAGACATTATTCCGTAGAACGATTTATCCCATTCTCTTTTAGGAGCAGTATAAGATCTATCATCGTTTATTCCTAAATGTCCTTTGTTACTAACTGTTAATGTCTTATCTAAGTTCTGTACAGGATTTATCTTATTACTTTCTTCTACATTCGGTAATGTTACTATTTCAGATATAACAGCATCTCTTTCTACAGAGAATACAGCATTTTTACTTCCACGTTTCTTCTTAACAGAATATTCTCCATAAGCGTCTGCTACTTTCTTATATAATATACCCTGTATAACTTCACTATTAGACGGCATTCTTTCATTTTTAAGAGATACTTCACTAATAGTTCTGTCATAATTAAATAATAGGAAATTACAATATATTATAGCTTCTCCCCATGTAGATGGTAATCCCATTTCATCCATTACATCTTTAGTTATTGGATCTATAAATAAATCTTTATAGTTAGCTAAATATAATACTGTATTACTAGATTCTATATTATCTTCTACTATATCCTTTAATATTAAACTATCATACTGAGATAAATCCCAAGAATTCAATATATCTAAAAGAGCTCTATTATGTAGATTATTGTACTTTACATCTAAAGCGAAATTAGAGAACAAGAATTGGTCTCCGTCATCATCATTGTAAATTCTTTTAGGAGCTTTATCTTCTACAAATGGAGTTATGACATATTGTAACTCATATTGATCTCTTAATATATTTAGTATCTCTAATAAGTTTTCTTCATAGTTATGTAATAATATTAATAACAGATCTATCTTTTTACCAAGTAAGAATGCTTTAGGATTTATTAAGTTATCAGAAGCTTTCTTATTTCTTATTTGATTGGTCCAATATTCAGTTACATAGTTATTTAATTTAGCTAATATAAGATCAAATACTGTTAATATATCATATTCCAATTTCAATTCTTCATCATAATAATAGTTATCAGTAGAATTATGGTATATCTCCATTCCATTAATTTTACCTATAAGAGTATCACCTAAAGTAAAGTCTATAAAGTTATCCTTATCTATGGTTATCTTACTTACATATCTAGTAACTTCTAATAATTCTTCACTAAAGTTATTCTTCTCACGATTACTATAGAAAGCTGGAGCGAAATCAAAGTTTATTTTAAGATCATTAAAAGAGAAATGTTTTCTAATATATTTAATAAACTTTTTAATCTTAGCAGTTTTCTTAGTTAAATTTCCAGATCCATAATCTATGAACATCTTATTGTAGTAGGATGTAAATACTACTCTATCTTTAAGTCTTATTATAGGTAAAGCTACTTTCTGTCTTATCATAGCTTTATCAGATCCATTTACATAAAGGTATCTTCCTTCTCTAAGTTCTGGTACTCTTACTGTAAATGTATGTCTTTCTTTAGTAGAATTAGGAGATTCAAATGTATACTGTACAGATTTAACATAAGAGTCAGCTAATTTATCATCTACTTTTTCATTATAATCTGTCATAAATAAAGGAACAGAATTAGTCTCTAAAGATTTACCTATATCTACTCTATCCTTCTTAGCTTGTTTTTGATACTGATTATCATATTCATAAATACGGAATTGGTTAAAATTACCTGTCGTTCCATTATCCACTACCTTTTCTTCTATACCTTCAGCCATATTTTCTATACTAGCTAAAACTTCTACTAAGTTTCTTTCTTCTATTTTGCTTTGTCTAGTTTTAAGTTTATGTCCTCTTATATCTAAAGGTAATGGTTTAGGAGTAGACTTTTCTACTATCTTTTCTACTTGTTTAGCTTGTTCTAAAGATTTATCATTCTTTTTATTCTTTTCTTCTATTTCTCTTTCTATTACTTCTGGATCTGTTACTACCAGATTATCTATTTCTTCACTTTCTAATTTAGTAGTAGATACTTTATCTGTAGCTATATTAACTAAATCTTGATCATCTACTTTAACTTTGGTTTCTTTTGGTTTTTCGTTACTAGCTATTATTTTATTAATCTTCTTTTCATCTAATTCCTTTATAGTATCTGCTTCTGGTTGTATATCTTCTATATCCTCTTCATCTTCTGGATTCTTATCTATTTCTAATCCTAAATACATTCTTCTAAAGTTTTTAAATAATATTTTAATAGTAGCATCTTTATCTAAAGTATTTTCTTTAAAAGAGAATCTAAATGTAGTTCTATGATCTGTAAATAATAATTCAATATTTCTATCTATTAACATTTTAGTGATCTTCTCATAGAAATACTTTAACATAAATAAGAAGCTAATATAAATATTATCAGGCTGTATATCATTAGGCTTAATAGTATTTATACTATTTAATTTAACTAAACATATTTCTGGACAGAAATACAAATACTTATGTTTATGTGGTAAATCCCATGTATCTAAAAAAGCATCCCAGAATGTAAATAAGTTAGCTCTAGTAAATTTAATATTCTTTATCTTATCAAAGAATGCTGTCATATTTATCATAGTATTATAATTCTTAACTCTAGTATTTAATGAAGATGCCTTTAGGTAACCTCTAACATTGGCTTCTTTAGTTTTCTCAGTAGTATTCTTATCTACAAAGGTTATCATTTGTGGTCCTACTTTACATTTCTTTTTCCAAGGGAAATATATAGATTGCATATATTTTATTTTAAAATTACCATGCATACTTTTTATATTATCTGCTACACTGTAAAATACATCAGGATCTTTTATAGGCATAAGAAGACAAACATCTTTAGCTAATGTTGCAGTTTTATATGGATGACAAGGAGCTTTTATTAATTCTCCATTTGGTCTTACATCTAAGAATATCATTCAATTACTTCCTTTCTATTAAGATATTTTATACACGGCTGTTTTCCTATCCTGGAAAAGTTAATTAAAAATAGATACATATTATTAGAGTGATTAAGATATAGAGAGGACAATCCTTATAAACCAATGAGCTCTATATTATAGGAGGATATATTATGTTAAGCTCAGAAAAAATGAAAAAAACAATGAAGTCAGTTTTTGGACATGGGAGAGATAACGTTAATGCGGAATGGTATGAAATGACTGAAGATGAGATGGATTTATTAGAGGAACAGCTGTATGAGTTAATAGATGATTACTTTGATATGTGGGCAAAAAGAGAACGTATAATAGATGAACACGGAAATGATATCATGAAGGAAGATACAGAAGAAGCAGAAGATGTAGTTACAGAAGAAGTTATTGAAGAAGAAGTTGGAAATGAGTTTACAGGAAACGCAGTTATACTAGAAGAAAAACCTGATATTAATGGTAATATTATGAGAAGCGTTAAAGTGGTAAAAATTAGCGAAGACACACTTGATATTACTGAAGAAGAACTTAAAAAGGATTACGATTTTGAAAAGACATCTGGAGACGGACACCAATTAGCTGATGATTATCATACAATGTCTGAGTTATACTTCCATAGAATGCTTCTTTTTGTTACTACATTGAAGTTAGCTAAAGAAAAAGGATACGAACTATATAGATCTAAACTACACCATGATGGTTCCATGTTTGAGGGATACTTCATAGTAGGGGTATTTACACCAGAAGGACAATACGCATACCATTACAATCTAAAATACTGGAATTACTTTAACTTTGTGGACGAATGGGATAGAGGACCTGAATGGGATGGAAGTAAAGCAAATGATTTGCACAGATTACTATCATTGTAAAAATAAAAAAAAGAAGGTATACATCTTAGCCCTACTTCTTTTTTTTCAACTTGTTCTATATAATAAATAAGGAGGTAACATAATGAGATTAGGAAAAGTATTAGTATTCTTTCCAGATGGAAGTTCTAGAGAAACTAAAATAAAAGATAATGAGTTTCAATCATTAGAAGTAGAAGTATTACCAAAGTTATCTGCGTTAATTAAACAAGTTATAAACAGTTACAGACATACTCAGTTATCTGTAGATGATACAGTTAATGTAGAGTCTTTAGCTTATTTAGATGTAACTCAATTAACTTTTAAATTTAATATAAGAGATGACATAAGTCCAGTAGGATCAGATGCTGTATTATACACTGGATGGATAGAGTTATATTTAGATCTTAATGAACAAGGAATGGAACAATATATACTTAACGTAAAGACAGAAGGGCATGTTCATAAAATAACTGTACCTACATTATTTGTAGATGATAAATTCATCGTAAGTTTAAGTAGATTCATGAGTTTCTTAAGGTCTTATAAATTTGATATATCAACATTATAACTTGAGTCCCATTTGGGACTCATTTATTTTTTTTCATATAGAAATACCCGAACAGCTTTTTATTAATTTAATAGAGAGGAGACACTAATGGATAACTTAAAAGGAAAGGCTATAGCTATGAGATATAATAGATCTGTAGATTATTATATACCAAAGGATTTAGGATATACTCTAGGTACAGTATATAAGAATATGCAGATATGGTTAAAGAAAGAATTATCTCATGTAGTTAAATTCAATCACGTTTATATAGATACTACAGTAATGTACGAAAAGGATTTCTTATGGAGTAAAGGACTCATAGCACAAACTAGAAAACCTTGTTTAGCTCTACAGTTCGCTTTAGATTTTACAGAAACTAGAACCCCGTGGGAGCATCCATCGATGAGAAACTTAGAAGCTGCTAAATGGTTACCGGCTAAGGATTTCACTTATGAGATGTTACAATTTGAAGATGATAATGATTTCAGTAATAACTTACAAGTGAGTTTCGGTATGAAAAATATAAAGACTACTCTTAATGTAGGTATAGCTACTACAACTAGAATGGAAGCTACTAATATAATAAATTACTGGAACACTAGACGTACAGATGGATATGGTTATAACATTAACATGGTAGTAGATTTTAAAATACCTCCAGTTATTATAGCTCTTATATGTAAGAAATTCAATGTAGATATGAGTAACCATCACGAGGTATTAAAGTTCTTAAATAAGAATAGTACATTTAATGTATTTTATGGGATGGACGGAAATTATGGGAAGTTCTATTATTTTATAAGATATAAGATGAGTCCTATAATTAGATTAGAAGGAACTACTAATCCACAAGGATATGAAGTATCTGGATTAACACAAGCTAATGTATGGACATTTAATAGACAAGTAGAAATGGATATACAAGTACCATCTATTATAGCTCTTACTAAATATGGAGATCACATAGATTTCGATAGTTTAGAAAATGATATTCAACAATCTTTAGTAGAAGATAAATATGTAACTAATGCTAATGTACAATTAAATGAACGTGTCTTAGAGATAGAGAGAGTCATAGATGAAAAACATGCTATAAAACAAATTGAATTTAGATTTACTGAAGATGATATTATATCTCATGAAGGAACTGATCTTAAAACTACTAATAAGATAGATCTTAAAGATTTTATAAAGGAAGATGAATATATAGAAGAATTCGTTAAATGGGCTTTAGATAATGGATATACTTATTTAGATCTATTTAATTTTAAATTATATAGAATAAAATCTACAGAATATAAAGTAGATCCTAATATGTCAGAAATAGATGTAGCAGATAAATCTGAAGAAGAGATAGAAGATTTATTTGGTAAAGAATATGTATACTATTTAAAAAATATTCATGATATGTATTTTATAGATGTTAATCCAGATATACGTTCTACTTATGTAGGTGTTATATATTGTAATCTTAAAATAGAAAATGAATTTAAAGTAAATTCTAAATACTACAAAGAACATATAGTGAATGATGATTTTGGAATACAAATGGCTGTAGGAGATAAGATATTAAGATCTCATCTAGGAGATACTATACAAACAGATACAGGAATAAAGGAGATAGATCATGATAAACCTTAAGAATAAAAAAGCTTTAAAAAAGATAGTAGATGAAATATATGTTAAAGCAGTAGAAGAATTCGATGAATATTGTAAGAATGTAAAAGGAATTCCGAATGATACTGAAAAGATGTTTATCTATTATAAGTTATTAGATGAATACTTCGAAGGTGTAATTATAGAAGATGTAGATATATCTAATAATGGTTATTATGTGTTCTATATATGTAAGAACGGTGTCGTTGTATCGACTATAGAACATGATGTAGGTAATGATTATACTAACAATCCAGAAGTTTTTTATATATTCAAAAGGATCTTATCTGCTATGGATTTTACTCCATTCTCTCTACAGAAATATACAGAATTATTACCAAACTCAATTCTGCTAAATTAAACATATAGCTATGTAGTAAATCAGTGATTACATACATTTAATTTTATTCCTAATTTAGTTTCCTTCCCCTTTTGGGGAAGGTTTATCTAACGAAGAAGGGAGTCAGGCATTTCTGCCTGACCCAACCTAGAATAAAATTAGTACAAAAAAGATAAAAACTTATAATTAGAAACAGGATGGAATCCAAATTATAAGTGCTTCATGGGACGTGATCATCCATGATACTAATTAGTTGAGAAATTATCTAGTTATACTATATCCTCTAGATAAACTCATTCCTGATAAATTATTAGCTTTTCCCCATCCATATGGGTTTACATTATTAGATACATTTTCATGGAATACTCCTCCTCCTGGTATATTATTAAATAAACCAAGATTATTAGCATCTTCTAAGCTACGAATTTCAGCTCCTCCTTCTTCTGCCTTTTTAACAGCATCAGCAAATGTTTTAGCTCTTATATCTTGTAACTTCTGCATTTCATCATTAGCTTTAGGAATATACTTATCTTTAACCTCTCCTATAGCTTGTTGTATTTTACTATTTAATTTACCTTTTTCTTTATCAACCATTCCTTTTATTTTTCCTAATGGAGTATTATCATATGATTTACTCTTACCTTCTCTACTAGTACAATATAATAATATTATTCTAGTATTACCGTCCATTTCTGATGCCCATTTCTTTACAGTACCTAAATAAGTTTTTTTCTTATAAGATACTTCAACATCATCACTAGGTATTAAAGTTAAGAATGAATTAGGTATTCTTATAATAAAATCTGTAGATGGTTCACTTATCTCTTCAGTCTTTAATAAATAATCATGATTAACATCTTCTACTTTACTATTGAGTGACATAGAATGTGCCGCCATAGATTGTCTTATACCCATTATAGATCCTTTATTCCATCTACTTATTGTAGGATCAGATTCACTGTAATCATTAGGGAATATTATATCAGCATCATATAAGCTCATAGAGACCATCTTTTGACTAGCGACTATAGTTGTCTGCATCATATCATAAAGTGTGTTCTTAGGCTTAATATCAAACTTATATAACCAGTCTACGTCTTCCATATTAAGGTCATTAGGACCGGTTTTATTAATCACATAAAATATACCTCTGTCTACGAATATATTAGGTCCTCCATCATATATACGGAAATTCTTATGTAAGTTTTCTAATAGTTGAGGAAATGTTTGTGGTGTTATAGGAAAATTATCTAACTCTACATCATTCTTAAGAGGTGTTAAAGCTAAAGTACCTCCTTCAAAACATTGATTGAATGCTGCAGTTATCAAAGAACTTAACTTAGCTTCTTTAGGTATTTCATTAAATGTTTTCCCACTATTGTTATCATATAATTCAGATGGTACTACAGTAAACTCTACTTCAACATATTGTGTTTCTGCACCATTACCGGCATCTACTGCTGCATCTATTTCTTTCTGAGTAGGTAATCCTCCTACTATTTTAGCTTTAGCTTTAAAGTCTACTATCTCATCATAATATTTGAAATGAGCTCCTCCATCCATATGGAATCTATAAGCATTCTGTGTATAAGGATATCCGTATCTTCTTTGTATACTAATATCATGTGTACCTTTTTCTAAATTCAATTGTTTAGCTTCTCTCATTGTAAATCTCATAGTAATAACTCTAGTAGGTGTATTAGTATCAATAAAATCATGTAACTCCCAGTAATGTTTAAAAGCTGTAGGATTGAATTTCTGTTTATCTATTTCTACTAATACATAATGCTTTATACTGTTACTAACATAACTAACAGAGTCTCTTCCCTTTCCTATAGTATTAAATCCCATTTTACCCATGAATTTATCTATATTAGATTTTAACTTAGGATTTAACATTACACCAAATGTCTCTGCTAAATTGGATACCTTATCATAGGTATCATATACTGTATCCTGTATTCCTTGAGCTACATTATCTATACTAGTGTTAATTAGATCTCCAAATCCATCTACTAAATCTCCTGTATATTGACCTAAATTATCTAGACTATTTACAGCCATACTATTTTTATTAGCTTTAATATAGTTATACATAGCAGCTAATCTTTTAGTATCTAAGCTATTATTTTGATAATCATTTAATAAGTCACTACAATAAGCTTCGAAACTAGGAGTAGGAAGACTCTCAGCTCCCATACTGTTAATGTATTCATCAGCTAATGTTTGCATAGTAGACTTTCCTCTAATTAAATCATCTATCATCATTGGTGTAGTACCGAATGGTGTATACTGTTGTAAATTAAGCATATCATATAATTGCTCTCTATGTTCTGCTCCAAATACAAACTTCTGACTCCAGTCTATTTTAGATAATGGTTCAAATATCATATCATTCATTTTATCTATACTATTTAATTGATCAACTTTAAGTTTGCTAACTATTTTATCTGCTATTACTTTACTTTGTACTCCTCCTATGATTGTTCCTATTCTACTATTCTTAAGAGCAGTATTAGTTAATCCATCTATATTAGTAAATACTTTATCTAGATATTTTTGTTCTTGTTTTTTTTCACTTATCTTTTGAGCTTCTTGTACGTATCTATTCTTAATGGTATTCTGAGTCCAGCTATCTTCTTTAGTACTTAAGAAATTCTCTTCTGCTAATTTTTTAAATGCAGCCATTCTACCTTGACTATTCTCATCTAGTATACCTAATGATTTCATCTTACTAGTAAAATCACCAAATACTGATGATCTCTGACTACCTTTATTCCATACAAGGGAATTAGTCTTTATACTAGTTATATCACCACTACCATTAGGAGTACTTCCTTTATTTAATATACCTGAACCAGCATTATTAGTACTACTAGCAGCTTTCTTTATTACTTCCATTTTAGCCATTAAAATACCTCCTCTCTATTCATCTGATACACAAAAGTTTCGGTTAAATTTCTATTTCTCATTTTTGGGATTTTAGGGTTTTTTATGATTTCTAAAAAATGGTCATTTTTCGAAAATGCACTCTCACAGTGGTTTTTGCATTTTTACCCCGTAAAATTTTTCAAAATTCACGAAACTGTCTGTAGTTATAACGAAGTGTATATAAATAAAATATTCATATAAAGAATGAATATAATATTTCATATACATTCAATATTATATTCTTCCGTCATGAATATTTTCAGACTGTACTCACATTATAGTAATAATATTCTCATGATGACATTATCTGGTCATCATGCTCCATTATTACCGGTGAGTCGGTCAACCATGGATTGTTATTAGGAAGGGTCGCGTAAGACGATCCCGTGGTGGCCTGGGAACACATCCATGGTCAGACCGTGTAAGAACTTATTATCATGTGAAAAAAAAACATAGTATAAACATACGATTAAAAATTTGGAACTAGAGGGTGTAATTAAGATTTATTCACTGCAAGAAAAATTTTTAATCGGCAATCCCAAATTAGAAGAGTCGAGAAGGAGGTTCCATAACCGACCAGTGTCTGGAGCTTCAATTTGGGATTAGCATAATCTGCTATGAAATCCAAGAACACAATCTGTTTGACGGAAAAAGTTGCAGATTATGTGCCAACATAACTAATGATTGATGATATCTTAGATATTATCGATTATAGCTAGAGTTATGTTGGTCACCCACTCCAGTGTGGAACGAGACGTAGCCACAAAACGGAGTCGAAGGTGAGATACTGGAGTGTATGTTTAGTTTAGATATATAAGAATTCAGACGTTATTTTACGGTGAACCCCTATTCCGAATTCCTAGCTATCGCTGTTCCGTTTTTTTTTAATAATTTAAATAAATTTAGTCTTCCCTTAAGGGAAGACATTTTTCTTTTGCTACTTTTCTTTAATTAGATGTATAAATTTGATAATTTATTAATACTTCAGATAATAGTAAATTTAACTTCAAATTTGAATAGTTATCATAAATTATCAAATTATTTATTTTTTATTTTACATTCATATAATAAGGTAGAAATAAATTTTAATTAAAGTAATTATTTTTATTCTTCATATACTGAATTATTACATAATAAATCTTACTTCATATTATTATATAATACCTTCAGAATAAAAATAAACATATTTCTTTTTCCTATTATAATAACTTCAGATATTGGATTTTAATTTAGTTAAGTGGTTTTTATTCCTACTTTTATATAGAATCATATAAGTAATAAAAACCACGTAGTGTTTTTGATTATTCTTTTAATTTCCATGATGTAAAAAAATAAATTTGTACTAATGACATACAAATTTATTTTTTTTTTATTTTATATATAAATTTTTACAAAATTTATAACTATCTGATATGTGTACTTAATTACTAAATAATGTAATTTGTACTCTCCTTAATAGTTTATTTATTGAATGGGAATTTGTGAAAACAAGCTTTGAATTATATAATTATCTCCATTTTTATATATGCAAATTCCCTTTAATAAATCCTTTTGGATTTATACTAACTTATTAATTAAATATTAATTATAAAAAACCACATCCCTCCCCCCTACCCCCGGCGGCGGCGACCCAAGTTAGTAGGTTAATATAAATCCAAATTTACAGATTACCTTGATATTTGATACGACATATATTAATAATGGACTAGTGAAATTATATTGATTGGAAATAATAAGATCGGCCGAATAAAAAATTACTTATTATATTATGCGTAGAGGATTATTATATATGAAATAGATGATATTGAGAGTGAAGTTTATTAAGGATTTAAAAAAAAAATAAAAAACAAAAATACTCTTTGTTTCTTATAAAAAATTATATTTTATTTAACGTGTAAACGATTGATTTGTTTACTGGTTTAAGTTATAATAGAGATGTATTTATCTTATATAATCTTGGTAGTAGTAATGTATATTTTAATAAAAATATCTTATTTCGTTTTTCTATTATGTTAGCATATTACTATCTTCTTTATTGAGATACTGAGCTTCTTTATATGTGACTAATTAACTTGAGGGTTATTCGCATTGACTCTCAATCTATTTTTATACTGTATTAATAAAGATTCACAATCTTTTGACTAGCTCTTGTAGTGTAGCTAGTATAAATAAGAATGCTACTGGCTGGTACGATTATAATTTTAAAAACGAAACGAAAAAAAATCAATACTTAGTTTATTAACTAATATAACATCTGAATGTAAAAAAAAAAAATAAAGAGTTAACGATCTGAATTTAACTTGATGAACTTTGAATTTTTTCTAATAACAATAGAATTTGATGATAATGAAATTTTCTATTAGGTTGAGACCAATCCAAGGTCAGTATTGGATACATACGAATAGGTATATTAAACAAACAATAGTTTGAAATCACCATAACAAGTTCTCATGAATACGGATACGCCCCCCGTCTCCGATGAGAACTAAACTTCTAAATGTTTTATAATATAATAATAATTTGCTAAAAAAGATTAAGTCCAAGTCAGAGCTCCCCGCCGGGAGCTCGTTTATTTACGCTTTTACTAAACGATAATAAGATATATTAAATTTATAAGGAGGACCATCTATGATAAGAGAAGAAACAAAACAAGAATTAGAAAGATTCAAGAATATTCATGATAATTACTCATTTACTGTATGGTTATATACTCTTAAAAAGAATGATAATGAAGAGTATATGAGAGTATTACAAATATATAAAGATTACGGATTAGAAATATTAGTAGGTATTTAGGAGGGTACAAATGGAGAAGAGTTCTGCTGATAAAATTAAAGAGTTATTTAATCTAGATAGTGTCAGTGATATAGTTTATCATAAAAATGAAAATGGAGACACTGTTGTAGGACAAGATGAAAATGGTAATGATATAATAATGAAAGCTCCTAAGAATTTACCTATGATTGATAGTAGAAGTGGTAATAACTCTGGTATGGAGCAATTACTTAAATTAGATATGGATTTAGTAAAGAAACTAACATCTGATGAATATAAAGAAGAACAGAAACAAAAAGAAAGATTAAAAGATATAGCAGCATTTAATAGAAACCTTTTAAGAGAAGGAATAGACCCAGATAGTGAGATAGGTCAGAATAGACTTAAAATGTATGAGCAAAGTAAGAAGTATATGAAGTTTTCTAAAGTACTTGATTACTATATGAATGATGATGAAATAGAAGAATATAAAGATAAATTGACATTAGAAGAAAGAGAGTATTTATTAGAAAGTAAACGTAAAGGTCTATTTATGACACCTCAAATGATAATAGGTATTAGAGAAGGTCATAAGATGGCAGGAGAAAACTTCCAGTTCTTTGAGATGGAATATAATAAATATTTAGCTACACAAGGTATAGACGTATCTTTAAGAGATGATAGATTAGATGAAAAGTATAAATACAAATTTCTTAAAGATAGAAGACCAGGATTATTTATTATAATAGATGAATGTATATCTTATTTAGAAAGAACTCTATTACAGAAATTAGAAGAAGATGAGAATGTTCCTAAAGACTTTGTAGAATCTTATAGAGATAGTAGAGAAACTAGACTAAATGTAATAGCTAATGGTACACCATATACTATGGAAGATTTTAAGATATTTGCTTATTACTTTGCTACATTTGGAAGACACCAAGAAGATAATGTTTATTTCAATAGAGAATATATAGTTTATGGAACTACTAAGATGGGAGAATACTTAGATAAATTTAAAGAGAGAACAGGATATGAGTTTATAGATGTTTATTATCATTATTATAAGTTAGATGAAGAAAGAGAAGCTAAAGAAGCTAATATAGTAGAAAAGAATGATAATGAAACTATAGGATCAGAAAATATAGATACTGTAGATCTTAAAGATAAAAAAGAAGATACATCTGATGAAAAATTAATAGAAGAATTCATGGATGGAGTAGAATTTTAATTAGGAGGATAAAATGTCAGAAATAACTAAGGATATAGAAGAATTAATCCAGGATGAAGATCATATAGAAGTAAAACCTAATATAGAGATTACAGAAGATCCTGATTTAAATGCTATACAAGAAGATATAGCAAAGGAAATAGAAGAAGAAAAGAATACAGTAGTTCCTGAGAAAACAGAGACTGGAGAAAATATAGCAGATATACCTAATACATTAATACAGACTACAGATGAAAAAGGAATATCTGGTATAACAGATGAAGATGTTATAGATGAGATATTCTATAACGAAGATGATACAGTAGGTGGAGAAGGTATTATATCTGAAAAAGATATAAAAGATGAACAAGGAATCTACACTAGTAAGAATGGTGAGAAATATAGAATAGATACTATAATGAATCCATATGGAGAAGAAGAGTATGTAGTTAAATTTATAAATGATCTTATAGATTCTGAAGATACTAAAATAGAGACTTTTGATTTTAAAGATAAAAGAATGGAAAAAGCATTCTTCTCTCAATTAGAAGGATATGATGATTATATAGAAGAAAATAAAAAAGAAGAATCACTAGCTAGTATGTTATCAGAGATAGCTGAGACTGGTAAATATGTAGATACATGGTTACCTATGACTAATATATTAGTAAGAACATATGAGTTCGAAAATGATGTATTAATATTTAATTCTATATCTCCATTAGAAAATGATCTATCATTTAAAAATCAAATACATCAAAGTGCAACTGTTTCTCAGAGATTTATGGATAAGATAGTACAATATTCTAAAATACTAGGTAAAGATACTAGAAATATGAAATCATCTGATTTAGATAATCTATCTTTTAAAGATGCAGAATTATTGATGCTAAATGTTGCTAAATTATTAGCAACACCTGATAAACCTGAATTAGATAATGAAGGTAATCCAAAACCTATTGTAATAGAAATAGATACTACATGCGATAGTTGTAAACAAGAAAACACATTACAAATAGATTTCGATAAACTTGTTAAAGATGCTTATACAGAAGATATGTTACAATTCTGTAATGAGAACTTCTCTTTAGATGATACAATTGAAGGTAATATAGCAAGAAGTAGATTCTCTAAAATAAGAGGAGCTATGTATAAGAATGAAAAGATGTTTAGAAGAGAAGGAGCTACAGGATCTATAATACTTAGAATTAAAGAACCTAGCTATACTAAATCTAAAAATATAGAGAATAAGATAATGCCTTATATTTTAAATAAATATGAAAAAGATGATTTCTTTGGAGATCTAGTAGGTAATGCTCAATATATTAGTGCACCTATAAAAGGTAAAATAGCTATGATGTACAGATATGCTCTTAATGCTAGTAGTAAAAATAACTTTAATGAATCTACATCTAAAATACTAGACTTTAATAAAGATATTGATACTATGTATAATCTTACTTATATTGATAGATTATTAGCTGCTAAGAAACCTAAAGATGAAGAAAAGTTTAAAGTAATTGAGACTATAGATATATCTAAAATACTAACAGTTGAAAATGAAATAGATGACCCTAATAAAGTAGAAGACACTATAAAGAAATTATTTGATGAGATAGGAAGACTTCCTCAAGAATTAATAAATGATATGAGTGAGAAGATAGCTAAATTAGGAGAAGAAGGAATATTTACATTTAAGAAAGAATTTACTTGTGCAGTTAAGAAATGTTCTCATAAACAAGTAAAAGAAATATCTGCAATAGAACTAGTTTTTTCCACACTCCAGATACATATAAGCAGACGTTAACTTCCAAGTATCTGGAGTTATTTATACAGATGGATGAACTTAATATCAAAGGATCTATATCCTTTGATCAATTCAAACAATTTCCTAGATCATTCAGATATGCTTTAGTAGAGAAGTATAAGATAATGAGACCTAGAGGAAGTGAACAAGCTGGATTAGAAGATGCTATAAAAAATGGATTATTATAAACTGGTACCCATTTAGGGTACCAGTTATATTATTCGTAGAATTTCTTTTTATTAATTTTGATAGATGCTCTAAGTAATGATTGACCATTTACTAATGATACGGTTCCTTCTCCTTTGAAGTTTATCTCATATAATAAAGAATTATTATCAGTATTATATTCCATAGATATTTCTGGATTATATTCCTTTAAAATAGATGATAATGCTATCTCTACGTGATTCTTTATATGTAATAATACATCGTAACTATCTAAAGCGTGTTTAAATCTTTCTAAATCTATAAATAGATTAGGAACTTGTGGTAATAAACTTTCTCTACAATATATACTTCTTAATGCATACTGTATAGCAGCATCAACATATGTTTCCACTTTTTGTTTATTGTATATATTATATTCTGGTACATAGTCTATGTATTGTCCATATCCTTCCATATTAATTAACCTCCTTGTATTAATAAATATAAAGTTTTCATATACATATATCATTATAGTGTATAAAAAAAAATAAAATTTAAGGAGATGATTATTTATGGAAAAGATAATATCTATGAAAGCTTTAATAGAAGATGGAGTAGAAAAGTTGGAGTTTATCACTACAGTATATAAACTCAGAAAAGATAAAAAGGTTCTTCTAGAATTCTATGTAACTGATAATGATTTAATACATACAAAGGTAGCTAATGTTATCGATAGAGATACACCTCATATAGATTTACTAGATGAGATAAAAAAAAATACTTGATATATCTATGAATCTTAATGGAAATGTATTAGTAGACAGAGTTATACATAATAATCTTTTCTCTAAACTAATAAGAGATGAACTCATACCAAAAAGACCATTAAGTCCTGAAGGTTTTTATTTCTATGTCGATAATCTTCATTTTAGAGAATCTTTTTATGATGCTTTCTATGTTGAATCTGATAAAGGATTAAAAGGTGTAGAGTTTGAATTCCCATCAGGAAGAAAACAAATCATAGTACTAACTAGTAAAACTTGTTCAACAAAGGAAGATAAAATATTTTACTTTGAAAGATCTAGATAATTTGAAAAAATCTACTTATATAATATATAAGTAGATATTAAATTTAATAATGAAAACTTGGGAAGAACAAAGTTCTTTTAAAATTCTAAGACCCAAGTTATAGGAGGTATATCATGTTAAAACAAAAACACTTTTTCAATGGAGCAGTTCATATTCTATTAGGACCAAACAGAATTGGAATGGAAGGAAAGACAGTAATAAATGTGAACAAAATAATTGAAGGACCCAATGAAGATAGTTCATTCGTAGATATTATACATATACTGGATAACAATTATGAAATTGTGAGAGTAGGATCAATAATCGTACCAGAAACTATGAGTTCCAATATTGATAAATTAATAGAGTCATTCACTGTGTTCTTCGATGATTTTCAAAATTGTCACTACAATATGCCTGTATTTAAGGATCTAATCAGAACCATGGTTATTGATGAAAAATGGCATGAGTCAAATAGTCTACTCTATAGATTATTCAATGGTCTCATGGATGAGGATAAATTCGAAAACGAAGACGAATTTATCAAGATAAGATACTACGGTCCTAGATACGACAGTGACGGAGATCATATCTATAACGCATCATATGAATATCACCTATATAGAGATCATATAGATTATATTGAAAAAGAAGAAGATTATCTAGGATCTGAAGAAATGGACGAAGATCAGTTCTATGATGACGATGATGATCTTGAAGAAGAAGATGAAGTTGTAGAAGAAGTAGTCACTGAAGATTATAAAGGAGAAGAACATTTCTCTGAATATTCTGAAATATATAAGAAAGGAGAATTTGACAAGAGTAAAGTAGATCTTAGTTTATTCCCATTCGGTTATGTAATTGATAATACCGATGAAGAGTATACTAAATTACATATGATTACTCCTATAGATTCTGAACAAGCTTTACAACAAGTAAAGACTACAGTTGCTAATATAGAATTGGATTATAAACCTACTACAACTGAATGGAATACTAATCCAAAACTTTTAGAGTTATACGAAGAAATGAAAAAGTATAACTTGGAAGAAGTAGAGGGAGACAATTCTTGGTTTCATGATAAAAAGAGAACTATAGCTGAGTCTGAATACTTAAAAGCTCTAATGGTTCAAGTTCTAGAAACTATAGGATTGGAACAAGATTATGCTACTAAATTTTGGAAGCTAAGAGAACAAAATTAAGATAACTCCTTCGGGAGTTATTTTTTTTCATAAATAGGAGGTAAAATGGCTAGAACATATAAGAGTCCTTTTGAGGATAAAACATTTAAAAGTGTAGATGAGTTAGAAAGACATACTAAGAAATACCATAGTGATAAAATACCAGCAGAATACCATGGTGATATAGATCATTATCTATTCGATCATCGTAATGGATTTAAAGGTGGTAGATGTCAAGTATGTGGAGCTCCTACAAAGTGGGATCCTAAGACTAAAAGATACGAAGTATTATGTGAACCTATATCTGTTAGGAAAGTAATAAATGATCCTTATCGTACTTTAAAGACGTATGTAGATAACAAAGGTAATGATTGTAAAACTATAGCTAGAAAGAATTACTTAGAAAATATAGAAAGACGTAGAGGTACATCTAATCTTATGGCTGATGAAGAATACCAGAAGATGCTATTAGAGAGTAAGGGTAAGAAAGTAAGATATAAAGATAAAGAAATGATTGTAGTAGGATCTTATGAGGTATTATTTGTACAAGAATGTAATAAGATATTAATTAAGAATGATGATTTAGAATCCCCGGGACCTACTATACCATACTATAATCCTATAAAGAAGAAAGATACTTACACTATATGGGATTTCTATATAAAGAGTATAGATGCTATAATATCTATTAAAGATGAAGGATTTAATAAAATGACTAAAGCTGTAGAAGAAAAAAGAATAGTAGATACAGCTAAATTTAAAAAAGGTTTAGATACTAAATATAAATGTGTAATAGAGTTAAATGGTAAAGATGAAATTAGAGATTTTAAGAGAATATACAATGAAGCTAAAGAATATATAGAAGAAGAAAAGAGATATATTAAATATCCTAATTATTATAAAGAATATGAAAATAAAATATAGTACAACATATACGTATGGAAGAGATTCCAATTTGGGTTATAATGAATAAAGTCCTTTCTGGTTTATTCGATGTTTTGAGATATTTTTCATATTATTTGATTGGATGTGACAATTTCACCTGCAAGGAATTGTAGAGCATCTCCTTTAGTAAATTGGTTTTATAAAGAGTATACCTCCTCGTAAAAGTGTATACTGTGTTATCAATTTTGAATGTTATGTTTTCCTGCCCATTCAGGGGCAGGTTTTTCTTCTGCTGTTTTTATTTTTACATACTTATATATCATTATAGTGATTGTAATCGTAAATAGTGAAATTTTTATAACTAGTACACTATTAGGGATATATCCCGGATTATAATCTAAAAAAAAACTAAGCTTAGGAGGAAAAGTATTATGAAACAAAATCAAGGCTTTGATTACAAAGCTATGGTTGAAAGACCAATGTCAGCGGAAGGGAAATTAAAATATGGAACTTTCGTTAATCAGTATGAAGCTGATATATTGAAAGGAGCAGATCTAGGTATTATACCTATATTAGATCGTGCTAACTCTAACAATGTTATAGGATGGAAACTTAATGTAGATCCAGAAACTACAAAAGTTAATTCCAACCACGAAGAAGTTTTTGACTTCGGTCCATTTGGACAATTAAGATTCCCATTAGTTAAATGCACTAATAAAAGAATAACAGCTAATGGAAAAGAAAAAATTGAAACGTCTTATTCGATGAAGGAGACAGATACTCTTATTGCTGTAAGAGCTTTACAAGCTTGGGCTAAGTTATCTAAACTTATGCATAAGTTCTTAGAACCTCAAACTTTAACTCTTTCTAAAGAGTTCAGAAACAGAGGGGAAATTATGAGAGATAATACAGGAAGTGCTCTTGTAGGTTATAAATACTTAGAAGAATACTATGGATTATCAAGTTCTCAAAATCAAAATGATATGAAGAAAGCATTAGAGTTATCTGATGTTAAGAGATTTACTCACGGTAACCTTGCATATTATTTTGACACTAAATTAAAATTATACAATGATCTAATGGAAATCTTGAAGAATAATGAATTTTCAAGATTAGGCATGGATCCAACAGCTGTAGACTCTTTAGTAGGAACTGAAGATTTCCAAGTAGCTGGAGATTCCTCAGTATATGATATGAAAGGTGGAGTATATCAAGGAATAACTGGTGGATTCAATCCAATGGCTCAAAGAGCCAATGGTATGAAACCAATGTTGGAAAACTTTATAGCTAATGGAAATGGAAACTTTAATAATCCTATGACTATGCAGAATCCTACAATAAGTCAACCAGTACCAGCAACAGCAGGTGGAAAGATCCCAGTTAAAAAATAATAAATAGGCTCCCCTTGGTGGGAGTCATTTTTTTTATATAAATAGGAGGAGATAGATATGTTTAAACAAGATATTTTTAATCTAGAAATAGATGAAGACAAATTAGTTCCTGAAAGCGTACTTAGATTAGGAAATGCTTTAGGAAATATAAAAGGAAAATATGAAGGACTACTAAATATTGTAGCTTCGGTATTAGAGATAAACACAGTTATACCTAGTGAAAATGACACTAATTCAGTTGAGATAGAAAGTAAAACTAAAGTATTAGGAGAAGTACTAATGTCTATTACACAACATGAAACTGCTGGTATAAAATATATCCTAGTAGATGGATCGAGAGAAGTTATATTCTATGATAAATACGCTTTAGCAGGACATCTGTTGTATTTATTTGAATGTAGAAAACTTGATAATGATGAAGAAGTTATTTCTCCTATAAATATAAGTATAGTATCGATAGAATTAGATTAATTTAATAATGTCTCCCTATATGGGAGACTTTTTTTTATTTAACGTTAAAATATTCTACTTATATAATATATAAGTAGATAAGATATGGATGAGACAATCTCTATAAACCAACGTGGTCCATATCAATAGGAGATAAAAATGAAAATACAAAGAAAAATAAAAGAGTTATTAAAAGAAAAAAATATAGGATTATGGAATCCATGCTACTTTTTAAATTTAAAGGATGCAAAACTTACGTGGGAAGAGAAGAAAGCTCTTCTCCATATATTTGAAATAATAGCAGCTAATGCTTCCCCATCAACTAATATCTGCTCTGGTATTCAGTTTGACCTGGATACTCCAGGAGAAGTCGAGTACTTTTCACTGGGGTTCAGACCAGAGGGATACAATCCTGATGACTGGAATGACTACGAAGACTTGTATATCTTCAATTATTATTTGGATGATAGATCCGATAAATATTACATTGAGGACCTGTCGAAAAGATACGGTGCTCACTGGGGTAGTTTTAAAGCAGGTTTAAGAGGATGGTATGACCATCTTCTTAAAATAGGTAGAGAAACAAGAATCCCTACAAGTTATAAGTCGGTGGCTGTATAGCCACCTTCTTTTTTTTCGTTAATAAATTACATAAACAGACCTTTATTAAATTCCCAAGAAAGGAGTTACAATGACTATTAGAGAATTCATCAATAAAACTAAGTCTAAAAACAGAGATGCTGAAGTACGTAAATTTATTAATGATTATTATAAAAATAATGTAGAAGCATTAACTGATGGTATAGTTTATAATTACATAATAATAGGAAATACTGTATCTGAAAGAATGTTACAACCTTATGACATGGATATGAACGAATTTAAATCTTTCCAGAAGGTAAATCCTATTCTTAAGATGGGACATAAGGTGGTTAATAACCCACTTAAGTTAGGACTTATTACTTCTTATTATGATACTAAGGATAAGACGTTCTTAGATATGATAGGTCTTATAGAAGCAGGAAGTAAGTTCTATAAATACTTCCAACATGGAGTATCTTCTCCAGAAAAGATGAAATATGTTATAGAAAATAAATTATCTAATAAATATCTCATTAAGAAACATGGATCCATGTTTGTAGTTATACAAGAACAAATCCAAACTATGTTAGATAGTCCAGCTCTTAAAGAAAGATTTAAGAGAATGAATGATCAAGATATACATTATATTATTAATAGAATATCTACTACTATCAATAGTACTTATAAAGAGATAAGTAAAGTCTATTATAAATATATAGATGAAGAAGTAGCATCTACAGTAATGACTCAATCTGAGTTAAACTTAGATGGTAGTAAAACATCTCTTTCTAATAATAGTATAGATGTAGATAACCTAAAGAACTTGGTAATAAATTATATGCCTACTAATTTAGATTATGAAGTTCTTAATGTATGTAAGATTAAATCACCTATTAAGAAATTTGTAATGAAGAAAGTAATATTAGATAGAGAAAAGAAATACTTCTCTAGATTTGGTATTAAGTTTATAGATTATTATGTGTATAAATATAATTCTGATATAGTTAGTATGAAAAAAGATTTTATACCTAAATTATTATCTGCCAGATTAAATGATCCTGAAGTTAATAAACTGATAGAAGAGATTAGTAAAGATATAAGAGCTTATGCTGAACAATATGGACAAACATCTGGTGAGTATGAAGGATTAAATACTAATGCTGGTATATATGCTTTCTACAATGAGATAAAAGCTTATATAATTATTAAGATAAGAAAACTAATGAACGAAATAGATTAACCTCCTAACCTATGAAACCGAGATAAATTTTATTGGAGTATATATTATATAATCGATAATGATATTCAAGATTATCAATTAAAAGTATTCTCTACCATTCGGAGGATACTTATATCCAATATAAAATAAGGAGGAATCAAAATGAATGAAAAAAATAAATAAAATTCAAGCTTTACTAGCTGAGCTTGAATCTGAAATGGAAGCTAGTAAGAAAGAGGAAACTAGAGTAGATGAAAACGACGCTACTCTAGCTATTCTAATAAAAAGATCTGGAGTAGCCGACCAGATCTTAACAACTATGGAAAGAGCTAATGTAGCTCAATCTATAGTTGGGGAATATTCTACTGCCCTAGAAAGAGTAGAGAAAATAATGGGAATGAAAATGTTCCCAGAAGAAATCAAAAAGAACACGTATATGTTCTTTAAAGAGAGAAAGTCTCCTCTCTCAGATAAGGAGATAGAATTACTTACTATGATGGGAGATTTCACAATCCCTGAAATAGGAAGTAAATTTGAAAAAGGAGTTATGCAGGACTCCTTAAAACCTGCTGATTTCAGTAATGGAACAGTGGAAAAAGTGCTGTGTCCACAGCTGAAGTCAAAAAACTATTGCTTCAAAGCAGTAGTTGTAAGAAGAAAGTAGTCTGGCTAACTACTTTTCTTTTTTTCATAAGAAAGGAGATATCTGATGAGTATTAAAACTGATGTGTTAAAATATATAGAAGACAAACTTGCTACTGTATCTCCTAATACTGTAAATATTTATAAAGAGAGATTTGCTAATATGAGTGATAAACAAGTACAAGATTATATAAATAAATATGGTATTAGAATAATACAAGTAGACGAGATACCACAAAAGGAAATAGATAAGTTAAAAGATAAACTTAAACTTACAATAGAAGAAAGATTAGTAGCTCCATATCAGAAGATAACTTCTGAGCAGACATGTATGATATTCCCAATACAGATTAGAAGATTACAACAGCTATCTTCTAAAGAATCACATTCTACTATGGATGCTAATGTAAGAAATAAAGTTAACCAATCTACTAGAGAAAGTAGAACTGGACAATTATCTGATGCAGAAGTAGCACAGATGGTATCAGTTGGGTTAGATCATACATTGAATGAATTATTATCTCCTCGTAGTGATAACTTACAATCTAAAAGAGAAATGAATGAAATGATTAAGAAAGATCTAACATTTGAGATGGATAAGATATCTAAGAATGAAGAAGGTAAATCTACTATTAAATATATTAACTCCCTATATTTAGGGATGAACTTAGCAACTGATCTAGTTGATAACATTGATGAAATAAGTTAGGAGGTTATTAGAACATGTATAAAAGAAAACATACAGAATTAGACAGAAGAAAGATAGTTATTTATATAGAGGATGATAATTATGAATGTAGATTAATTAGAAGATGGTTAAATTATATAGCAGAACATATAGTAGAATACAGAGAACCAGATTCTAAAACTATAGCCTTTAAATCTAAAAATAGAAAGTTCAATAGATTCCCTATTCTATATATAGAAGAACATTATAAAGACGGGTATACTGAAAAAGGTTATATAGCATCTGGTGCTAGACCTATAGCAGAATATTTAATAAAAATATAATTGTATATTATTAAAGTGATTTCGACGTAGAAGTGTTACAAACCTTCTTTCTATTCTACGTCTCTAATCATATTCTTTCTAAATGAGTTAATATCCCCACTCCGAATTGGAGTGGGGAATTACTTTAATCTTCGTAACATAGTCAATTTTTCTTTTGTATTTCCCTAACTTTCAATATATTTTCCATAGGAGGTGTAAGAAAATTGGCTAAAGGAAATTTATCATTTGTTAAAAATGAAAAAGAACACCGTGAAATGTATCGTTCATCATTTAGAAATATTGATACTGATTTAGGATTCTATAACTATTCTGATAAAGGAGAGTTATTAGCAAAGAATTTAGGATTCATATCAGGATCAAAAGTTCTATTTACTGGTGAATCATACTCAGGTAAATCTACATTATGTTGTAATATTGTCTCAGATCTTATGAGACCGTTCGTTAAGAACGGAGATCCAATAATATTACATATAGTAGATACTGAAAGAGGTGTTAATCAAAGTAGATTTAGACACTTATCTAAATTTACCGATCAACAACTGAATGATTACGTAGTCTTTCATGATGATATATCTCTAGATAATCTAAAAGCTATAATAGATTATGATATAACGGTTAAGAGAGATAAGACTTATGTAAAACGAAAGACTAAGAATACATTTGGTGAAGAAATAGAAATCTATTATCCTACATTCATTATAGTCGATGCTATGTCTGAGATGGTTAGTAGAGATGCATTAGAAATAGGAGCAAAAGACCATAAAGCATTCTCAGCAAAGAAAGGTCTAGATATGCATATATTTTGGCAGAAATATACATCATACTTTGCTCAATATAATATAAACATCTTTATGACAGCTCATATAGCTGATGACATACAAATGAATGCTATGCCTGGTCAACATCTAGCAAAGAAGTTCACAGGTAGAGGAATGGCATCAGATAAGAAAGTTTCAGGAGGAAAGAATTTAACGTTCCAATCAGATATACAGATGCATCTAAATAAATTTATTGTATATAGTGATAAAACTGCAGAAAGTAAATCACTAGATTGGTTAGGTTCAGCACATATAGTAGAAGCTAGTTTCCAAAAGACTAGACAGAATAAACCTAATATTCCTTTTACACTTGTGCTCGATGGAGAATTCGGATATAATCCAATGAAATCATTCTTATGTGAATGTGTTATGACAGGAGTAATAGAAACAGTTGGAGGATTTAGACAATTAGAAGGATGGGATAAGAAATTCCGTGCTTCTGAATTAATAGATCTATTCCAGACAGAACCAAAGTTTAGAGAGTTACTATACAAAAAATACGAAGAGAGTAAAAAAGACATTTTAGAATCTATGAAAAGAGACGAGGAGCAACTTAAGAGGGTGAATGACATTTTAGATTTTATGTACGAATAAGAAAAGGAGATGTAACATCATGAGAAAAAGGAAGACCCAAATTAGAAGAATACCACACTCCGACCGTATTGTGGAGAAGGAAGAGCAATTACCTATAGATATAGATGATAATTCTCTTTCTAAATACGTCGATATATCACAATTAATTCCTTATGGAGAAAAGAACTCTGTAGCTAGGGGAGAACTATTTTACGCAGGTATTAAAAATAGTGTGTTCCCAGCAGTTAACGGTGAGAGACCTATCGTCGATACTATATTTACAAAAGATATTATTAGATCCTCATTTAATGCTAAGAGTAAATCATCTGTAAGACTTCTTAATAAGATAGATAAAGTAATAAATAATTATGTATGTGAGACTACATATATTTATGAAGAATATATCGAAAGAGATGGATTAATTGTACCAGTAATACAAATTGAGACTGTACCTAGATATACCACATTTTATAAATTTGGTTACAAGACTAAATCTCAATTTGAAGATATGAATGTAGGAGAAGAGTCAGAGGATCAAATATATACTTCTCATTTAGAAAACTTAGATCCTGATGATGGAGGAATGGCTTTTGGAATGAATGTTAATTGTATCTTTAATATATCTCGAGATGTAGGAGAAGATGCTATAATAATAACCGAAAGATTAGCTAATAAATTCAGATTTAATTATATGGATGATGTAGAGTTCTTCTTATCTCCTAACGATCAAATACTTAAGAATGTGTATGGTGATAATCATACATATAAACCTTTCCCTTTACCTGGGGAATATATTGATGAACATGGAATAGTTTGTTCTATATCTAAGATAGAGAAGAATATTCTCTGTATATCTGATGATATAGAAAAATCAGACGAGACATTCTATGTTCATAGTGGAGGATTAATATATGATGTAGAGGTATATTGTAATAGAGATGATATAGTTAAGCAAGAGCCGTACTTATATGAATTGTATAATGCACAAAGGATCTATATACAAAATATAGTATTAGCTCTTAATGAACTAGATGATAGCTATTTCCATCCTAATACATTATATAGGAGAAACAAATATAGAGCTGCTCTTACTAGGGAATTAAGAAAAGATAAGACAGATCTTAAGAACAGAATTACTGTTAAGATTAAAATAGCTAATGAATCTCCATTGATGGTAGGTAGTAAGATAACTAACAGACATGGAGCTAAAGGAGTTACAGGACAGATTGTACCAGACGGTACTATTATGGCAGAAGATGGTACACAAATAGATATGATGGTAAACGCATCATCTAATATTAATAGAGAAAACATTGGTCAGATGTTTGAAAAAGATATAAATGGATTAAATGTCTTCTTAAGAAAATATTTAAATGAATCTGATGATTCAATAGAAGTTAAATTTAATAATATTATTAAATGGGTTGATCTGGTAAATCAACCTATACTAGTGGACGCACTAAAACAATTTAAGAAAGGTGACATAGTAGAATTATATAAGAGAGATGATATAAGAGTAAAGCATGATCCATATGGTGGAGAAATGGATTTTAGAAGATTCATTGAACTTACTAGATTTACTATGACATTATATGATGTTAAACCATTTACAATCTATTATGAAGGAAAACCAATGAGTAGTAAACACTATTATGGAAAGATGTTTATGTTCTTATTAGAGAATGGTCCATTCTATGATACTTCTATAAGTACAGATGAGATAATAACATCTAAAGGAAGTCAAGCAAAGAAAGGAAACTCTAAAAAGAAACATCATTCCAAACTAGGTACAACATCTGCTAAGAATAGTAACTTATCTACAGCGATAATAATTAACAGTATAACTAATAAAGATAAAAATCTACTAGGAGAGAATACATCACCTATTCATAATTATATGACTGCAATTGGTATGGAGTTTGCTTCTATACCTAAGGAGGATAACGATGGTTAATATAATAGTGGAAAATGGACAGATAGTATCTCCTAATAAAGATACTTATATCTTTAATACATGTAATAAAGATTTTGGTCTAATTAAACAATATACACTCGTAGTCGATAACGGACAAGAGTACCTTGTGGATCAAAATAAATATCAACAACCTGAGGAACAATATAAACTAAGTAACTACATAGTAGCTAACAATATGGATGGTAATGCATTGTTCGCAACTTTAATGAATGTAGAAGATGAAGAGAGAGATTCTAATTTTATACTTACAGAAGATATACCTATAACAGATAATATGCATCTGTACAATAAATATCTCTTATCATATGTTAAGACATATCCATATATAGGAGCTACAAATACAAGACAATTAAAGAGTATTCTAAAGATGTTAGCAACTGAACCAGAGAAACCATTAACCCATCTAAAGACAGAACAGTTGTTTCAACATATAGGATGTACATATGAAGATTTCTTTAATTGGATAATAGATAAAAAACAAAAAATAACTGGAGGAGAATAATATGAAAACATTAGACAAAAAACACATTAGAATGAGTAATAAAGAAGGTAAATTCGAATTTGAATATGATGAAAGAATGAGTTATGATTACTCATTCTTTGACACTGAAGAAATGTTCAATACTAAGACTAAAGAAAGATTAAGATATATAGATTTAACAGTTAAAATGGATGAGAAGACAGGAAGTATCTATTTCTATCCTGTAGAGCTTGAAGGTTCTAATAGAAGAATAGAAGACTACAATATCGTGAACTGGTTCTCATTATCTGATCCAGAAGTAAGAAATGTATTAGACAATAATATGCTTTCTGATAAAGTATCTCAAACAATAGATTTCGTAGGAGATATTTTATCTACAACTGGATCATTATTGGATACTATGAATAAAGAATATGCAAGATTGAGTCAAAAATATGCTACAACATTTAATAAGGAAGTTACTCCTGTTACAGATAACAATCAGTCATTTGCAAATATTAATGGTGTCCAAATACCCATAAAAAAATAGGAGGAAAATATAATGGACATAAATACAATTAAGACCAACGGAACTAAGTTGGATTTAGACTGGTACTTATATAACGGAGAATATTATTTTATACCAGATGATGAAATTAAGTACAAAACTACAGACGTGATAATAAACTCAAATGCAGGATTCTTCTCGTTTCCATTGAGTAGTCCTTATGGAGCATGTTATTTTATAAGAGGATTCTTAAAGATAGCTTTAGGAACTGATTATAGAACTATACAGGCATTTAATGACGGATACTACATGAGACCTTTCAACAATGGGAAAGGTTCTGTATTATGTTATGTAGGACTAGGAGATAACTATCCAAGTAGTGATACGGTCTTCTTCACAGAAGATGGAACGATCTATAGACTAACTAACAACCTGTTCGTTTCAGTTTCAGGAGGTGTCCATTATTTAATAAATGTTAATAATAATGGAGAGGTAGTAAATGAACCTTATCCTGCAGGTACAGAAGAAGTGTATATAAGAGGAGAAAAATTATACACTAGAATATATGGTGTAGAAACACCATTAGCGGAAGAACTTAACAATCGATATTTATAAATTATAAGTCTGATACAAATATCAAAAGGGTGTTCATAGTATGAACACCCCTTGATGTATTATATCAATATTGAAGGGAGTGAGTGTCAGTCTTATAAGTAACAGAAACACAATATATTTTAAATAATTTAGAGGAGGAATTACAATGGGATTTTTAGACTTTAATAATATGAACAATAACTTTGGAGGAGGAAATGGAGGATTTGGTAATTTTGGAGGTAATAATAACTTCCAACAACCATCAGTTGTAAGAATACAACCCTTTACTTACAATCATGATGCTAATAATGAAAAACTATATGTAGATGCAATCAATATGTTGATGAGTACTAAACTTAACGATGTCGCAGATAACCATGTCAGAGTCAATAATGCATACAAGTGTACTATGAGAGGAGTAGATCTATCGTTAACATTTGAATTGAACTTTGATGCTACTTATAGAGCATTACAGATGTTCGTATACTCTAGTGATTTAACTAGAGGTAACTTCGGTGATATTATAGATCAATCATTCTTCGATAGAGAAGCTACTATCACTTCATTCATCTATAATATGATTAAGAGAACATCTAACATGTCTCTTAGATTAAGTGGGAGTAACTCAGCTATGGTTGCTCAGTTATTCCAAAGTTTCATGGATGAGTTGAGTAAATTTGGTACAGCTGTAGGTAATTATATTGCTCAATATATTCAAACAGACAATATGGGTAATATCATTGTCCCTACAGAATTAAACTATATAATTCAACAAGGATTCCAATTTGCTGGAATAGTTATAGCACCAACTGTAACTAACCAAGGAATACAATTCAATTATACATTTAGTGAAGCTTTCACTAATTCTCAGAAACAAGACCAACGTTACTTTAAGTAGTAACGTTTTACACCGTGCCTTAATTGGCACGGTAATATTTTTTTATCCAAACTTTTTATTATAAGGAGGTAAGAAATATGTATAGTTTTATAATTTCGTTAATATGTACTACTTTCTTGATACTTGATTATATATTAGCTGGAATATGGATGATATCTGAGATATTACTTTATAAGAAAATTAGTAAAGATGATAAAGATGCTCTTACTAGTAATACTAGATATCCATTAGTATTCACTATAATAATACTTTTATCTATTATAGTAACAATAGCTATTAAAGGTAATCTTGGATATGATGAGAAATTGGCAGCATACCTAACACTAACTGCGGCAGCCTTAGGCTCATCAATAGTATTTAATGCCCGAGACTTATAGAGGAGGATAAAATGGAAGAACTATTATCAGAGTTAGAGGAACTCAATAAATTAAATGATTACTGTTATCTTAAATCACAAGATGGAGGTTTAGAACATTTTGTGGTTGTTAATATTGTAGAAGAACACGATGATGTCTTATATGATATTTACAATGATGATAGAATTCAAAGTATAGTAAAACATTTAGACAAGTTAGGAGTAGTATACTGGTATAAAAATGTATTAGACAACTGTATAGGATTAGCATTTATACCAGGAGAGAAATTACTACCTAAAATCTTAGAAAGGTTGGAATATGATTACTAGATTTATTTCTAAAGGGTTAATTGGTATTCCAGATGTTGATATAACTCTAAATGATGAGAAGATAATCCTTATACAAGGTCCTAATGGGAGTGGTAAGACTTCTTTACTTAAACAGATTACCCATCCATTAGCTTCTCATAATAGATTTATTAAACTTAAATCTGGTTACAAAGAAGGTTCTTCCATTATGTATCTAAAGTATAAAGGGAAAGAATATAAGGTAGAGCATGTATACACTCGTAATAAGAAGAATGTAACTACTCTATCTTATTTATTCTTAAAGTTAGACAATGGGAATTGGGAAAATTTAACTGATACAGGATTACAGGGAGACTTTAAAAAGAAAATAGCTTTACACTTAGATTATAATGATTATCTTTATGATATACTTAATATAGGTATAGAGAATAAAGGTATTATAGATATGACTAATACTAATAGATTAGATTATCTTAAGAAAGTATTTGATATGGATATATTAACTACCATAAAGGATAATACATTAAATACATTTAATGAATCTTCTTCTAAAATTAAATTCATACAAAATAAATTAAATGAATATGATAATTTAGAAATAATGAGTAATACAGCTAAGGAATATAAGACTAATATATTACTCAATGAGAAGAAGATATCTAATATAGAACAAGAATTAGTTTTATTAAATGTATCTTTATTAGATAAAGATCTAATCATTAATCTACAAAATAAAGTAAAAGATATTAAAGAAGAAATAAGAGTTATAAATAAATTAAAAGATATTGATATAATAGAACCTACTGATACATATCTACAAGTATTTAATAGAGTTAAAGCAGACATAGCTGTGAATGATAGATTAATAGAAGATAAGAATAATCAGATATCTAACATTAATGAAGAATTACTTAATATTGATACAGTAGATATTAAATCTTTAGAAGAAGAGATAAATATATTAAAGGAACAGAGAGATTCTATTAAAGATAAGTATAGTAAAAACATATCATTTCCTATAATGGAATATACTAGTGATAACTTAGAATTACTTAATAACTTTAAATACTATTTAGAGAATGTGGAAGAGTTTATACAGACTGTAGAAAATACTACATATACTCTAGATGAGATATTTTCTAAGAAGTACTATGATAACTATAAAGAGATAATTAACTCTTTTAATGATAAAGAAAAAGACATAGATAAAGAGAAAGAAGAATTACATAAATTGATACATGAAATGGAAGCTCTTGATATATCGTATAATATTATCGAAATAGGAAATCATAGTAGTGAAGATGATTGTTTACCTACATGTCCATTTAGAGGAGAGTATAAGAAGCAATTATCTAATTTAGATATACTTAATAGATATAAAGAGTTAAAGAAAGAAAAAGAGGATAAGATAAGAAGACTATCTGATAAATTAGATTATGAGAAAGATTTAATAGACCTATTAGGTAGATTCATGTCTATAAGAAAACCTGATGTACAAGAACAATTAGACTTTTATTCTTATTCTGATATTAGAGAATTATTATTAAAAAATAGATTATTAGATTTAGTTAATAATGTAGTAGATAACATATTCTATTTAAAGGATATGAACAGAGTATATGTAATAGATAAAGATATACTACAAAAAGAAGAATTAAAATCTACAAAAACAGAAGGATCTGAAAAGAGAATACAGACCTTAAAAAATGAATTAAATAATCTAGAAAATGATATCAAGGATATAAATGAAAAGAATAAAGAAGTTATGAACAATTATAGAAAATTGAATATAGATGTTCCTTCTAATATTATAAAATTAGAAAGAATGAAATACGACGATTATATTAGAAGACAGGATCAGGAGTATATAAAGCTTATAGAAGATATAGAAAAGTATGATAAGACAACTGAGATAGTTAATGAGAAGAAAGAGGAATTAAAAAACATCAAAGAAGAACAGGAAGATTTGAAAGAAAAACAAATGAATCTAATAACAGATCTTAAAAATATAAAGAACTTATCTAATGAATTAGAAGAAGAAATAAAGTGGAATGAAAAAGTTAAAGTAGTTAAAAATGTAGTATCTTTAGATCTACCAGCTAGAACTTTTGAAGGTTATCTATTTGAAGTATCTAAGAAAGTTAATGAGTTATTAGACGGATTTATGACTATTAGATTTAATGTAACAGATGGTGTAGATATACTATGTAATAGAGAATCTATCGAGCGTTATTCTAATGACTTATCTCAAGGAGAAAAGAGTATGTTATCTATAGCTCTTTTAATGGCGTTTAAACCATATATAAACTGGGATATACTTTCTATAGATGAAGGAGATGCTACATTAGATGAAGTCAATAAGGATAAATTCATTTATATGGTTAGAGATTACTCTGAGAGTATATTTAATATAAAACAAATATTCCTAGTATCTCATGAATATCAAAATACTGATGGTTTAGATATTAAGATAATACAATTATAAATTATTATACTGTATATAACTAAATAAAGGAGATGATATAATAATATGAAAAGTTATTTTCAACCCATTGATGATTCAGATGCAGGAAGTAAAATGACCCAATACTTTACTTTTAATCATAATGGTTTACAAGTAGTATTTAAGAAAGATAACGGTTCTAAAATAAAAGCTAAGACTATGAAACTTATAGTCGATGGCTTGAACCATATGTTAGCTTGGGTACAAGATTTTGATAACATCAAATATACAGGAGAAGAAAGGAAAAGAGAAGAAGAAAGACGAAATGAATTTCTTCAGAAGTTCTTTATGTATATGATGCATTTAAAAACTGAGTTAACAACTAAGAAGTTTGAAGAAGAGATTATAAGTAACCTCAAATTAGGAAAGGATCAAAATGATTCTAGAGCTGAAATATTAAGAAGAACTATACTATGGATGCCTAATGAAGTTTTAGATACTATTATAGAGTATGTAGATGAAAATACATTTAACAATACTGAAAATAATAGTAATCATGAAACTTCTCTAGATGAAGTTGATATATTAACATTGAATTGTGTTATAACTGTTAGTAAGATTATAACTATAGCTTTTTCTATTCTTCCTAAAATGAAGATAGATTTCTATACTTATACACCTATTATGAATAGCATAGATATGATAGCTAACAGGTTAGCATTAAACTATTTTATTAATGTTAAACCAGATAACAACAAATATCTTTCTATACAGAAGAAAAGTTTAACAGACACTGTTTATAACTTTATATATCTGACTATATCAGGTCCAGATAAATCTTCTGATAAGGAAGATCCTTTAGGAGATCTATTTAAGAATAATGGAGTAACTAAAGGCAAGATAAATGATAGTATTTTTAAGAATCTAATGACATCAATTTACAAGAATGTACCTATAGATTATGCAAACACAAGTAGTTCTGTTAAGTATGAAACATTTGATGACTATAGACGTTTTAAGTTCGTTAATAAGAATACTATCAAATATATTAAAGATATAATCACTAAGATGTTAAAACATCAGTATTCTATAACACATCCTCACTTAGTCAACACTCATGATTTAAAGAATAGTGATGATGATTATTCTTCTGCTCTTAAACAAGAGATCTACTTAGAAAAGAAAAACTTATCAGACATTAAGAGAAGAAGAAAATATATAGAGATATTAAAGAAGTATGCCGACGATTATTTCGAAAGACATAATTTAGTGATGTTAAAAGTTATAGGTAGAACACCTTTAGCTGATTTCTTTATAGTTAAATTATTACAGGAGGTAGGAGAAGATTACCTATCCTCTAAATTGTTAGATATATATACATATAATAGACTCCTACATGTTATATGTGATACATTATTTAGTAAATATCCACAAATATCATTAGCTTTAACTTCTGATGATATAGTTCCATCTACTTTATATTTACAGAAGAATATAAAAGAGAAGATACAAAGTTTAATAATCTATAGAAGATATCCTGAAATGGTTATGCAGAACTTGGAAAAGATAATAGGTGTATCTTATAGATTTAACAATGGAGCTCAGATAATAGATATAGCTGATGAATTTACAGATTATTTATTATCTGAACAGGAGAAAACTAATAATGTAAAATTTATAGATAAGTACATATACGAATATGAATCAATTTAAAGAAGAGATATTACAAACACTTAAGGACAATGACGGTATATGGAGATCTAGTAGTAACTATGTATCAGTTAAATGTCCTTTTTGTGATCAATCTTCTTCTAAGAGGCATTTTAATATACATATACACGATGATGCACCTATGATATTTAGGTGCTTTCGTGCTAGATGTGGAGTAGCAGGAGTACTTAATAAAAAGATAGCTAGAAGATTAGGTATCAATAATAAAAGATTATTAGATTATATAGAAGGAGAATTTGTTAAGAGTAGTAAATATAAAACATCTTCTGAGTTCTATTCTAATGAATATGATCCTGAGGTTGACGAAGATTATGTTGGTCTACTAGGAATATTATCTGATGATACAGAAGAATATTTTAAGAGTAGGACAAATGTATCAGCTAGAGAATATCAGTATACATTTAGAATATGTGATGATTTACATTATTTCTATAAGTATAATAAGCAAAGGATAGAATTTAAAAGAATAGAATGGTTACTTAAATCTGAGGATATGGGTAATAAATATATTTACTTCTTTAATGATAGATACTCTATGGTCATATATAGACAAACTAATGGAGATAGAAAAGGGAAACTATCTTTAGTTAAAAATAATATCTTATATAAGCATAAACCTTATACAATAGAAAGATCAGATGGAATGTTTGATATAACTAAAGACGTTAAGACTTTATTTATAGCAGAAGGTGTGTTCGATATTATTAATACTTATTTTTATTTAGGAAGAAATGTTAATGGACACTTTATAGCTTCTGGAGGATTCTCTGCTACTAAGAATATTATAATGGATTATTCTAAATATAATTATAAACCTCATATAATAATAATATCAGATGATGATATTCCTATAGATGTTTATAAGAAATGGATATTAAAGAATACAGATAAAAGAATATCTCATTTAGATATTCATTATAATAGAAATGCCAAAGATGTAGGAGACATTAAAACAGGTATTAACCTGATATCATATAAACTTAAATAAACCCTCTCCCATTATGGGAGAGGTTATTTTTTTTTTTATGCAAGATCAGCTAATGTAACAGGTGATCTGTCTGCTGATTTAGTTAATATTCTTCCAGAAGCTAATAAAAGCTTAACATGTTCTTTCTTAAGATATACATTGTATAAAGGACCAGTAGTGTTATATTTTTCTATTAATCCTCCATCTTCGATATTAACTTTAATAACATCTGATGCTGCTGAACCACCTTCTAGATCACTTATAGCTTTTGCTATTTCTGTTTGTTCTATTTTAGTGAAATTAGGTTCTGCTTGATCGTAGTCAGGTCCTAATGGTTTCTCTCTTTTACTAGCAGTCATACCAGGAACTAACGGTGGTTGTGAAGCTGTAACTCCTGCTGTAGGTGTTGTACTTGGATGTCCAGGTGTTGGAGATGTAGCTCCAGGACCAGATGCTCCTGGTGATCCTGCTGGTGCAGGTGATAATACTTGTTTAGCCATTATTTATTCTCCTCCTCTTTCTTTGATTTCTTTTTATTTTTTCCTTCTGTTGTTACCTCTTTAGCTTCTTCCTCAGCCTTTTCTTCAACTTTTACTTCTTCTTCTACTTTTTCAGTTACAGAAGCATTTTCAGTTAATTCAGGAGCAGGAGGTGTTGTAACAATAGGTGGAATATTAATTTGTGGTAGTTCTTCTGTTTTAGGAAGATATTGTGGTTGACCAGTATCTTCGTTTTGGACAATAGAAGACATAATTTCGGATATATTAACCACTCTACCATCTGGTAATATTATACTAGCTGTAGGATCTGTAATAGATATAGAATTGTCTTCATCCACTACAGGTGTTTCATCCTTAGCTGGTTTATATAATTCATCTAATAGTTCTAGTGAACTTATTTCTACATTAGAAACTCCATCTCTGATTTCCATAATATGTCCTTGAGATATAAGTCTTCTGATTTCTTCATAAGTTCTTTTTTTACTTACTTTCTCTGGATACATTATATTTTCTTCGATGTCATATGTTCTACTAGTTACTATAGATTCATATAGTTTTTCCATTCGTATCTCCTTTCTTAATAGAATCTATTTATCTTATTAACATATAATAAATTGTATAAGAATATATCTACAATACATAAGAATATAGGAATAAATAGTAGATAAGAACTATCCATATCTATATCTATATTTTCAAATGTCTCTAATATTTCATCAATAGTTAATTTATCTTGATAAAATAAATCTAGTATAGTTTCTAATTCTTCTGGTGCACTTATGTAGATAGGTTCTTGTCCTTGATATATAGGTTTATAATCATAAATATCATATTGATACTTTTTATTATTGAAATAAGAAATTATATTGTATTTGTTATTGTATATGTCACTCACATATGTATATCTGTAGGTAGCTATACCTTCTTTAAGAATGTTATCACTCTTTCTTCTAATGAACTTTCTAACATCTGATGTCTTCCAGTTAACTGTATTTTTTCCAGTAGATATAGTTTCATGAAATAACATAGCATCTACGTCATATACTGATAATGGAAGAAATTCCATTTGTAAATCTACTAATATAGGAAAGTATTCTCTATGAGGATAACTATAACCAGTGTCCTCATCTAAATTACCTCCTGCATCTACAGTATAGGTATTACTCATTTCATCATAGAAGAAATCATTATACATTTCCATTAAATCAGCTCTAGCTTGTTTTAAAGTATTTAATTTATCATATGTGTCTAATTTAAGAAATACACTTAAGTCTGTTCCTACATTCTCGTGTTGAAATATAAATTTATCTTTTATTAATTTAGCATTTTCTATACTTTGTCCATCTCTTATACCATCAGGAAGATCAGTATCAACTTGATATTCTATCTTAGTATAAGGTTTATTATGGAATGTACCAACATTAACAGAAGTTACTCTATAAATAATCTGATGATTCTGTATAGATAATGTTAATCTATCTTCTTCACAAGCTTGTACAGTATTAGGTAATAGTAAAGCACTAATTGCTTCTGGTTTTCCCATAGTATCTAATACTTCATTATTTTCTTTTTCAGCATGTAATTCATCATCATATCCATATATAACGAAATTCTTAATAAGATTATATTTAACAGCTCCAGAATAATATCCTGCATTATCGTTAAACCCAGGACCAGTAGTACTTACAGTTTTATCTATAGAATAGTAATTACATTCTATTGGTGTATTCTCTACAAATTCAGTAACTTTACTATCTAACTTCTTTTCAAAATTTTGGACGATATTAGTAACAGACTGTGCTCTGCTACCAGATAGATTTTTTATACTTTTTATTTCCATTATACACCAACTCCAGCATCTATTGATCTTAAATCTATAAGTGTAAATTCACATTGTTTCTTATAGTTACCAAATCTGATTACACCATACTCCATTTGTCTTTTAACTAAATTTCTAGTAATCTCAAATAATTTCTGTTGAACAATCATGAAATCTGCTTCACTCATGTTCTCATCCATGAAATCATCGTAAGCTACATTTGATTCATCTATCTTATTTGCTTTATCCATTTTAATTTTCATTTTATCTACTGAAGAATCTAATGTTTTAATGGTAAATAACATTACCTCTAGATTCTTTTCTATATCTTGAAAATTATTAACAGCAAATTCTAATGCTTTATACCATTCTCCTAATCTATAAGGAAAATGATCATTACTAGCTGTTATCTTAGGACCTTGTGATAAGAATTCTTTATCTATTTGGTATGTACTTTTAGAAGTTTTTATAAGATGTTCCAAATCTACCTTTAATCTAGCTAAATTGACTGAGCTTTCTACCTGTGTAGGGTCCACATAGGAACCCCGCATTTTATAATCATCTCTGTCTAATGTTTTTCTTTCGAATTTACCTTTATCAACTACTGTATGAGTCTGTCTTCTTTTATCATTATAATGGTTATCTGTGTCGTTAACTACGTTGGAATAGTTAACTAATGCATCTATTACTCTCATAATAGTTTCATTTATTTCTATCATCCAATAATTGAAATCCTCCCCAGTTTTCTCTAATAAGAAAGGATCTACCAATTCGAAAACTCTAGTATCGTGGTAGTATTTAATACTACCACGTCTAAAGTTATCATTAATTTCTTTTTGTAATTTAACTAGAGTAGATCTGTAATCTTCGAAAACTTTTTTATGTTTTTTATAAATATCTTTTATACTTCTACTAAAGATATTATAAATGACTAGATTAGCAACTTTTCTTTGATTCATAATCTTACTCCTTTTTCAATTAGTCTATTGTGAATCCTTCAGGATCATCGTCTCCCTCTTCAGGTTCTTCACCTTCGAAACCTTCATCGTCTCCTCCACCAGTTAGAGGTTCTTCATAAGATGTATTTTCGAATTCATCTCCGTTTTTATCTCCTAACATTTCAGGATCTGGATCTCCGTCAGTATCTGGTAATGATGTGAATGGTTCTCCGAACATTCCAACTTGTTCTGGAGATAATTCAGGATAAAGTGTCTTTTCAACAGCTTCAATTTCTTCGAATGAAGCATCTGCTGCTGCTTCGATTTCTTCGATATCAGGAAGAGATACTTCTAAATCAGATGTGTCTGCACCCATATCTTCTGTATTAGATCCAGTACCATCGTCTTCTCCGTTTCCACCTTCTGTCATTTCTACAACGTCTTCGTCGTTTTCTACATCAGCATCTTGAATATCTTCTGCTATAGAATCTTTTGCATCCATAGAAGCTTCTTCATCTTCTCCTAATAGAGCATCAGTATTTTCTTCTTCTTCTTCTGTACCTTCAGTTTCTTCTACAACTTCATCTTCTTCTTCAAGATCTTCGTTTTCTCTGTAGCCTCTAAATTTCTTAGCCATTATTTGTTCCTCCTTGTATTTTATTTTTAGCTTTAAATATCAACAAGTTATTGTTGATAATCTCTAACGATCTATGGAACTTATCCACGACCGCTATCAATATAGAGGTGTTGTTATTTCCTCCATCGAAAAGAGATAATTCATGTTTAATTTTAGTTTTTATAGCTTCTCTAGTAGTATCTACATCTTCAGGTTCTACTCCTGAATTTAGTAGGTTTTCATTTATTAAACTCTCATTATCTTCTAATAAAGTATAGATTTCATCAGTATCGAATTCTTCTATTCTTTTTCTAAATATTTGCACATGATTTTGAATCTCTGTTGTTATATTATAGATAGTATCTAAATATTCCAATACTTCTTCTTTGTGTCCTTCAAAATCTATTGTGTCTAATTCTAAGAAATGCTTTAGCTTACTATCTGTTGATTTTAGATCACTGGCTATAGCTTTCATAGTAAATTTACCTATATTATGATAAATATCACTTCTAGGTGACTTCAATAATTCCGCTAAATTAGATAAGTCTTTATTTAGTTTAGCAGAGAGTACAAGATAATCTTTTAAAGTATCTCTAATAAAAACTAGATTACCAACTCTATTATGGATATAAGTAGCAGTATCATGTTCATATCTGGAATTCTTACTTTCTTTTTCAGTTATAATATATATAAAATCTCCAGTACGTTCTACTAAATCTATAAGAGAAGTAATACTATTTTCTATCTTATTTAAATCTGACAATATTTCTTTATTACTGACAGCCATTTTACTCTCCTTTCTTATATAGTATAATCGATTTGTTTGGTTAGAAAATGTAAACACACTTGATATATTTTGCCATTAATAACGGTATTTATAATATAATAACAAAGGAGGAAAATAAATGAGTATGATTAGACTAAGACCAGCAGAGCTAGATGCTGATTTAATACAAGTTAGGTTACTTGGTGAATTATTGATAAACTTAGCAAATGCTGATCTTTATATGGTTATAGAAGATCCTATTACTGGTAAAAAAGAACCTCGTTTAGTTGGAGGACAAGGTAAACATGATCTACTTAATCATTTAAAAAGACATCATATAATTGAGAAAGTAGCTCCAGAAAAATTTGATGCAGGTTCTACTTGGTATAGAACTGATATGGTCTACACAGAACCAGCTGGAGGAATAAAGGATGCTTTTATAACTATACGTACTAACAACGGTGCTACAGGAGAATGGACTGGAATCTTTCCAATGACTAAAGCTGGAAATGTTATTTTAGGAAAAGATAGTAATAATAAAATAATATCTTTAGCATCTTTAGTTAAAGAGAAAAGAATGAAAGTAACTCCTACAATTGATGTGCAAGATGCAGAAGTTGGAGAGTTATATATAAAAGACGATAATACTATCCTTTTGAGAAAGAATGGAGATCCATCATCTGATAGAGTATTAGCTCAGGCTAATACATTCACTAGAGAATTACTTGTAGAAAGTATAAAGGTAGCAAATAAAGCTCCAGTGAATTTTAACAAGAATAGTCTTTGGTTATCATTCGAACCGACAGAAGATGCTGATATGAGTTTAGCTACTACAGCTTATTTACAAACAACAGATGGAGAAAGTATCTTTGGTTTAAAATTCACTACAGATAGAAATAATAGAACACAAGGTGGAGCTGTAATATCTAATAACGGTAAGACATTAACTGTAGATAATAACGTTTCACAAGACTTTGGATTCACATGGTTAAATTACCCTATAATTAGAGGTATACATGTTTATATGGAATTAGATATTAAAGATCCTGAGAATAAATTATCTATACTAGGATTAGCTAACGGTATTACACAGGAACAAGGATTTGATTACGGAAACACTGATACAATAATAAAGATAAACTCTACAGAGAGTAAAGTAAATGGAACTGCAACTCCTTTAGCTTTTAATTTCCATAATAGAACTATTTACATTGCTGTGAGTTCACCTACAGTAGGAGTTACTAGATTCTATGCTGGATTTGTAAATGATGATGGTACTAGTACACCAGTATATGATAATAGTAATGGCTTAAACTTTGATAACTTCGAAAGATTAGCAATAGCAGTAAATAATAGTAATGTACCTAATACTAAGACTGTAGTTAATATAAGAACATTTAAGACTGTTAATATTCCTGCTGGATATATAGGAATAAATAATGCTCTTCCTACAGAGAAAGTATTTGATAATAGAGCGATAGCTACTAATGCTCAATCAGTGTTTATCAGTAAGACTAAAAAATTAGATAATTACATATTTAATGGTAGATTAGTTATAGGATTAAAAGATTATAGTGGAGGAAGAGGAGCAGCAGATGCTGGTCTAGGAGAACTTCTATTAGATTATGAAAATAAAGTACTTTATGCTAAGATGTTAGATGGAACCATTGCTAACCTTAAATCTAAATATGAAGAAATTTATTATAATCACGTAAATAATTCATTAAGTATGACTACTAAACCTAGTAAAGATTTAAAGGTTATAGAAAATGATAAGACTATAGCTTATGTATCTACATTTAATTTAGATCCTTATGATATGAATGAATCTGTAGTAGGAAACTTCACTATGGTTGATACTATAAATGGAGGAACTAGATATAAACATATCTTACCTAGAACAAAGACATCTTTAGTACAACACCAATGGAGATCTATATTAGATGAAAATAACTATACAGGTGATCTTAAAACTTATCTAGATCAATTAGCTGATATAGTTAAGAACTTTAGAAGAAATAAAAACGTTTATTCATCTTATATAGAATTAATGACAGCTGGAGAATTAAATAGTACATTCTTTAAATCTTCTTTATTCTTTGGAGAATTATTAGAAGGAAGAAGAATGATTAATGACTCTATATTATTACAAACTGTAGGTACAGATAATAATGTATTAATAGATAAGATATTTAAAGCTCCAGAATCTGGATTAGTACAATTCCATAAATCGACTAATAGAAAAGGTACATTAGTACTATTTGGAGAGAGTGGAAAGATATATTATAATAGAATTAAACAAGGATTTGAATTAGATACTTGGGCTGAGAATGTATACAGTAGAGATGATGTAACTAATATACCTGGACATTTAACAGCAGTAAAGAATATAACAGGAAAAACACTTATCGGAGAAAAAGCATCAATAGAGAAAGAATTAAAATTCACTCACGGAAACGGATTTAATTTTAAATATGAAAATGCTAATAATGTTGCTACTGCTGATAATAGTATAAATCTTGTAAGAGTTAGTGGAAGTAATGTAAATAATACATTAACTACAATATTTGGTGACGCAGCTTCTAACAAAACTGAAATACATTCAGCTACTAGACCTAAAATGGTTGGTGATGGTACTTCTACGATAAATAATGGAAATGAATTCGTACTTAAAGATGATCTTAAATATAGTTATGGATGGAAAGGTAAATTAAATAACGGAAATAACTTTGTGGATCTTAACACACTTAAGACTCTAAATCATGTTGGATTATGGACAGCAGATAGAGTATTAGCAAATGCTACAAATGGATATCCTAATTTCCCTACTGGTGTAGAATTTACAGGAGGATTATTAGATATTAGATTAGCTCACCAAAGTGATGGATTATATTTAATACAGACATTAACACCTTCTACATTAGTTAATAGAAATCAAATAGAACATCACACTGTTTATACTAGAACTCTTGATATCAGAAAAGATGTATGGACTGATTGGACAGCTTCTATAAGTAAAGCTGAATTCGATAAGAAATTTGATAAAGCTGGAGGAAAAGTATCTGGAAGTGTACAAGTACAGAATGAATTATCTGTGGGTGGTCAAGTTGCTCTAGATGATGGAAGATTATACTTAGGATCTGATAATTTTAATATTTACTCTATTAAGAGAGATCCAGCTACGACTGATAAGATTATAAGTCAGATTAGTTATTCTGCTAATGATAAGAAATTTAAAGTAGGTTCATTAGAGAATGATAATTTATCCACTTATTCTAAAGGAAGACCAGTTGCTGTTGTAGCTAATAAGTTATTCCAAGAATTAACTACATCTCCTTATTATGAATATCCATATGCTTTATTAAATGATGTAAACTTAGTTAGTGAAGATCTTAGAAATAACTACTACAATAAAACTAATATGGATGCATCTTTAAATTTAAAAGCTAATGATAAATTTGTTAAAGATGAGCTTAAGAAATTATTACCTTTAGCTGGTGGAACTATGACAGGAGATATTGTTATGTCTCCTAATACTAAGATACAATTTAAAGATACTGCATCTTTAGAATTCTCTAAAGATAGTAAATTAAAATTACCTACTAAGAAATTCACATCATTAGATGACGCAGATAGCTATTCATTTACAGGTGTATCTAGATATGACTTAGTAAATATAAATAATGTAAATAATGGATTATTTACTGTAGGTGCTAATATGACATTAGGAGCTACAGATATTAGTAATATACAATTCTTCCAAAAATCTGACGGTGATTTCCAGATAAGACATTTAATCGGAGGAACTACTAAATCAGAATTTAGAAGTGTAGTATTTAAAGATAAATTAGTTAATAGTAATCAATTCTTTAAAGGTACTAATTCTATAGCTGTAGATAGAGAAACTATTCCTAATACAGAAATAGCAGGAGTATTATATAATTCTCTTATATCAGAATATAGAGGGAATATATCTAGTTATATAACTGATTCTGCTTATAACTTAAATAACTTACTTAAATTACAACCTGGTAACTACTATGTAGATAATACAGATGGATTAAATAAATTAAACTTAGATACAACAATGGTATCTGTACCTGGTGTATTATCAGTACAATCAGATTACGATAATACTACTAATAGTATAAAAATATTAAGATATTTACCAGTAAGTAATAAAGCAGAAAAAGAAAACGTTGTGGCTGAATTTATTATAGCTAATGGATTAAATGCTAAATGGGTTTATTTACAAGATATGAGATATTACTATAATAAAATACAAGTAGATACTAAGGTAAATGAAGTTAAAGATGTGGTACTTTCTAAAGTAGTTACACCTTCTTATAAGATTACTGGAAACCCTCAGCAAACTGCTATACCAAGAGTATTAGTTCATACTCATAATCATACTACTAATGATACTGGTAAATTATATTTTAAAACTAATTTAAACTTGAACACAATAACAGGAAGTATGTTTAGATATAAAATAGAATTAGATGGAGAAACTTATACTGGTGGATCTATTGATATAACTATGGTAGGAGAAGTTATCCCAGGAGGAGACAATGAACAGAAACAAGCTATCATTTACAATAGAGCTGTAGGATCTAATATAGAAGCAGAAGTATTCTTTAAGAATGGAGATCTATGGTTTGCTATAGAAGCTAAACCTGACAACAATAGAATGTCTTTCGATACTTATATTAGATTAAGTAATATTCCTAATTATCAAGTTAATGTATTTAAACCGGCTATAGTGGAATATACTAAGGTAAGACCATAGGAAGAAGTGATAATTAATGATACTAAAACATGGATATTTAGGAGTATTGAAAGATACTAATTTAAATGATTTAAGAGGTAATCAATATAATGGAATATATGAGGTAAACGACCCTAGTGTCGTTTCCTCTTATTATAATTATCCTGATGATAATGCTGTATTGTCTAAATATTTCTTAAGAAATGTAGGAGACAGAAGTGTTATAGATATAGTAAAAGAAAATAAAGATTCTGATCCAGAAATGTATAATATGTATCTGGCTTATAAACATAATACAGAACCAATATGTACTGGTATATTAGAAATATCTAGTTATGATAAACTAACTACGCAAACATTTACTAGGTTACCAGATAATACAATATTTACTAGAGCTTGTAAAAATGGGATATGGTCAGATTGGGAAACTCAGATGACTCCAATATATAATAAAATACTAAGAGAACCAGATGGGAAGAATTTATGGAGCTATAATGAGATACTTCAGATGTGTTATGATAAAATACCTATATTTAGTGACAGATATCTCTGGGATAGATTAAATACAAAGATGCTTAGAAGTAGCTTCGATAGATTAGTATGGAGAGATAGACCAGATGTAATGAACGCAACTTGTACTCTTTCTAATCTAGTTACATCTAATATTAATTTCCAAACACATGGAAGACCAGCAGATTATGGTATATTATATGAAAAAGCATGGGATGGTAGAAATGAAGGATTACACTGGATATTTAGATGGAATTGGCATGGAAATGACTCCAATATTGGTAATGACTCAGATACATCTAATCTCCTAAGGATAATACTTCATTCTTATAAAAATATATTTGTACAGAATCCAGATGGTTCATTCCCTAAAGGTAGATTAATAACAAGAAATGAATGGAATTTTCAACAAACAGCTGGAGCAGGTCACGTAGTTCTTCCTAGTAGACCACAATTTGATTTACATGCTTATGTTAAAAACGCTGTTATGCATTTTATACCAGGATTAGCTAAACACATATCAATGTATGATAAATACGATGATTGTGAAGGTGTATGGGTGAGATATGACGGAGACAGAACTATAACGTGTGATAGAGGAGAATGGATACATGTTAACTGGAGGTAAATATGTTAGAAAATAAAGGTATTATACAAAATACTGATAAAGATAGTATAGATTCAATTTATATAGATGAATCTAATATTAATGAATATAATTTACCATCCAAAAGGGATGGTAATTATGGATTTTTGAGATTTTTTAAAAAGAATAATAATGTTATTTCCATTTTTATTGACTCCAGAAACAGAACCTTCATTCATGAGAAAATATCTTTAAATAGTGATGAATATTCTAAAAACAAATTGCGAGAGGATAAATGGAGAAGACTAGCTGTAGATACATTCTCCATACTTAGAGAAAGTGATATTAAAAATAGAATTAGACAGAGAGCTATAATTTATAATCCTAAAGAGGTTGAAAATAAAATAAATGACAAAGCTTTAGCATCACAGTATGATGATTACTTTAAAAGAGATGAAGAAAATAGAGCTGTAGACGGACATACTTTAAATATACCTAGAGTAGAGATGTATTGGCAAGGAATATATATGGTTAAGGATAAGAAGCCAAATACAAGTTATGCTATATATTATAGAACTCCTCAATCTAATCAAGTTAGTATATTTGCTCACTGGTATAGATTTGGAAATGATACTCCTATATTTATAGGTAACTTTAAAAATGAAAATCATGAAGATATACTTATAAGACAACACGACTATAGACCTAATTTTATATCACCTGGAAATAATAAAGGATTAGTAATGACAATAGATACAGTTTGGAGACATTATGGAAATCACGGAAATGGTTCTACAATAGGGTTACCTGGTGGAAGTAGAGATGTATACATAAATCCAAATGCTCAAATATCGGGATTCCCTTATGGTAATGGAGGATACCAAACATTGTATTGGCCGTCTTATAAAAATATGATATATTCTAATCATCATATAGATATGTGGGTTAATACCGCTAGACAGCTTCATTTATCTTATAATAATTTTTCTTTCAATACAGATTATAGTAGTAAAAGCTCATCAAATAAATATTCTAGCGGAGACGAACGAACGACTTATAATACTTATTACTTAGCTCCCACAGGAGATCAGTCATTCGGTGTTTGGTGGAGAGGAGAATAGATGTATACAGAAATAATAGGAAATATACAAGAATTAGAATCATCTAGATTAGATATGTTCTATTACAAAGAATGTAATGGTGTATATCTTGTTAATAATGATTTATTAGAAATAATAGCTACTCCTAAATATTGTAAACAGATTAAATGGTTCACAGAAAGAGTAGATGATTCCGCTATATGTGAATATAGAACTAGAATAGATAATAAATGGAGTAAATGGATTAGAGTATATGAAGATATATATGAAGGACAAAATAAAGCAGATAATAAAGGAATAGCAGGGTTCGATGATTTAGATGAAATAATAGATAGAGTTAATATAGAAAGAAGATATGACGATACTAGTTTAAGAAATAGCATAAATAATTATGTAGAGTCTCCTGAATTAGGAAATAAGTTATCTAGAAAGGTTTCTCAACCTAGACATCCTAATAATACTATAACATTTAAAGGACCTTTAAGAATATCCGAAAATCTATGTTTCTATAACGAACCATGGAATTCTGGAGGTACAATGGGAGTACTTCTAGATGGTACGTACAGATTTTTCTCATTCCATGGAGGACATCAAGGAAGAATACAATTTGGTAATGAACATACTAAACTTGTATCTTTTAGAGCTGGTAAAGAAGATACACTTGTTTTACATAATGTAGCAGGTAACGGAGATACATTTGAAGGAAATAGATGGGTACTAACAACACCTGAATTGGATTGGAAAACTTTCTGGGATGGAGACCCTAGTTCAGTGTCATATAATACGGATCCCATAGATTCTGGATTCAGACCAGGTGATGGGGATAGAGAGATACAAGTTACACAATATGCTGCTCCAGGAAGAGGAGGAGCTCCATATGGTAAACATATGTGGTTTAATGTACATGGACCAGATTATACTCTATTATCACATATTATACAAACAGTCGCTAATAGAGGTTTTAATTATGAACCAGCACATAATGCTAGATATGCTAATAGAGAACTTAGACGTAATTACGGATTATCAAGTACGTATCAATATGTTAAATGGATAAAGTTACATTGGAGATAGATAAATAAAGGAGGTTAATAATGGCAGATAATAATGTAGTAAGGATATATGATAAAGAGACAGAGACACTATTATCTAGTGATAAAATAGTGGTAATAGATAATGTCGAATATAATAGAATAGCTATAGATAAAGCAAAAGAGATAGCTCTTGGATATGGAGACATCGGTGTTAATAAATCTACTTTAAGACCAGAATATGTAGAGTTTAAATTATTTATATCTGTAGATAAAGATACTAATGATTTCCAAATGGTTGATTCTTTATTAGAAGAAACACCATCACTCTATGGAAGAGAAGTAACTTATAAAGAATACTTAGATGCTGATAGTAAGAAAAGAGTAGGTAAAATTGTTAAATATAAAGACAATACATTTCATATATTTGATGAAGAATATGATAAATCATATGATAAAGCTACTAACAGTATGAAATTTGATTTAACTAAATATAAGAAATATGTATTAGATAAAGTTAGAAATAGTAATGATGAAATAAGAAACCATGGATTCTATTTCACTTTAGCAGGGGAAGAGTATTTACAACCATTTAGAGAAGTTCCTACAAATGATATGACTACTCTTAAGAATATAAGAGATGAAACTCCAGATGCTTTAAGAGCTCTTAAGATATTTAGAGAGGATCCTTCTACTAAAGAAAGAATAACAGATCCTGTAAGATTAAGATGGTTAAAAGGACCTGAAGAATGTCCACGTTTATTTATAGAATATATGATTAAATTATTGAATGGGTATCACTCTTATTTACCAGAAGCTATATTAGGAGTATTAGCACAAACTGATAGTAAAATGACAGAACCTGAATTAAGATATATTGAAAAGAATTATGTTAGTATAACTCTTAGAGCTTTACAGAATCAGATAGAAAGATTACCTTATGCTGTAGAAAAGAAAAGAGAATTAGATGAATACTATACTAGTAAAAATATAAAACCTAAAACGGATGCAGAAAGAGGTCAATAATATGAATATTGACCTCAATTTTAGAAATCTTAAAAGAAATGAAAATATCAATTTAATATATCTTAAATCACAGAATGGATATTATTACAGTAAAGACGATGGTGTAGTATATGAATTAATGTCTTCTATAGAAAATGGTAAAGGAAGTGCTATCCAATATAGATATAATTATAACTCATCTAATGAGAAGAATAGATATATGTATAGAATAGGACTATTCGACGGTATTAATATATCATGGAAAGAATGGAAGAGTAAGTTCTCTAAAATAGAAAAGAATGAGTTTACATTTGATCCATCTAAAAGACAAGAGATTATATCTAAAAGAACTGAGTTACTAAAAGCTAGAGATATATTCTTTAGTAAATTTATAGATAAGAAATCATTTTATCCTGGTTTATTAGATACCAATGATGCTAAATCTAGAAGAAGTATTTATCTAGCATCTCTTAAACAAATGGGGATGTTATTAGAAGCTCAGGGAGCTATAGCCATATCTTCTAGAGATATACCTAGTAAAAAATTAGAAAGTCTTTATAGAAAGTTTCCTGACCAAGAGATGGCTATAAGAACAGATGTGAATGGTATATTTGTTATACCTAAAAATACATTAATAAATTTACCATTAGTCCGTACTAAAGAAATACTAACTAATACTGATAATCCTAAGATAAACAAATTAACAGGTGAGGTAGCTATCGATATAGAGACTGATAAGTATTACAGAATGGGTGACCAAAATGGAATACTTATAGTAGAGACTAAACCATATGAGGGTAACCAATGGATTAGATGCTATACTGTTATAACGATATATGAGATTGCTACTAAAATAGAACCTTTCATAAATAGTGATGTAACATTATCTACTAGTGGATGGACTATAATGGCTAGAATAAAGAACCTTGAAGACATCTATACATTTGGAGGTGTGATACAAGATGAAGAAGTTAATAGATATCTCTAATAAAGATTACACTACTAATCCTAATACTGGTATTAATCTAAATGATTATGAAGTGGTTAATGTTATAAACTATGAAGAGAATATAATACTACAGAAATTATATTCTAAAAGAGGAGAGGGTTCTCCATTAATGTATTTTAGAATTATATCACCTGATGATTATACAGATACTCCATTTATAAGTGTAACACAATATGAAGGTAATGTATTAGGTCTTCCTGATGAGGAAATAAAAACAGTAGATGATTTAGTTACTATGAATGATCCTCTTTTTGTTGATTTACTTGAAACTGCTTTTTTACCAAAAATATTAACTAATAAAGAAAATGATCTTAAAAATGAAAGACCAAGAAATATCGCTCCTCTAGGTGTAAGGAGATGGAAAGCTATAGAGAATAAAATAGTACCTAATGTTACTATAAACGATCTTAGAAGAACTTCTGTATCTCAAAAAACTACTTTAGCTCCTACATCTCATCTTATGTTCGGTGAAAGTAGATTCCATAGATTTTATAATATGGATACTAAAACTGGTATTAACATATCTAATGTTGATAATAAAGTTGGATGGGGAAAAATAAATATTACTGTGAGAGATAATTATATTGAGGGAGAAGTTGATGATAAATATGAAATGGAAAACTGTTTCGATTATTTAAATAGACAACCTTATAGAATAGCTACAGCTTATAAAGACAATAAATATTACTTAGCATTTCCATATATAAAACAATGGGAGAGAGAATATTTCTTTACATACCCTAATATGGAGAGATTAAATAAATATATATTCGAGGATAGAGTTATACATAGTGAATTACTAGGACCATATCAGTCTAGACAATTTAGTAATGGAACAACCTACCTTTACAATGATACATTTACTTTCTCACTATTGGATAATGGAAAATACCTACAAGTATTTAAAGGATCATTTTCTAAACAAAAATTAACATCATCATACAATAATAATTATGATAGATTCTATTATAGAACTGCATATATTAGTGCTAGAATAACTGATGATACATTTAATATTTATAATACTCAGATTAATATTAATATGGATGTACCTACACATATTCCTTATAAAGATCATTATTCGAGATGGGGAATGTTTAAATTAATTAGAGGTGGATCAAGTAGAGACATTAAGACTATATTAGATACAAGGAGTAGAAGATGATGAAAAATAATATAGGTTACGCAGATCATACAGATAATAGTAAAATAGTAAATGAAGAATTAAACGCTTTAAAGACATTACCTCCTGGTATATATGAGTATAGTAATCTAGGATTATTAATAAAGGAAATGGAGAAAAAAGATTTTAATATAGATAATGATACATTAGAAAAATTAGAAGGATTCATAGTTATATCTCATTATGATATAAAAAGTAAATATGAGATTATAATAACAAATAACGATACCTTGAAAGATAATATATATCATGCATACTATAATGAAAATACAGATAAATTTGTATTAATAACAACAGTCACAGGAGGAGGACAAGGATTAATAACATCAATAGATGTATTAGATAATTTAAATACTAATACTGATCCGTATTATGATGATTTAACTCCTCATAATCTTCTCACTCAAAGTTTTGTTAATTATACATTCTTACCATATTATTTTAATTATGGAGAATGTGATGAACGAGATCCATTTAGATATAATTATAATGAGCCTATAGATGACTCAATATTACAAAACAGATTCCACGGACCACTAGAAGGAGTAAATGATCTCTACAATACCTTCTTTGGAACATTAATGCTTGATCCAGATAAATTAGTATAGAAAGGAGGATAACATGAAAGTCTATTTAGCTATGTACAATAATAAAAAGACATTAACAGATAAACTTATATCTTTCGTCAGTAGAGGACCATATAGTCACTGTGAAGTTATAGTAGGAGATATGGCATTCTCTGCATCTGTTAGAGATGGTGAACAAGTAAGAAGTAAACCTGTAAAAGATTTACATTTAGATAATGGTAATTGGGATGTATATCCCTTATTTGATATAAATCCTTTAAGATATGAAGGATTCGTATATTGGTTTAAAAATCTAGAAGGAATTAAATACGGATTTAAAACTCTAGTATTTAATCATCTATTAAGAATACCACTTAATTTTAAAGATGAGTATATATGTTCAGAAGTATGTTATGAAGCTCTTAAGAAGTTATCATTTGCTTCTAAAACAGAAGAATTTGTTGATACAGGATATTGGGAAAAAGAAACGACATCATATGAATTAACACCAACTAGTATGTTAGCTTATTTAAAGAAATATATCCATATTGGAGATCCTATTAAAGATCTTAGTATTTTTAACAACTAATAGTTATCCTATATTAAAGAACATACCTTCCCTTCGGGGAAGGGTTCTTATTTATTTTTATTTGTATATTATATAATTGAATAGACATTCCAAGACATAAGTATGCTTAAAAAAATAAGGAGGTGAAACTTATGAATCCATGGGATGACCTGGATAATCTGGACCTGCCTGCAGGGACAGTTGTGATCATAGACGGAATCATAACAATTATACGTAAGTAAGTCCGTTATTATGATCCCCATGTTTGCAGCAATGTAAACCTCTGGGCTTAAAGAGGGTCGTGAGATAACCTTGATAAAAACTCACGTGATCGATAAGATTCCTAACGGATCTTATCGAAATATCCAGGGGTACTTTTTAAAGTACTTCTTTTTTTTTCGTCTAAATCATAAGTGAACATATATTTATCTTAAATGTGAGTACCACACATTAAACGAAGGGAGTTGTATGACTATGGAAGCTATATTGAATCTCAATTTCTTTTTCCTTTTCCTGATCTACAGTCTCGGTGCGTTTGTCGGGGTATTAATCACTAGGATGTTCTTAACGGCAACGATCTTTCCTATAACCAAAGCTATTGCAGCCTCTTTTGGTGTGACGGTGCTGTATTTGGTAGTGGAAAGATTCTCTAGAACAAGAGTAGAACCCTATGGTGATTTTTTGATTTGTATGGTTGCCGGATTATTTGCAGAGAAGATACTGGAGAAGATCCTTTCTCCCAGAGGACAATCTATTTTACATCAAATTTTAAGTGTAATCATTTTGAAGTTCTTGTCTAGTAAATTTGACGTGACAATCAAAGATATAGACGACGTACATTCGAGTGGAAAGGAAGGTGCAGGAAATGAAAGAACAACTGATAAAAAAGATATTTCAGAAACTAATAGTTTGGGAAAAAAAGATGAGACTGAAGGAAATGAAACAGCAGAAGATGAAACAGAAGATCCTTTTAGAAGCAAGTTCTAAACCTAAATGGGTTAAATGTTTTAACATAGTTGTGACTATTATACTTATTATATTGATTCTTGGTACTATGTATAAGTATAACAGATACATACTCTCTCATGAAAATATCATCTATGAAAACTCAAATAACCAACATAAAGTTTTAGCAGAAGAAATATTAGGAAAAACTGTGAAAACGTTCTTTATCCTGTTATCGTACGTTGTTATGTTCATAGCAATAGGATTAAAACAAATGACTAATCTTTTTCTAAACTAACAAGCCCTACCCTAGGGGTAGGGTATTCTAACGTTTTTCCAAACAGCGAAGTATCAAATACATTATAGAAAGGAAGTAATTAAATGAATGATTTATATAAAGATAGTATAGTTGGATCCTATATAAAGGATGATTTAAAAGCTTTCACAGATATCATGAAAGCTAACGTTATAAATGGAGATATATCTGATCTTTTACATCTTATGGAATTAAATGATGCACCTTTAACTAGAAGATGTTTAGATGCTATTAAATCTAAAAAATTATTATTAGTTTATAGCGATGATTTAAAGAATACTAGTGTTAGATATTATCCAGATAAAGATAAAGTATATATAAATGCTAGTAAATATGGAAAACAGAAAAGAGAATCTGCTGGAATGATGAAATACGTTATTCCTCAAGATCAATTATATTCACTATTATTAGGAGGATATTTATTATTAGAACATGATAAACTTAGTTACAATAGAGATTACTTAACAGATGTGTCTACATTGTATATGGAGTTAATTCCTAAAATATTCACTAAAGGAGGAAACTTCTTTTCTGATACTGATAAAGTAAGTAAATTTCATTTTATATTACTTTATAATTTATTTTCTAATAATAAGACTATAATCAGTAATCCTAGAGGATTTTGTACAAGAATAACTGAGATTAAAGAAGAAGATGTTAATTATATTAATACACTATATGATTTAGAAAAGATAGCTAAATATAACTTTGAAGAATTATTAGTTAATGTAATACAGAAAGAATTTAAATTTACAGAGAAGTTAAATATGAGTACACTGATATATAATGCTACTTTAGTATATGGTGCTGAGAATTTAACACTATTAGATAGAATAGAAGCTATAGGTCTCATAATGATAGACTGTGTAATCGGTAATAGACCATCATTAAATGTTACTAACTCTGTATATAAGAATTTAGTGAAATCTTCTATGTATAATAATATTCTAATTATATTAGGAAATAAGATGTAGGAGGATAAATATGTATTTAGAATTATATAGAAAATTCTTACAACCTCTAAGAAAACCTAAATTAAATAAGACACCGGATTATCTGTTTACAGATTATTCCGACTATTTTGGTGTAATTCATAAAGAAGATATAAAGCTACCTTATTTATTAAAGAAGATAGAAGATGATAGAGTAGATCTAACTGATTTTGATTTAGTAATACATATACCATATACCCCAGATATGTTTAAATCAAATGGAAGATTAGCTTTTCTAATAAATGATAATCCTATTAATATAATGGACTATTATTATTTTGTATATAATGAATATCTTTATATATTTCTTAAGAACACATATACAGCTGTAACTAGTGTTAAGACATTTAAATCATCATTTCCAATGGATATGTCATTATATAATGGACCAGCAATTACCAATCCAGAAATAGGAGATCATTACAAAGTATTTTTAGATAACTCTAATAGAGAAATAAATACAGGTACTGCTAAATATAAAATAGATTTTATGAGACAAAATTATTTTACTTTGTCTTCTAGTAAACCTACTATACAAGATCTAATTAGACCTTATTTAGATAATGGATTAAAGAATGTATGGTCATTTATAAAGAATATAAAAATAGATAGAGTATGTTTATATAAAATAGGACAAGGATTTGTAACAGAAGATAAAGATAATGTATTAGAATTAAGATCTAATTATATTAGATTAAAAACAGAAAATCCTAAATCTGTTAATTATCAAGTTATAATATTTTATAATGGAATGTCTATAGATGAATTCATCAACTCAGATAAGAATAAAGACATAGATGAATTAAGATATGAAGAAGATGCTTTATTAGATAAGATATTTTTAATGAATGATAATTTAAATACTAGATTTATAACAGAAGATATACAAACTATGATAGATAAGTTATCTGAAAATTATGATACACCAGAATCTAAGACTGATGAATTATTACTAAGAGATACATTATCATTTAATTACGATTTATTTATGTTATTATACAGACAAATACATAAAATTAATATAGGTATTCCTTTAAATGATATATCTTATGTAGATAAATTAGAACAATCTGATTTAAAGACTTATAAGTCTGTTAAGTATGTTGGTAATGATGATAAAAGAAATAAATTTATGAAAATATCTTTTATAAATATAAGAAGATTACCGATTGAGATATTTCATAATTTTAGAAAGTTTACAGAATCAGCTGTATTTCACGAATATAAAGCTATGACTTCCATAATATATATTAAGACGTCTGTATTTCTTAAATATTATGGATATGAATCTTTAGATGATATAAAGGATAAGTATATTAACATCATATTACGACCTGATGGATCTGAAGAAACATTTATGAGAAATATAAATGTAGAATACAATGGAGTAATGATACCATCAGAAAGATTCTATAATTGTCCTAATAAATTATTATATGATGATGGATATCCTATTACAGAATATGACATAGAATATAATACTCTACCTCCATCTAATATATTAGCGGCTTATCCTCAGAAGAAGTTATTATATCATGAAATAAACACACTAATGTTACCTAGAGGATACAAACCTTATATTAAATCATTCTTTGTTAAATATAAGAATTTAACGACACAAGATTTTACTGATGTAGGAAATAAAGTTCCTAATAAATACATTAGTGGAGATCACATGGTTGTAGATTATATAGATTTCACTTATCTTATTAAAGTTGGAGAATACACTTTAACAGAAAATGTAGATTATGTTATATTATCTCCTAAATTAATTAAATTCTATAGAATACCTATAATAGATAATACAAATGATTATATAAAAATTACATTAGAATTCCAAGGAAAAGAATTTGATGTTCTTAAACAAAATGCCGATACTAAATCTATATTAAAGAAGATATATGAACTTCCTTATTTTGTAAATAAGTATAATAATAAAGAAAATACATGTTTAGTAGATTTCTATTATCCTGATAACTATGAAAGTAAATTCAATAGAAATCATCAAATGTTAACTAAATACTTCTGTACAGAATCAGTACTTAGATTAGATGATTTATCTGATTATGGAGAACAATGGAAGAAGAATTTACAAGAAGAATATCCTGAATATTGGGAAGTAATAAATGGTGAAGAAGTGTTCACCATGACACCAGAGGATGTAGTTCCTACTTCTAGATTCGATATTCCTAGACATGTTACCTTAGTACAGTGGACTCCATTAAATGATGTTATCTATAACCATATAATGGCTTGTAGTTATTTAGATAAATATGGATATCTACACGGAAGTGAATATTATATAGATGGTAATGGAGAAGAACAGAATAAAAGATTTATACCAGCTATAAAAGATATAGACATAGATAAAGTATACCATAACTTTGAATACAATATAAATATACCAGTAGACTATATAATAATTCCCACTCCGTAATGGAGTGGGAACTTATCTTTGAAAACTAAATAAATCAAATAAATCAGAATTATCCATTTGACCTTGATTAATAGGAGTTGTATTCAATTTTTGTCTACTGTTCATAGCATCATGGATATTATTAAAAGATTCTCTTCCATTATTAGCTAACATTTCTTCTACTTCCTGTCTACCTGATACATTAAATAAATCAAATGTACTCTTTTGATTTTGTATAGGTTCGTTAGTTAATATCTTAACATTACGAGTACCTAAACTATCTTTTCCTTGATTGATTATAAATCCTTCTGCATAGTTATCAACAGGATTATTTTCATTTCTTATTCTTCTATTAAATTTCTCTTCTTTTTCTATATTCTTAGCTTCCATTTTAGATACAAACTTTTTAGCTATATTATCATAGTAAGTTATATCAATCTTTCCTCCTCTTTGTTCATAAGAAGTTTTGATTCTACTATTAACTGGATTAGTTACATCCAATATAGTTACATTATTATTGATTATAAATGAATTAGTATCTATTACAATATTATTACGTATCTTAAGTAATGTAGTATTATCAAATATAGCATAATAAGCATGTAGCATAGCCATAATGTAGTCATCGTGACATCCGTCAGAAGCTGCTATTTTTCCTTCTTTATTACCAGGAGTTTTATGTACAGTTAATGTCATTATTTCATTAACTACTACTGGTACTCCTATAGCTTCACTATATTTCTCAACTAATGTACTTAATCTATTCATCATCAATGGACGTGTTTTACTAGTTACACTAAGACCGATATCACAAGCCATCTTATTTTGTCCTATCATTACATTAGTATCTATTATAGCTCCAGGAGTTGCTAATTTAAAATCACTAGTTTTATATACTATTAGGTAATCTTGATACTCTGGTAACTTCTTAAGCATTGCTATAATAGTTTCTCCACCAGCATTACGCTCTATAGCGAAACCTGCTCTCATGTTATTTTTCTTAAGCTGTTCCATTATACTTATTATCAATATAGCATAGTCATCTATATTGATTATATTACTTCCGTAAGTTGCTATTATACGACCAGTACGAGCATCTACAAATACTAATGTAGATTTATCTGAGTTACCTCCTCTTCCATAAGCAGAGTCGACTCCTACTATAAATCCATTTCTACAATTATATTTTAAGAAATCTATTAAGTCATTACCTTTATATAAGTATTCTTTTCTAGGATATAATAAAAATTCCTGTCCTAAGAAAGTAGTCTTTTCTACTTGAACTACCTTAGCTTTATTTTCTAACATATTTAGGGTTCTTTTACTAAATGGGTTTTCTCCTGTATCATCTTCCCATTTAATCATTATTTCTCTTCTTATAGTTTCTACTTCCTCACTACGTGCTTTATCAAATAACCATTCTTCATCATATCCAAGTAAATCAAATTCAAACTTAATATGGAACATTGTACTGATACCTCTAGTGTCTCTCCATTTCTCTAAATCCTCTATAGTCTTACTAAAGATATCTAAGTTATTAATTCCTACTTTGATATAATCATTCTGTACTCTTTCATACATCCATTTACCATAAGGAGTATTTAAGAATCCAGGTGTACCAAGTAACCATAGTCCAGAGTGTAATCCAAATTCTCTAGTTCTCTTTCTTATTGTAGTCATACTTTGTACTAGAGCGGCTATCGCTTTAAAGTTAAATTTAATATGAGGAATCTCATCTATAAATATAAAAGGATCTGTGTTTCCCCGTCCTGCGTTATTAGCTTTATCTGGGTCAAATCCTATAACGACTGTCTTAAGTTTATTATTAAATAATCTACATTCAAAATCTCTATTCTTAGCTCCTCTATCTACTCTTCGTTTCAACATCTGTTTTCCATTTTTATCTGTCTTTCCTAATTCGAATTGGTGATATTGTAGATAAGGTGGGAGGTCATCTAAGACCTCCTTTATCTTGCTCACGTTATCTTTTGCTTTATTTTCATCGTAGTGAATGTTAGTCATATTAAGGTTCATTCCACCAAAGTTTAAATGATATGCTAACAGTGTTGTAACGACAAATGTTTTACCTATCTGACGAGGTGCTTCGAAGAAAATATCTTGACTTCGTAACATTAACCAAATTGCAGAATAGTTTCCAATATTTAAATCAAAAGGAATTCTATTCTTATTTACTTTAACTAATACTATTTCTCTAAAGAAATACCAAGGATTTAATCTACATTCTTTATCTATCATATCTTTAACTTGATCTGACAATAAAGGATCTCTAGGGTTAACACCTATCAATGCAGGGTTAAAGATTTGTAAATGTTCAGAATGATTTTTAACACCTAATTTTTTAAAGTAAATATACATATTATAAAAAGAATCATTTTTAGTATTATAATCATAGTACCTTTTTATATATGGTTCAGTCTTAACGAAGTCAAAGAGATTCTGTACATAGCCAGTCTTTTTATCTCTCCATATACCTTCTTCTTGTGAGTAATACATTATTCGTCATCATCATCCTTTTCTTCGTCTTTTAATACTCCCCTTTTAATAAGACCATTTATTATTTTATCTTCAAATGTTTCTTTAATTTTATCAACTACATTAATCTTTTCTTTTTCTTGTTCATTTTCTACATTATCTTCTAGTACATCTTTATTCTCATCTACTAGATCTTCTACTACTTCATTAGTTATTTTTTCTTTATCTTCTAATAAAGCTTCTTCTTCAGTTTTAGGAGGTTCCTCTTTCTTTTGTTTTCCTGAGAACCATCCACCTAGTTTATTAGATCCTCCAGTACCAGTTTGTAATTCACTGATGTCTTCTTGTAAAGTATCACCTTTTGTATTTACATATACATTTACATGATGTTCCATAGGTTCTACTTTTATTTCTTTATCATTAAATTCATTCGGTATAGGAGTATAGATATTACCTAAATAGAATATGAATTTTCTACCATCGGTAGTAATAATCATTGCATATGGTTTACCCTTTACACTATCAAAGTAAATACTTTCTATTTCATCGAATTCTTTTACTTTATTAGTATTCTTTAAATTCCACATAAGTCTATAACATAATGAGACTATATGTTTCTTATCAGTGAAAGGTTTCTCCCTAGGACCATATAATTCATATATACCTCTATTGATTTCATACTTCTCTGAGAAAGCTACATAAGGAACACTTTCTGCATAAGGAGAATTAGTTATTCTTTCCTTTTTGGTTAAGTACATATTCTCTTGTAACCATTCGAATAAACCATTAGGATCTATTCTTATATAACCAAAGTCTTTTAATAATTGATCTCCTATTGTAAGGTCTTTATTCTTGTAAGCAGCGTCTAATGCTTGTGAAACCCATTGACTACAGAAAAACTCATTATCATTTGCATGTTTCATTCCAAGTTGTCCTTTTAAAGCATTTCTATAGCTATAATGCTTTCCTTTAGTTTTCTTAAAGAAACTCATTATTTTTTGCTTATCGAAGTATTTCTCATCCAATCTAAATATAGTAACCAAGTCTTCTGGATTAAGATCATATTCGTCTACACCTGTTTCAGTTAACGCTGAATATCTTTTATTATTAATTACTATATCTACATGACTATAAGGACCTCTAGTTACAGCTGATATTACTCTTCCATAACCTGTAGCTCCTTTAGTGAATGAAAGATAAACTGCATCCTTTTTAAAATTAAATTTAGTATCTTTCACTCTCCAGAAGTGGTAATTATTTGATGATTCACTAAACCCCACTCCAATGGAATCATCATAACTTTCAGAATGGGGATTTATTTTTTTCCAGCTTTAGTCTCTACTACCTCAACTCCTTTTAAGTTTAATAGTAGATTCTTTCTCATCCATTCTCTTTCTTTAGGGTTAGCCTTTTTAGATTTTTCCATTATATCGGCATTAATAGCTGATAATTTATCATATGATGCTCTATCCATCTTTTTCTGTTTAGCTATAGCTTGATTTAATTTCTTCATTATTTTAGCACCTATTATTTTAAGTACTCCAGCATTTAGTTGTTGTACTCCACTCATTATACCTTGAAGTATATTAGCTTCACCAGATGCTTTAAGATCTATATTTATTTTCAATTCAGTAAATTGTAATCCTTTATCTAAAGTAACAGGTAAGCTTTCATATCCTGTTAATAGATCTCTCCATTTTTCATGTCTATCATTAGATCTTTTTCTAGCTTTTCTCATATAAGATATAGCTCTTTTTCCAGAACCAAATGTAGCACTATTAAATTTATTTAATCCTCTCTCTATAGGAGACATAGGATATAGATGTGGGAATCCTAAACCAATTATAGTTCTTAAACCATAAATGAATTTACCTCCGTCTCTCCATACATTAATTACTCCTTCTTCTGCTAATGCTGTTATATTTAAGAATAAACCTTTTATCATTTTAGCTATAGTAGATTCAAACTTGACATATACAGTTTTAGAAGTTTCTTTTAAATTAGACATAGCTCCTATACTATTATCTTTTCCATTTACTTTATCTGCTACATTATAAGGATTTATTTCACCGAATGATAAGTATTCTCCATATCCTACCACTGGTATACCGAGAGATTCACTAATAGCAATATCTTGTGGAGTATAAATGTCAAAGTTAGCTATATCAAAAGAGATGTTATTAATTTCTTCTTCTAATCCATCAAATTCATTTATTCCTCCATTTTTATGCATGTTTATTCTAACTCTAGAATCCATGCATTTCTTTTGTAATTCTCTACATTCATTTAATAAAGCTTGTCTAGTATCTTCTGTATCTATAGCTTCTATTCTATTCTTAATATTTTCTAAAGAAAGTGCTATATCTTTATAAAGGAATACTTTTAGATTATCATTGTTAATTAATAAACCTGATTCAGGATTTTCTACAACTGCAGGTGGTTCTGATACTACATCTGTAATGTAATTACCTATAGCTTGTCCACCTACTAAGAAATTCTCTCCTACTGAAGTTAATGGACTTGGTCTATATAAGTTATTAACTTCTTGTCTGTATACTAAATTAAATAGGCTTATATTATATCTATTAGCTCCTTCGAATTTATTCCAAGGTTCTACTCTATTATCAGTATACAAAGATTGATTACTCATCTGAGCTGTACTCATTTTCTCTAGAGTATTTATAGCTAAAGCTGTACCTAATCCGAAAGAATACTCAGAATTAAATCTAGTAACTAATCTTTCTAATCCACTTATTAAATAAGTAGGTGGATACAAATTAGCATCAGCCATTAAATTAAATAAGCTATCTAGGAATCTCTTATATCCTGGGGTAAGTCCTCTATATTTGAAATCAAATATTAGAAGTCCTATTATTTGTCCAAACCCACAATCGTCATTTAATATCTTATTTAATATGTCCGGTCTAACAGTATTGAAATAAGAATAGAAAGCTTCATAATTATCATATACCATTTTACTATTTCTATTATTAAGTAATCTAACATTTATCTTTCTAATGAAAGTATCCTTTAGTAATTGGAACTTTTCTTCTGGATAGTATTTGTCTAAGAATTTAATTAAAGACTTATTAATAAAGATAGTTATAGGAATAATATCCCTTCTTTCCATATCGTTACGATTTATACCGATACCACTATTAAAGAATGTCTGTAATGATATATAGGAATCATTTTCTCCATCCATGTGAGAATCATATATCATTATTTCATTTTCTAGTAATTCAGATAAAGATATTTTTCTTTTATTAGGTTTTCCATCTACACCTTTACTATACATTAATTCAAATGATCTACCCATAGTAGGATGTACATCATCTCCAATAACATAGAAAGGTCTCATATCATGAGATAATGCTTTCACACTAAGATTACTAAGTTGACCAGTTAAATCTCCTTGTAATTTAAAGTCTAGAGATTCATACATAGGTTCTCTTTTAAGTTTTATCATTTATTTTCCTCCTTTAAATAAAATATGGTCTCAATTAGAGACCTTAATAAATATTAAGCTATTAAGATTACTAATTATTAATAACATAAGATACACATCTGTTCGTCATTTAGGGTATGTGCCTACCTTTTTAGAGGAAAACACACTGGGTATACAAACGAATAGAAAGGAGTAATATATGCATGTACCTCTTATAGATAGATTATCTATTGAAAGTTATTTTAATAACATCTCAAGAAACAGAGAAGTTCTAACTGATAAAGGATTAGAAAAAGATGGTAAGATAATATCTTTAACTAAGAAGATTGAAAATGAAACTGCTGTTATTAAAACTTTACATACAATTTGTAGTGATTTAAAAGCAGATCTTATAATTAAGAAAGAGATAGTTAAAGAAGAAAATAAACTTACTATAGAAGGAATATTTAATGGATTTAGGTTAACTAAAGTTTCCTTTAGTTCTAAAGATTCTACAATGGATATTTTAGGACAATTAATACTTAATTTATATTGTGTTGATTTACATATAGAAGTATCTACATCTAGAAAGAAATGTAGAATACCTATTTATTTCTCATTAGTAAGTGATAATGGATTACCATCTATATTATTATTAGACTCATCTATTAAATTATCAACAGGATATAGCGATGACTTTAATTATAAGTTAATACCTTTATCTGAGAATATGATGACTGATATATTGGATTATGTAAGTGATAGTTATTTAACTGTACAAGATTGCTTATTAATAGAAACTTATAATAAGTTCACTCACTATGATTTAATAACAGTCTCTCCTGAAGGAAGAATGAATTTAGAAAGAATCATAAAAGAGAATAATGCTTTCTCTAATACAGACTTTGATATATTCTTCCAGAAAGAATTCTTCTCTCTTCCTGTATTAAAGTTTTCTGATGTTATAGAAGAATCTTTGAATATAGATAAGATATTATGTATTAATGAATATAGAAGTATAGACGCTACAGATTTTAATGAATACATTAATTCTGAAGGAAGATTAAAAGCAGTAGTTTTAGTTACTGAGAAATCTTCTAGAGTAATGATAGATGTATTCAGTGATACTGAATCACAAGATTATGTAGTTAATGGAAGAATATTTTCTGTAGTAGGAGATAGATATACTGAAAATGATAATGGAGGATATGATCTTACATTAGAATTAAAAGCTGAGTCAGAAGATTATGTTTATAGAATAGGTGGATTAGAAATGAAACCATTTTATGAAGCTACATCTTTTGAAGAGACAGGTTTAGTTAAAACTGAAAAAGCTGTTAAAGTAGCTATTAAAAATTGTAAGAAGTTAAAGAAGCAAGGAGAGAATACATTAAAAAATGTTAATGACCAGATAAATTATGTATCTACAGTTATTAATCATTTCGATCAAGCTTTCCAAGTTTTATTAGCATCTATATCAACTGTAGGAGCATCAGTATTCTTTGGACCATTAGTAGGTGTATTAGTAGGATACATCGTTTTAACTACTAAGAAATGTAAGAACTTTCCAGAAAAGAAGAAAGAACTTATTAAAATCTATAATAAGCATATTGATATTTTAGAAAAGGCTGAAGACGAAGCTAAAGCTGTACATGATATGAAAAAAGCACTACAAGCTAAGAAAGCTAGAGTTCTTTATGAAACTAGAATAGAGAAGCTCAATATAGAAGGAACGAGAAGAAAGAAATTAGGAAAATAAGGTGATATTATGAAACTAGAGAAGGATAAACTTTATATTTGTTTTCATAAACCTAAAGGACTTATCGGACATGCTATAGCTTTATGGACATTAGGTATTTATTCTCATTGTGAATTTATTTATAATGGTGATGTATATTTAGCTAATCCTCCTAAAGTTACAAAACATAAGTACGAGTATAATCACTTATATCATGATATCTATGAAGTATCTCCTAGAGTTGATATAGACAAGGTAATGGAATTCTATAATATGACTGAAGATATGGAATACGATATGAAAGGTATAAGAAAAGGTCAAGCATTCTACTGGTTAAATGATCATGCAGAAGATAAGTATTTCTGCAGTGAATGGGTTATGAATGCATTAGACTATTCTTTAGGATATGTATTCAAATATAAAGGTAAAACTGTACCAGAAGCACAAAAGGCATTTTACTACAAATATAATCCAGCAAGGTTATATAAATATTTACTAAAAGAAGGAATAATTTTAAATGAGGTGAAATAACATGGAAGAGAAGAAGAAAACAGAGAATAAGAACAAAAAGTTTGTTAAGAAGTCTCATAAAACTGATAAGAGACATAATACACATAATTTCAATCATAAAATACCATATATCTCACAAAGAGATGTAGATATGATTTATGATGCTGCTGAGAAACAAATATCTACTGTATTTGGTAAATGTACTCTAGTGTGTATAAAATTACAGAGTGGTTATATTTTAACAGCGTCATCAGCTTGTGTTTCTCCTGAGAACTATTCTCAAGAGGAAGGTGTTAAGATATGTGAATACAAATTAAAAGACCAAATCTGGGCATTAGAGGGATATCTTTTACAGAATGATGTAGAAATCTACAACAAGAATAAAGGAGGTAATAAGAATGGCAAAAGTAATTCTTAATATAGGACATGGAGGTATTAAACATGATCCAGGAGCTTGTGCTAATGGATTTAAAGAACACTTCTGGAATAAAGAATTCGTAGAAGAACATCTAGTTCCTATATTAAAGGAAAGAGGAGTAGAATACGAAATAGTAATACAAGATACTTTTCCTACTCTAGCTTCCAAAATAAACAGATTAACTAAGAAAGGTGATTTTATATTATCTTTCCATCTTAATTCAGCAGATCCAGAAGCACATGGAACAGAAATGCTTTACTATGTTAAATCATCTAATAGTAAGAAATTAGCAGAAATATTCCAAAAAGCAGCTGTTGAAACTCTTGGATTAAGAGATAGAGAAATAAAACCTAAAACATTAGCTGATAGAGGTGGATCTCTATTAGTTAGAACTAATTGTCCTTGTATCATATTAGAAACTGGATTTGTTTCTAATGTTCATGATATGGAAGTATTAGAAGCTAAAAAGAATGAATTAGCAGTAGCATATGCTGATGCTATACAAGAATATTTTAAAGTATTATAGAAGGAGTGGATTATAATGGATGCACAAAGTAAATTAGCTAAAAATATAGTAGTTACTAAAGTATTGGAATTTGCTAGAAAGAGAATACTTGAAGAAGAAATACAAAAAGGAGCTAAATTAGGTAGAGAGAAATTTGAAGCAGTTACTAAAGATTTCTTTACAGGAGTTAAGAAGTTTATAGCTGACTGTAAGAAAACTGATAATGAATTAATTCCTAATGAATTAGAAGAATTTGGAGAAGAATTAATATCTGATTTAGTAGACCAAGTAGAAGCTCAAGTTAATCTTAAAAACATAGTAGAAACTTTACTTGGACAAGAAAAGAAAGTATTAGATATATAATCTTATAATGGAGGAAGTATGGAACTATTTGATTTGATAATTAAGAATAGTAATTTAAAAGCTTTCTCCGAAGCTGATGACATGGGTATACCAGATGGAAATCTGAATGATCCTAATAGTGGTGGTTTTGAGGGTGGTGAAGAGCCCCCTCAGGACGACACTTATGTCGATGATGGAGGAGGATACGATGACACTGGATATCAAGATGATTCTTATCAATACGATGATACAGGAGATATGCCAGGAGAACCAAATGATCCTTTTGCCGATGTAGATGATTCGGAGATATCTTTAGTACAAGATTTAAGAGAAAACTACGCTAAGTTATATAATAATCAATTCAGTGCCTATCAAAAGTTTCAATCTGAGAATCTAGATAGTACAGAATTCAGTAAAGAATTTGAGACTCTCAAGAAACAGTACAAAACAACATTGAATTTATTATACAAGTACATAGAAACTAAGTATAACAATGAAAGTACGACTACAAGAATCATGGAATTTATAAATTTTAAAGAGCAGTTTTCTGTTCTTGCTAAGACTTGTAATCGTCTTCTGGATAAGCTTAATTCTAAAGAAGATACTAGTAGTGTCTTTGTATAGGTCTTGTAAAATAACGATATTAACAAAATTGTTATTAAGTTATTAATTAATCACTTATATTTTAATACAAAGGAGGAAATAACAAATGGCAAGAAAAGAAAACAACACTATTTCTCAGAAAAATTATGATGAGAATAACTTAAAAGCCATTATAGCATTTAATAATTCCCTAGACACATATGCTAGAAGTACTTATGGTAAGTCATCTAAGCAATCAATGTCTGGACTAGGTTTTGCTGAAAGAAAAGCTTTAGCAGAACATGCGGCTAATTCATTATTTGCTAACGCAATTGCCAAAGTTGGTAGTGGAGAAAACGGAAATTATCTTACTACTGATGGGGTTGCTAATATATCAAAAGCTTCAATATTGAGAGATATGAAGGGAGAATACCAAGCTAGAATGGAAAATAACATGCTAGGTGGTCAAGCAATAGGAAATGTTACTACTGCTATATCTTCTTTCCAAAATTTACAGTCAGTATTATTATACCCTGGTGTAGTAATGGCTACTTACAACAAAATTATGAAAACTACTGTAGAAAAGAAATTATTCTACGATAGAATGTATGACGTACCATATTTAATTTCTCATACAGGAAAGAGATATGATTACTATGGTACTTTAAGAGACTCTAAGGCTCTATCTGAAATCATGGGACAAGCTTCTGCAACTGCTGAAGTAAAAATGCCTGTAAGAAATAGCTTTGTAGAAAATATAACAGGAACACCGGCAACAACTGGTGCAAAAGCAAACTTAGTAGATTCTTACAACCATGGTAAAGATACTCCTATAAATGGACCAAGAAACTTCTTGAACCGTGGAGTAGAAATTGTATCAATAGATTATGATGGTGTAGACAAAGCTGTACAATTCATATCTAATGGAAACCAAACTCAGTCAGGACAAGTTAATGATGTTGTAGCTACTATAGCATTAAAACTTTCTGATAGAAAGAATGCAACTGCTGAACCAATAAGAATCAATGGTACAGTAAGTGCTAATGGAGACATTGATGTATTATGTACAGATCCAAAAGTTAAATCAATAACTTTCAAATTCGTATTACCTGCAATAGGAATGCAAAGAGCAGCTTCTATTGGTAGACAAAAATCTCCAATCAGATTCTTCATTCAAAAAGATGAAAGATTATATACTACAATCAATGATCAATATATCCAAGATGGAGATATCATGATTGAAGAAGATATCATCGAATTATTCAATAGAGATGTTATCACAATAGCTAACCAATGGAAAGATGATTACACAATCAGACAATACATTGCTAATCATAAAGCTAACATGGCTAAAGCTAATCAAGCTACAAATGATTTCGTTAACACAGAAACTGTATTGAATAGATATGCTTTCTATGTAAAAGGAAATGTAGAAATAAATAACTTGATGAACTCTCCAGCTGTTATAGGAACAACAGGATTCCTTAAAACTCACAATGACATGTTGGCAAATGAAATCTTCAAAGTAACAAATGAAATCGTAAGAGAAATTCAACCACAAGAAAAGAACTTCGTTATAGTTTCATCTTCTCAAGGTGGACAATGGATTTCTGATATCAATGGAAATAATGTTACTCAATTTAATATGGTTGCTGATGGAGGAGACGGTACAATAGCTGGTCTTGCTACACCATTCGTATTAAATAAAATTAACATTAATAACATGTATTCAGGATGGTTCGTTGCTACAGATAGATTAGAATCAGAAAGAAAAGAAGTAGATGCACCAGCATTTGGAACTACTGCAAAAGGATATGGATATATCCATAACTATACTATCTTACCAAGATTTGAAGAATCTAAAGACAGTATGATCTTCTTATCAGGACCTGAAATGTTCACAAGAGGTACTTCAACTCCAGAGTATACTAACTACGAAGCAATTAACTTCGAATTCAGATGGGATATTGCTTGTATTAATAAGACTATTGGGGAAATCGTAATGACTGAAGCACCTATGCAAAAGAAATAGTTAACTTAACAAATAAATAATACCACACAAATATAAAATAGGAGGAAATTAAAAATGGCAAAGAAAAATATGAATATATACGACTTCCTTAATAAAGAATACGGAATCGTAGCTAGTGCTGAATCAGTATTAATGAATACTGGATCAAAATCTGTAACTAGTGCTGAATATAGAAAACCAGTAAATGCTTTCGCATTAGCTGAATCACTTTCTTACATTATGGCTGATCCATACAAGCAGCATGCACAGGCTGTAACATTAACTGCAGCAGGAGAATCTTTAGCAAGAGGATATGGAGAATTATCTGCATCTGAATTGAAAGATAAAGTAGTAGACGGAGCAAAAGATGCATGGAAATCATTCTTAGCATTAATAGATAAATTGATAGAAGTTATCAAACAATTCATCAGAGGACTTTTCGATAAAGAAAAGAAATTAGGTGATGTTTCTGCTAAATTAAAAGCTATGCTTAAGAGAAATATCGGAGATTCTAGTAAAATAGATACTGAAAAGACTCTACAAATAGCATTTGTTAATCCAGCTATCTTTGGATTAATTCCTCAAGATGCTGAAGGAAAATTAGATATGGGTGGAATAAGAGATATCATTAAAGCATATGGTACAGATTTAGGAGATGTTGTACAAGTTTTAGGTAATAATGGAAATACTAGTATGCAGATGTTTCTAAGTATATTACTAAGATCTGGAGAGTATATAAATAATGCTAGAAGTGATTCAAACACACTTTCTGTTTTCTTAACTTCTGTATATAGAATAGCTAATGAAGCTTCTAATCTAGCCGGAGAATCTTCTGGTTCAAGTGTTACTAATATAAGACAAGTATCAAAAAGAACTTATGGAACAGGAAGATACTCCGAAACAGATAAAGATGGTACAAGAACTGTGAATAGTGAATCTATAGAAAACATTCCAGTTGATAAATATAAAGAAGACTGGAACACTGTATTGGAATACTTTGATGATAACGTTAAAGAGATAAAGAAAGCTTTATCTAGAACTGAAAAAGGAAGTATTTCTAGACATACTAATGATGAAATCGAAGGAATATTAGTTGATACTATGAACAAAAGTAGAGGAGATGCTTCAACTCTAGAAAGATTATTACAATGGTATAAAAAGACTGTAGATGGTCTTAAAAATATAAAGATAAATAAAAAGTTAGAAGATCTAATTAAAGGATTAGGAAGACTTAAAAGAGCTATTATCAAAAATAAAGATAATGATTTCGGAAATAAGTTAGCTCAATTAGGAAGAGTAGCTGTTAATAAGTTTACAATACTTGTTACTAAAACTATATCTCTTTCAAATAAAGTTTATGCAACTTTATTTAAAGCTATAGCTATTAACTTGAAATCAGCTCAATTAATTTCTGCTAAAAGATCTAGAAGAAATGATAATGATGATCTTAATGCAGATGAACTTAGAAATAGATATCAATAATCATAATAGAAAATTCCTCTCCCGAAAGGGAGAGGATATTATCTTTTTTTAACTATATATCATTTTAGCGATAACCAAAATAAAAAAAAAATAAACTATATTAAAGGAGAAGTGATATTATGAACACTAATAAAAAATTATTTGTATTAAGACAGGAATTCTTTAAACCAGGGAGAGAAATGTTCGAGGTTAACAGATATGTTAATGAAATGATTTATAAAGCTACAAAATTACCACTTACTAATGAACAAGTATTCAATAAATTTATAGAATACATATCTTCAATAGGTACTGATAGATTACAGAATCTATCCTATATCTTCGTAGATGAAGTTAAAGAAATTAGAAGATCTATTAATACTTTAACATCTAATAACGATCCAATATCTAAGAATGATTTAAAATGGATTGCATCTGCATATGATGTTTTGGTATCTAAAGATTACTTAAGTAAAGACATCAATGCTTCTGATATTAACTATGTGAAGAATAATCTTAATGTGGTTCTTTTAACATTGAAGGATTTCTTTAATGGAATTAAATTCGTTAAAGATTTCAGATATCAGATGGAGTATGTTATTTACATGATTAGAATGTCATCTATTTTAGGTGATATCTATTATAAATTCCAATCTAAGATAGCTGAAGTTGAAAAGAAAAGAAAGGTTGCTGAATCAGAATTAAGTCTTGGGTTATCACCAGATGGTAAGACTATAATGATTAAACCTAGAGTGGTGGAAGGAGATGAAGAATCTCAGAATAACGTATCATTTAATCAACCTATAGAAACAGAAGAAGATTCTAAATATGATAAAAAATATTTAGATGATCTAAAGAATAGATTGATAGATGGTATAACTGTGAAAACTTCTGCTTCATATGCAGGATTTACATTCAGTATAGGAAATATTCAAAATCAACAAAATCAAAATAATGGATACATTCCTATAAATGGATTAGTAAACCCAACAGTAATACAACAAGCTCAAAACTAACAACCGGTAGTACAACAACAACAACCTGTAACGATAACTTTAAAGAAATAAGGAGTCCCATCTGGGACTCTTTTTTTTTTATTTAATTCTACTTATATAATATATAAGTAGATAAGATATGGGTAGGACATTTCCTTATAAACATTAGGTCCATATCGATAAGGAGATAATCATGAACGAAAGAGCGTTAGAAAGAATAGAAAATTTATTAAACGTGTTTAACGAAAGAGAATACACAAGTGGATTAACTATACTCGGTAATCATGTGGTAAAAGTATATATCGTTCGTAGAAACGACGGTTCTTTTGTAGTAAATGATGGAGAGGTATTTAGAGATATCTCTGAACTCGCTATGAGGGTAGTAGATTTAATTTCAATTCTTGGATGTCGTGAGATATACAGATTAGAGTACAGTATAGTAAGATATAACGACAGCACAACTAAGTTTGTGTATGCAGATGTGTCTATGCTTATATAGGCACATCTTTTTTTCGTTTAAAAAGTAACAAAAACACTCGTATATTAATATTTAAAGGAGGATATCGATGTTTAACAGTGAAGATTTTGTTAATGCTGATGTATTTATAAAGTCATCTTTCATGGGTACTAATCATATGGTAGCTTTAGCGGAGAGTGAAGAATTACCTATAGATAGATCCATAGAAGAAAGTGATGAAGCTGAGAAATTACTAATACCTAATTCTATTATTTTAATTAGTAACTACTTAGAATTACTTAAGCATTATGATAAAGAATTAACCACAATAAAGGAATTATCAGTTAATGAAGATTATACTGGAAATATTCCGTGTATTAAAAATATTAAGTGTCAATATATACTTAATGAATTAGAAAAGGAGTTACCAGAAGATACTGAAGAATTCTATTTACCAAGATCTTGTAAAGATAGATTAAGAGATATACCTACAGATATAATAGTGGATGTATCTTCTAAGATAAAGTATTTAATTCCTAATAGTGATAGTACTGATACAGTAGTTCCATATGATATGAAGACATCTTATGATAAGATAGAAGGTATATTAGAAAAGGAAAGATCTATTAGTAATCTTAATAATTTACTATCTTCTATTAAGGATACTGTATCTAAGAATGAATACTTTAGTGACAAGTTACTACACGTTTTGTCGCATACACCTGCGTCTGCTACATCTGAAGGAATGAAATGTTTCTTAGTATACTTAGCATCTAATATAGGACTTCAAATAAGAGTAATTAACAATAGTGTTCAATTACTACAATATATGAGAGAAAGATTACAGAGAGGAGTGATTAAATAATGAGTAGACTATTAGAACAGATGGGATACCAAGGAGAAAATAACAAATGTAATCCTATAACTGCTATGTCTGAACAAGCTCTTCTTTTATCTGATATAATGATGGACGCTATAAATGATTCTATTAATGAAGATATAATAAATAGAGCATTTGCTGAAGGATATAATCCTTATGGTGAAGGAATGTTCTCTGGAGTTAATTCTGTAGCAGCAGATATTAAAAGAGGAATGTCTAATGGAATGAATATGATAAAAGAACTATTTAAGAAAGCTATACAAATGATTAAGAACATTCTTAGAGATTTCCTTAACCAAGAAAAGCAACTTTATAAATTGATCCAAGATATGAAAAATGCATTAAGAGATAGAACTCGTAATGTTAAAGATCCTAGAAGAAATATGAAGATAATTACTTATGAGTCTTTAGCAGAAGCTAGTATACCTATAAATGGAGCACCTCCTAAAAGTTATACAGAAGCTATCTTATTTATATGTGGATTACTAGATCAAGCATCTGCTGGAGCACAAGGACAAGACACATCTCAAGGAGCTAAACAGTTAGCTCAAAAGAGAAGTGTACAACAAGTTATACAAGATTGGCTACATAACTGGTTTGAGTCTGTTAAGAGATTAGCTAAACCTTGGAAGAAACAAACTCAACAAGGTGGATCACAAAACCAATATGATTTTGCTCATGCTGAGAAAACTGTTACTAAACTTATAGAAATGCAAGTAAGAGGAGAAGAAAGTCAAACTAATAAAGAATGGATGCAGTTCTTAAATGAAATGGCTAAAGCCGTAGATAGTAAAGCTAAATCTTATATGGATGTAACACCAGATGCTATTGGATCTTTAGCTCGTATGTTAGCAGCTTATGGATTACAAAGCGATACTTTCAATGATAAAAAAGATTCTAAAGTACAAGTACAAGATTTTAATGCTGTGCAATTAGAAAAGAAGAATGTAGATGCTAATACAGCTTATGAAGTTACTAGAGGATTACTAAATGATTTTATAGATCTCTACGTTAATCTTAATAGAAGAAAGCTATCTAGAAACTTTAAAAATAAAGAAATGAAGTTACAACAAATGATGACTAAACTAGATAGATTAGTTGATAGAAAGAATGATGGTAATACTAATAGAAACTTTAATCAAAGTGGAACATCATTAGTTGACCAAGGAAAGTCTATGACTGAGAAATCTTTAGGAGCAGGATCTTCTTATAATGAAATTATGAGAGAAGTACATGATTATATGAGTGAAGCATTCGGAGAAGGATTATTTGGTAATAATAACGGTACTCAAAATTATAATGCTGATAATGGAAATACTAATAATAATTCAACACCTAATAATGCTAATGCTAATAATAATGAATACGGTGGTACTGATAATACAGCTGGAAATGATCCATCTAATACTGGTAATTTAGTTCCATATGTAAAATCTTATGTAGTTAACTTCTCACAAGGAACTATGCATTGTGCTATGTTCTATAATGCTGTACTTAAGAAATGGAATTATGCTGTAAAAGAAACTTTAGTAGCTTATTATGCACTTACCACAGGATCTAAAGATAATAATAAGACAGATAATGTACAAGTACCAAACAATAATAAAGGTAATAACAATAACCAAGGAAATAATGAAGAGATACCTACTGGTAAATTATAAGGCGAGATTAATTTCCCGCCTTTAACTTAAATACACTTGAAAGGAGAGATAGACTGATGAGAATTTTAGCAACTATGACTGGTTTCGTACCAGCAAGAGAGAACTTTGATCTTACAGAAGAATTAGGAAAGAAGTTAGAACATGGAGCAGCATTTATAGAATTTCCTGTAGAGATAATAACATTAGATGATAGTATACCTACTAGAAATAATGTAATATATCCTTTAGCTGAAATGAAGATTGCAGTTGAAAGAGAAAGATTACAGCAAATGTTAAATACTGGGGTATTCTTATCTGAATTAGAACATCCTGATGATCCAGAAGATCTGTTGAGATGGACTAAAGTAGATAGAACTAATGTACATTCTAGATTTACTAAATTGTGGTTTGAAGGTAATAAATTAATGGGAATGGTTAGAACTGTTCCTGGTAATGGTAACCTTATGGCTAAAGCTATCCTAAATGGAGAATTACCATCATTCAGTATTCGTGTTATAGGAAAACCTACTAAGAGAGATGACGGTGTTATAGTGTTACATGATATACATCTTATAGCAGTTGACTGGGTAACATATCCGGGAAATCCTACATCATATGTTAAATCAAGTGATGTATATAAATTAGTAGAAAGTCCTATTACAAAAGGATTCCAATACCCATTATTAAAAGCATCTGGAGAAGCATCTCCTATTCTTAGAGAAATGGGAATATCAGAAGATTTAGTATCTGTAGGTAAAGGAGTATACGCAACACTTAATGACGACTATAAGGCTACTATGGAGAGTGTTAGACTCAGAAACAGTATAAGAAATAGCTCATTATAAGGAGGTGTCTATATGAATATAAATAAACTGATATCTAGAATAAAGGATGATTTAGGATTAAAGAAATTCCTTAAATTAAATTATTCTGATAAAGAGATATATGATATATTAAAGAGACACGCTTTTGAAGAATGGTCACATTACTTTAAATTCCAAATAATGTTCAGAGATGTACAAATGACACCAGAGGATAAAATAGAGACTTCGCTTTATAATATACCTTATGAAGTAATGGCTCCTATTCTTAGATCTGGACTAGAGATAATAGATGTAAGAGCACGTGTTAATAGTAATCTATTTGGTAACACAACTTATGGATCTTATATGAGTATGTATAGTGATTTTATGGACTTAGACTCTGCTTATACTGGAAATGTAACTACTAGACAGATAGGTGGAATGGATATGTTTATGAACTATTTACATGCTTCTTATTATGAGAAACCAAATAGAATAAGATTTAACTATGATACAGGTATAAATGGACAAGACATGTCTTATGAATTTAGAGTATTTGTGAGTCAACCAGCTAACATGTTAGCTATTAGTGAAACAAGAGAACATGATTTTTACGAATTATGTAAATTAAATGTAATGATAGTATTATACAATAACGAGGCTAAGTATATAGAAAGTATTTCATCAGGGTTAGGAAATATAAATTTGAAATTAGATGATTGGGCTAGTGCTGCATCCAAGAAAGAGGAACTATTAAAGGTTCTACAAGGATATAGTACATTAGAACAATCCGCAAGTATAGTGATGTAATATGTTAGAAATTAAAATGTTTAAAAACAAATACTTTTTCTATACTTTAATTATTTCAAGTTTACTCGTTATATGTTTAGGTACAGGTGTTCTAATAACTGATTCAGGAAGTATGTTAATAAATTACTTCGCATTAGTTTGTATGGCACTATATTGTATAATTATTAAAATAAATAAAAGAATTGCTAATATACTTTATATATTTCATCTATTGACTATATATGTTATCTGTGTCTTAATTAAGTTAGAATATATTCCAACCATATTGTTGGTCTTAGGTATACCAACATATATATTCAGTGAAGTTAAATTGAGATCAGTTACATACAGGTTAGAAAAATATCTAGGTGGAAGTGATCCTACTTATTCTAAGAGAAGATATTTTACAATATTAATAATAATATTAATATCTAGCTTTATATTTTTAATTTATATAGCTGATACAACTGATAGATTGATTGTAGTATATGATTTGATAGGAGCTTGGTTTGCTTCTTTTACAATATACTATGTGTATAAGGGTAATGATGTTAGTTGGACATTTAGAATAGCTTACAATACTATACTACTATTATTATTTTATATAATGCGTGTAGATACTATATTGATAATAATGCAATTATTTAAAATTATAGTTTCTACAACATGTTTCTTTGAAATCCAATATGATAAAGAGAAAGTAAGAGGTATAAGAGAAAAACAAAATAAAGACAACATAAATGTATCTGAATGATTGAGACGTATGATTTCTCGTATTCATTGATTAATCCCAATAATTCTGCTAATTATTGGATATAGAAACCTTTCTTTTTTTATTATTTTTTTGTTACTAGGACTCCCGAAAGGGAGTCTCTTTATTTAACGTTAATTAATTCTACTTATATAATATATAAGTAGATATAGTAATAAAGAAATATTGGGGATACAGAAGTATCTTAAAAATTAACCCAGTATATTAAGGAGGAAAAATTATGGAAATGGAACTTCACTATGTTAAATTCAAAAAGGATACCAATAGTGTCTTATCGTTCGAGGATGCCACTGGATCTACGATAGCGTTATTTCGGGTAAAAGGAGATGAGAATAATGCTAAATTTATTGGGTTAGTAATTAGTCCTGATTCAGAAGTGAAATTTGAATCAGAGATTCCGTATGGGACTCCATCTTATGAAGGAGGAAAAGACTTAGTCAATAAGGTCTTCGCTGAAATATCGATAAGTAAAGAAAACTTCAGTGAGTCCCTAGAACAACTATTGTGGAGAACAGGAGTGATACAAGATTTATCCGTAAGATATCATCCCCGTTTTCTTGAGATGTTAAGATAGCTCCTGCTCCCATAGGGGAGCTATCTTTTTTTTTTCGTCAAAAATATATAAACCCTTATTTTATAATTTTTTATTTTTATATTATTAAAATGATAAAATAATGAAGGAGATGATTAGAATGAATTTAGAGAGTAACAAAGATATGGATTTTGCTAGATTAGTAATTAGGTTAGGGAAAGTATTACCGGATCATGAAGTTAAGGATATATCCCATAAGATATCAGTATCTAAAGGAAGAGAAGAAAAGGAAAAAGTAGTATACGAGTATGCTAAAAAATATGGGGTAGATATTAACCCATTAATGTTTGGAGGTGACATGTAATGATGAAATTAGAATTTGATGTAGAGGAAATTAGAAATAAACTACATAAACAAAAGACAGAAGAAATAAACATAATGGAATTTATAATAGTTTTATCTACTATAATATCTAAAGAAGAACAACGTGTTTTTACTGAGAAGATGAGTAAGATAACTTGTCCTGAAGATAAGTTTGCTCTTATAGAAGAATACAGACATTATTTAATACCAGATAATCAATTAAATTAATATAAAAAATAGAGGAGGAATTACAATGGGATGGAATTTTTTAAAATTAGATAAGAAAGAAGAAGGGTATATAAAGGATCCAATTAAGGAATGTTTATTTCCTAGGCAGAATGGTAAATCTACATTACTTAAGAAAGAGATTATGGAGATATATGGATATGGAGATGCTAGTGAAGAAGCATATGATCCGACATATTGTAACCCTACATGGTTAGGACTTATAACTGAAAAATGTAACATACATGGGATAGTAGAGAAAGCTAGATATGTAATATATTTCTTTACTGAAACAGATATGATTCCCAGTCTGAAAAAAAATGTAGATACGTTGAAGGAAGAAGAGGACAAATTAAATAAATTCAATGGACAAGAATTTATAGATGAAGTAAATAATATAGCAAAGACAGTACAGATCTATTTAATGTTTAAAGAAGATTCTTCTGAAGAGGTGAATGATGAGAATTAGAGCTTATGCAGATTTACATCTATTTAAAGATAAAGAAACTATGAATAGATACATATCTGAAGAATTAAATGATCTAGTTATGAAACTTATGAATGATCCACCTGATATGTTAATCTTTGCAGGTGATCTTACACATACCTCTTACCAGAGTGATGATATACGTTTCTTAGAGACTATTAAGTTTATTACTAAAGTAGTTACTATATGTGAAACTAATAAGATCTACTTTAGAATGATACAAGGTACAGCTTCTCATGATGGTAAAATTGTAGAAATGTTAAAGACTTTATTTATAGATTCTAAATACTGTAGATTCTTTACATCTGTAGCTTACGAAGATTTTAATGGTTATATAATAAGATATCTTCCAGAAAGTTATTTTGGTACTTATTCTGAATTCCAATCTTATGCATTTGAAAAACCAGCAGACATGACATTCTTCCATGGATCTGTTGATGGAGTTATTCCTTATGTTAAACAAAAGGATTCCATTACAAATCTACCTAAGTCAATAGTTATACAACAGAAAGACTTAATTAACAATACTAGATTATTCTCCGCTGGTGGACATATACATCAACATATCAATCTACAAGATAAGATATTCTATATAAACTCATTAACTACTATGTCATTTTCTGATATAGATAATATAAAGGGATATATGGAATTCACTCTAGATAAATATGATTGGGATTGGATATATGTACCTAACTATAATGCACCCAAGTATTTAGATTTCATAATAGAAAATATACATATGAAACCTTTAGAAGAGATGAAGAGTATACTATCTAATTTATTACTAAAGGTATCTAGTAAAGATTACATTAGGTTTACTATAACTGGAGAAAGAAATTCTCCAGGATTAGCTAATCTATCTTTACTGAAAACATATGTAAAGAAGTACAATATTAAAATAAAAACAGAAATGAATGATACAGAATTAGAGGAAAAGTTAACTGATGATATAAATTACTATACCGATAAATCTGTATCTAATATCGATAAAATAAAAAGATTAGCTTCTGATTTATATGGAGTTGATTTAGAAGATGAAGAAATAGAAAGGATGATTTTCAATGAGTAAAGAAATAGAAGCACAATTAGGATTAGTTGAAGTTCTAACGGATACAGTAGTGATAGATTTTGAAAAACTAAATCGATCAACAGATGAAAAACAAATATTTTCTACAGGAGAAAAAATATATAGTATAACTAAAGGAGACACAACACATGATTTCTTACATCATGTGTCTTCTACTGATGATATTTTATATGCTATAAGAACTAGTGGAGGCATAGCTATAATATTTTATGATCTATATTCTGGTATAGATACAATAGGGAGTATTATAGAAATATCAGATAGTATGATGGAAGATATGAAAGGATGTATATTTACACGTATAGATATTACTGCAGAGAAGACAGAATATATTTTAAAATTTAAAAATGCACATAATAATCTGACAGTATCTTATAAATTATATTGTCATTCTAAACCAGAATCAGAGGAAGGAATGATATCTCGTGTAGGATGTAAAGTATTTAAGTTATCAGAAGATAGAAGTAAATATATAGAGATAGCTGATATGGAATTACATGGTAAAGAAGATTATGAGATTAACAAAGCAGATTTCTTATAATTTTTTATATGTATATTATTTTAGCGATACGATGAATAGTTTTATACATATTTCTATCGTCGTGTCTCCTTATTAATTTTATTTAATTGTAACATCCTATCTGAATTGGTAGGATGTTACACTTTTGAAAAATTTTTCAAAATTAATAGTTTTTTCTTGTCTACTGAAAACTATTGGAAAGGAGAACCACTTTGTTTTACAATAATAAGAATATTCTTATTAACACTCTTTCATTAATGATTCACCATACTAATGAGATACAACTTATGGAAAACATTAAGACTGCATTTGATACTATTAATACAAATAAGATAGTAGATGTAGATACAAGAACATTAGTAGAAAGTGTTAAGATATTCGCAAATGATCTCTATGAGAAATCTATTAGGTTTCCTAAACAAGCTAAGATGTACTTTGAATCTTCCTCCTTACCAGATGAAGTCAAAGAACTTGTAGCAGAATCAGGATCTACATTCTCACCTAAAGTAATAGAAGAATTCATAACTTATTACTCAAAAGTAAAACATGTCGTTTCAATGTCTACTGCCATAGATAATTTGAATGACACTTGGGATAAGTTTTCGAAATCTGGACTATCTGGTGTAGATGTTAAGTTGACGAACTTATTATCTAAATTAGAAGTTGTACAAGACTTAGGTAAGAGCTTAGCTCAAGATACCATGAAGAACAATGCATTCGTTTACAATGCATTTGAAGAAGAGACTGGTATTAAATCATTCGGAACTAATAGAGTTGAACAAGAGTCAATTGAAGAGGATTTTAACATGGTTTCTACAGGTATGTGGATTGATAATCTAGTTGGTGGGGGATTCCGTGCAGGTACACTATATGTAATGGGGGCTTTACCATCTAACTTTAAGAGTGGATTTATGTTAAATGTAGCAGAATACATTGCTTTACATCATTCCTGGGATGACTTTATAATCCCAAGTGGTATGATACCGGCAATATTATACATTAACTTAGAGATGAAACCATCTTCAATTAATAAAAGAAGATGTGCATTTCACGGAGTTAATTATGATACCATCAGAGGTTATTCGGATACTGATGCCAATGTAGACAAGATTGGAGATAGTAGGCATCTCACTGAAAACATGATGAAAATGCTTAGGGAGAAAAACTCGAGAATCCCTATAGTATTTAAAACGGAATTAGAAGGTTATTCTAATATTAATATTAAGACTGATATTGCAGAATATGAACGTTTAGGTTTTAAAATTATTATGTTGATAACCGACTACCTTGATTTATTTCAAATAGATTGGGGAGAATTCCGTGAAGCAGAAAGAGAAGAGCCATTAACTATTAAAGCTAAACAACAGAGAAAGATTGGTATAGATTTAAAGATACCAGTATTATCTGGAGCACAACTTAATAGAGGTGGTGAAGAATTAACAACGAAACTTAAAGAGGCAGGAAGTAGAGATATAGTAAAAATACTTAATGCCGGTATGATTGCGAAAGCACATGCATTGAAACAGAAATTAGATGGATTATGGTTCTGTCATAAATTTTCAATACAAGATAATGTTAATGGAGATTTTATACAAAGAAATTTCCTAGGTATTGTAGTTGATAAAGACAGAGAGAACCAATCTAAGTTTGTACCATCACCCTATGTAGAAAAGAAAGTTGATAATAACTATACTGGAGGACGTGGGGGAGATTATCGTACATACTATGTAGCTGAACTAGAGGGAATGAGATTAAGTGATAAGATATATTCTGACACAATAAAGGATCTAGTGAATGCTAATACTATGGCTATAGATATAGTAAGTATGGACGAAGACGATTTGAATGATGAAACAAGAGAAATGCCTGAAGAACTGAAGGCAGAAGAAGAGAAAAAAACTAACTATAAAGAAGAAAACGAGGAGGAATAATTATGATTAACACATATGTAAAACCAATTGGAGGACAACCAGATTACGCAGTACCAGTAAGTAATAATATCTCAAAGGTAGTAAATAACCTAGGATACATGAATAAAATAAAATACATAGGAAGTAAAGCTATAGAAGCTATAGAAAATGTAGTAAGTGATCTAGATAGAGGAGAACTATATGGATCTACACAAGGTATGGGAGTAGTGACTCCTGATCACATGAACACATTATTCGGTTTATTCATGGAAACTAAGAATCAAGTAGAAGACAAAGATAGAATGAGTAATTTAGCAGTAGTACTTAATGCTTTACAAAAGATATTAAGTAATCCAGCAGGACAACAACTATTAGGAACTGCTATGCAACAACAGATAATTTCTGATGCAGAAATGAATCTAATGATGCAAATGGCTAGTGATGAACAATCACCTCTTACAGCTATGGGATTGTATTTTGCTATGTATGCAGATATGGCTACAGCATTACTTAGAACTACTAGTCAAAAGAATAAGATACAGAATGAAGCACCAGAAATGGTAAGAGAAATACTTAATACAATAGCTGAAAAGAATGATAAGGAAACTATTGAGCATAATATATTAGTATCTATGTATAACCATGGATTAATTCCTAGAGATGCTATAGAACAAATGAAAGTCAATAGAAATACAGTATTTATGCCAATAGGAAATAATAATCAAACATTAAACCAAAATGCTGGTTTTGTAGGAGTAAGTAATAACAATAATGCAAATAATGTGGTTACATCTCATACAATGATAATGAATCCATATGGACAAGGTACAGGTGCTTATGTAACTGTTAATGGAGGATCTTCAAACATACCAGTTCCTATGGATGCACCTAATGTAAATGTAGGACAACCTTTACCTAATAACTATATGGTACCAGCATATAATAATGTAGTCGCTAATAATTATAATAGTAATATGAATAACTCAACAATTCCTACACCAGTTACTAGTAATATAAGTAATAACTTTATTAATCAAGCCGCTACAATGATGAATACAAATACAAATAACTTTATGAATAATCAAAATCAAAATATGTTTAATCCAAATGCTGTAATGGGTAATAATCAAAATACATTTGATATGAATTATATGCACGGAGTATTACAATCAAGAGGATTCCAACCAACTAATGATTTAGGAGTTCCAGCTTATGTTGACCAAATGGGATATTATTACTTAGTGAGTGCACCACAATTTAGAAATAATGTAAGACCATACTTTATAGGTAGTTTTGTAGGAAACTTCCCTATTAAGAATGAGAATGAATTACAAGGAGGAGGTTTAGCATTAACTATAGTTAACCAAGCTGGACAAGAAGCACATGTATTCCTGTTACCAGAATTATTAAATCAATATAACTTAACAGGAAATGCTACACAGTTTATGACACCAAGTAATAATAACAATGTATTTGGAACATTCGCAAATAATAATGGATTCAATGGAAACTTCACAACAAACTACAGCTTCAATAATAATAACGGATATGGAAATGTAGGGTTTAACCAAAATACTAATAACAATAATCAAGTAAATCCATTTGTAGCAGCGTATAGAGCTATTAATGGACCACAACAAAAGAAAAATGAAATAGTAATACCAAGATTTATGGGATAATTAATATAGGAGGATTATATGTTACAAGTAGGATACAAGAGAAAAGAAGGAAATAATTCAATAGTAAGACTGATCACCTTACTATTGGATGAATCTGCTTTTAAAGAAGAATGGTTAGGATACCCATTGAGTGAGTTTGAAGCAACAGTAGAATTCTTATATGAAAGAGAGAATGATTTCAAGAAACATGATTTCATTCAAGAAATGTTTTACTCATATGTCGATAATGAGTTAAAACTAATTATAAAGAATGATGGACGGAAATATAGTGTAGAGAAATTAACAATACCTGATACAACTAGTCAGAAGTATACATTACCTAATGAGTTAGATATGGAGATAATGAGAAACTTATTAGAGAATTATCTACTAGAAAATGAAGGAAACTTTATCTTTACGTTAATATATGATGAAGAAGAAAGAGAGATAAAACCTTTCTTCACTATGTATGGACCTAATGAAGAAGATAATGAGGATGTAGTATGTATACCATTTAAAGATATGGATGCATTAATAAACTATTTAAGAGAAAATGAAGAAGGAGAGGATAACGATGATGATGAATAACAATTTTAACAATAATGGATTCGGTAATGGGTTTAACAATAACTTCAATAATGGAGGATTTAATAACAATGGTTGGGGAGGAGGATTCCAACAACCTCAACAACAAGTGAGCTACAATGCGGCTCAAATACTTAATACTATAGAGCAGACTATACAGTCTATAGAAAGAGGACAAGCATCTGGAAAAGAAGTAGTTAATACATTAAACAACCTAGTTGCACAAAACTTAATTAAGATACTAGGTAAAGGAACAAATAGAACAGTAATAGAATTAAATGTACCACATGATGAAATTAAAGACTTATGTGGAATTAATAGAAGTATACCAATAGTATTTAAAGTACCTATACAAATATTAGCGGCTAAATTAGCTAATAACAGAGAAGCATTTGTATCTCAAATCCTATTAGAAGGTCAAAAGAGTAACCATCCTGATTTAGGATACTTATTCAATGTAGAACCATATGCAGTAATGGTACCTGGTACTAAGATACTAGCATGTGAAAAGGTTGTGCCTATAGAATATAGTAAACCTATAATGGATAGAATAAGAGGTACATTCGGTAATAACATCAATATGAATGGACCATCTGGAGAAGCGGCTTATACAGATCCAGACTTCGCATTTAAGAATAGCGTAGGAGAAATAATAAGAGACTATTTAGTTAAAGATGGACAAGCTAACCCACAAGTAGTTAAATTAGTAGAACTGTTACAGAAGTATTTCGTAATAGCAGATATCAATCCTGAGTTCAGTCCATTCAATTATGGGTTAAAGAATATCAATGGTCAAGGATTTATAACTATTCTTGATTTAGGAAGTTGCTTACCTAAGAATGGATTCGAAGTTAAATGTCCTAAATGTGGACATCTGATGAGACAGATATTCCCATGGACACAAGGATTAACAAGAGATGAAGAAAACAAATTGAAGAGTAGAGGAAAATACGTTTGTATGAATCAGAACTGTACTAACAGTGGACCTACTATAATGGATGATACAGAAGTATTCGAAATACATAGAAATAACTTGAAACAACAAATCTTCAACAGTGGACAAAACTATAATCTACTAGAAACTATATAATCAATAAATGGGTCCTCATTCTTTGAGGACTCTATTAAATAATAAAAAAAATAAGGAGATGAGTAATATGCAATTATTAACAGTTTTAAATGATACTAGTGCAGTATTAACAGAATTACATGGAATAGACGTAGAGTTAGGTAGATACTTTTCTACAGAAGGATATGGAAGTTGTACTTTATATGCTCTAGGTATAGACGGAGGATTATACAAAGTTACTACAGAATATAGAGAAGGAGCTCCTATGAATGGAACTGTAGGGACTATATGTTATAAGAAAGACTTTGAAGTAGATCCTGCATTCAAAGGAGAAGTAATAACTGATCATAAGAAAAGAGCAGAACTGGAGAAGAGTCACTTCTTAAGAGCTTTAGATGTTACAAAATGGGATAATATAGTTGAATTCGATAGAACTACAGATATTGAGACTGTACAATATATTTATGATGCCGCATTTGCTATATATTCACCTATATTACATTTATAATTATATAAGGAGATGATATTGTTGAAAATAAATAACACGTATCTAGAAGGATTCAAAATAAACAAAGGTAACCATATAAAAATAGAAATAGACATGGATAATAAAACTACATTTAATTTAGATAATATCACTGAAATAGCTTACTTCTTATATGAAAGAGTAATTGATTATAAATTTAAATTCAAAGAAGAAGAAAGTATCTTTGAAGTATCTTTAGGTATATCAGAAATAAATAATGATATACTGGCATATTTTAAGTACTATAAAATATTCGATGATGGTAGAAAAATGTTAGAAGATACAATTTTTCTAGAATTTAATAAAGATAGAAATATATCAGAAGATATATTTATTAGACGAGTGTATAATTCTAGAGATGGACGTGTTGGTCTGAATATAGATCTAAATGAATATTTAATCATGATGAGTGAGTTCAATGATGAGACTAAAGAGAAGTATAATAACATAAAGAAAGTTATAGAAGATACTTTTAAAGAAATGAAGGATAACAGTGTTTTAAAAACTTTTAAACTAGTAGAAGGAGATCTTATAAATGATGAACGAAGAATTGAGAAATAAATGTGATAGAAGTGAAACTCACAAATGTTGTATACTTGGACAACCTCATGCTGTTAAACTTAGTCTTTACCAAGAATTTATCGCTAACCATTCTAATACGGAGTTGAAATTACATATAGTATTTGCAAAGGAACATACAGGAAGAGTACCATCTGGGTTAACCGATGATATTAAGTTAGAACTAAAACTTAGAGAGAATTTACTAGAAGGAACTGAATTTAATTCCGTAGACGAGTATGTAGATTCAAAATGTAGAACTAAAATGTCTACTGATAATTTCGGAAGAGGTAGTATTAAACCTCTTCCTTTGAGAGCTATATATCTACTATTAAAGAAAGTTAAAAAATATGAAGATAAATCAGAAGAGGACACTACTGAAGAAGATAATGAAAAGAAAAATCTGTCTAATCTATATATTCCTACGAAAGATGTTAAAGTACCTAAATATTATAGTGTAGAAGATAAAAATAAGTATGATATGGTGAATCAACCTAAACACTACATGTTCAATATAGATGGACATGAAGTACAAGCAGTAGATATACTAAAAGGTACGCTTACACCAGAAGAGTTTAGAGGATGGTTAAAAGGTTCGTACTTAACTTATTTATTGAGAGCTGATAGAAAGAATGGATTAGAAGATTTAAAGAAAGCTAATACATTTCTAAATTGGCAAATACAATTCGATAATAATGAAGAATTAACTTTACCAGGAAAGAATGAAAAAGGAGAATAGTATGGATTATGGAACTAATATGGATTTAGTAGTATTAAAATATTCTAAATACGGTAACTTAATGTATAAAACAGCTATGGAATCTGATTTCTGTTTTGATTTAGTAAACAGGTTATCTAACTTCTATAAATTAGGAATCAATAGTTTAATGACTGCTAAAAATTTAGAAGTTACTATAGATTATAAATATAGTGAAATGGATCTAACTTATGATAACGTAGATTATGATTACTATGATATAACTATCAAGGATGAAAGATACGAAGAATATTGTAATTCTTTAGTTATAAGTTGCGAACTAATGAGAAGTGGAGAAATATCAACTCTATCTCATAATGATAAATCACTTAGAGTTGTAACTTATAATGAGTTTGGAGAACAGTCTTTCCCACATTACTATGATTTAACAGAATCAAAGAAGAATAAAGATTTTGAAAATATATGTGATACTTTACTTAAATTGATTGAATCTTTTAAGGATAATGAGCAAGATATAGTTAATTACTTCAGTACTTATCGAAACGCTTATGCATCAGCTTATGATTGTAGTGTACCAGAGTTTATTATAGATAACGATGATGACGAAATATTATGGCAATTAGATCCATTAAATAAAGAAATAAGATATAAGATATTTAGAGAATTTATGTAATTGCTACCCTTCGGGGTAGCTTCTTTTTTTCCTCAATTCCTATGAGACCAAAATTAAAATATTCTACTTATATAATATATAAGTAGATAAGATATGGAAGACAGAAAGTCTTTAAAATCTAAATCCATATCAATAAGGAGAAGATTATGTTAGGAATATATGAAAATTATGTAGATATGAGTCAAGAAATCTCAATTATAGGTACAGATGGATTTAATCTGTACTTACGTGAAATAGAAGATTTTTATAAAGATCGTCTTTGCAATAAGGATGATCAGAGAGTCTATGAAACCCTCGAAAACTGGCGTAAACAACGCCAGTTAGAAACTGATGAAGAAGTAATGAGAGAATTATATTCTCTCATAGAGAAGGAGACAGGATATCAAATGAGATTCCTGATAGAGGAGTAGAAATACTCCTCACCCTCTCAATTTATTTTTTTTTCGTTTTCAAAATATGAAAACAGCTTACTATTAACAATATCACATCAGAAAGGAGATTTTGATGGCTAAAAGTAACGACGGGATAACACAAAACCTGTACGATGATAAAGATAGAGAACGTAAGTTTTTAAACGCTACTAAAGAGATAAAACCTGTTACTAGAGGATCTAAAAATGAAGTAGATAAAGTGTCTAGAGATAATGAAAGACATATGAGAAATTTAACTGCTTCCTTTAATAGAAAATCTAAAGCAGAAATAGAAGAGTTTAAAGATGAACCTACACTATCTAATAATACATTCTCTAATACTAGTAATTCTACATTAACGGATGCTGATATGACATCTAATCCTAATAGTGGAATTATAGTTAAACCTATGGGAAAACAAGCTACTGTTAATGATATAATTAATCGTGGTAACAGAGCTAACCTTAAAATGCAATCAGCTATGATGGCTTTTCATTCTAAAATAGCAGAACGTAATTTAGCTACAATGAATTTAATGAATAAGTCTATAGCTGAAATGTCTACATTCCAGAAGAATGTACAAGCTAAATATTATGAGACATCTTTAAGTTATAAGAAAGATATGTTACAAGAACTACGTAACATTACTAACATACTTAAAGTTGGATTTAATATAAAGGATAAAGGTAATGGTAAGTATGAGATAAATAATGGACCTAGCAGACAATCTAACCTTCTAGACGGTATGTTTGGTGGAGGTAAGGGTGGATTCCTAAAAGGATTAGCATCTGCGGCTAAAGGTACTGCTATGAAACAAATATCTGGTGGAGCATTCGGAGATATATATGATGTAGCACAAATGATTATTCCTTTAATGGGACAAATGAATGGTTCATCTATAGCACGTATGATAGCTGGACAAGCGGGACGTTATGGTGTTAAGAAAACCTTAGGACATAGACAAGGAGAGAACTTCTTTAACTGGATGGAGAATCCAAGAGATATGTTCCAGAAATTTGCTGAGTCTATGCAAACTTCTAATAACAAACTTCTTAAAGATTTCTTTTCTCATTTTGCAGAAAATAATGCACAAGCATCTGAGATATTAAATATTAAAGATTATATGAAAAGAGATCCAAAAGGAAGAGCTACATTTGACGTTATGACTCATCGTAGTATTAACGAAGTAGTTCCTTTCCACTTAGCTAATATTGAAGGATACATGAAGAAGATAGCTACTATATCTAATGGTGGTAATCCTACTGGTCCTGATGGACAATACTTTAACCATAATACTGGTAAATTCGAATCAATGAAAGACGCATTGGATCGTATGGATATGGGAGCTGGAGATAAACTTAAGAAAGCTGTTAAAGATTATGGTAAAAGAATAAATACTAGTCTAATGGAAGATATAGCATCTGAAGTAGATAATAGAGGTAAGCAATTCATTAAATCCTTGATGGCTAATAATAATGCTGGTCTTAACGCTCTTAAAGATGATTTAATCCAGTTAGGATTAATATACGCACAAATGGGTAGAGACTTATTAGCAGATGTACAAGCTAGAACATTTACAGAAAAAGATTTATTTGCTCTAGGTATGTACCGTGCTTTAGATCCTAAAACTAAAATGAACAGAGCGAACGGAATGTGTGCTCTTATACGTATGATTAAAAGAATACCTGGACCAGAAGCACAACAATTACTAGAAGATATATTCGATAATAACTTTAGAGCTCAATATGATAAAGACTTAGAAATACTTAAAAATATGCATGGAGCATCTGTATCTACATTTGCAGCTTGGGCTACAGGAGGTATGGAATCCAGAAATGCTGATGGATCTACTAACCAGACTAATGGATATTACTCTATGACTGATTTTAATAATCAAAGACAAATTTCTTCTAGAAATAAGAATACACAATTTTCAGCATTATATAATGATGATACATTGGAAAAAGAAGTTGCTAAAATGGTTGGTTATGACTATTACTTAATAGTAACTAATATGGTTGAAATGAAATCTAGAATGCAGAATCTAGAAGATAATAACCAATCTGAAAGTGTCGCTTATAAATCTGCACAAAAGATTTATGAAATGCTAGAAAAACAAAAGAAGAAAATGGAAGAAAAGATTGGTGTAAATAGAATAGCTGAAATGAAAGATACTTATATTAAGAATGGTTACCAGACTATGAAGAATAAGTTAGACTTTTCTGGTGATATAATGGCTGATGTAGGAACTTTCAATAAATGGTTAGGAGAATATGCTTCTACAGTAGCTGGAGAAAGAAATATTAAATTTGCTGGATCCGCTGGTGCAGGAGCTATGGTCTACAAGATGATGAAATCTATGGGTGGAGGACCTTTAATGTCTCCATTACTAGGAGTAATCGCTGGTGGATCTATGTTAATGAGTAAGAAAATGAATAAGATGGTAGAGTTACTTGGAGAGTCCGGAGATATCGTAATGGATAATGGAAAGACTAGAAAAGAAAATGCATTAACTAAAATAATGCAAGATGCTTTACCAGCTGGATTTGCAGCGGCTACAGGTATTAAAGTATCTAAGTTTATACAAAACCACGTTAGATTTGGTGGTATACTAGGACCTATATTAGGTACTGTAACTGGAGGAGCTTTATTTGCTGTAGGTAAATCTGGATTATTTAAAGGGATGCTTAAAGCATTTACTTTTCTACCAAGAATGTTATTCAAGAAAATGTTCGGTAAAGATGCTTACGATAGTGCAGCTAAATGGATAGATGAAAAGACTGGAGGATACTTCTCTGGTAATACACCATCTTGGAGAGAGATATTTGACCAAGATAAAGATGCACATAATGGTCCAGCTATGCAGAAGTCTGCATTAAAGGTATTAGATGATTACCATAATATTGAAATAGAAAATATGAGAGAATTTATCTGGCCTAGAAGAGGTTATGATGATGAAGGTAATGTAATCGATAGAATGACTGGACAACCTACTGGAGCTAAATTAGAAAACTTCCATAGAAGAGAACATCTATCTGTCTTTGGTTCTATAGAAGATATAAATGAATACTATAGAACTATGAGAGAGAACTTAAAAGCTTTTACTAATAGAACTGATATTACTTCTATATTAACTCAAATATCTTCTGAAAGAAATATTGGGGATAAAGTAAATCAGAATATGAGAATGAGAGAAATAAGAGTTGGATACGATAAACAAGGTAATGAAATAAATCAGAATGACTGGTCTATAGATAATAATGGCTATATACATGCTTCTACTACAGGTAGACAAGCAGTAGATGCTGAATCAGCTCAAAACTATTTTAATCAATTTAGATATACTGATGGACAAGCTCAAGCTAATAGAGGACAATCATTTGAAGAAGAATGGCAGGATGTAGAAACTACATCTAGTGATGAACCTCAAGGAACTGGTTATGGAGGAGCTCCTAATAGAAGAGATCAGAATAGAATAGCTGGTAAATTTGGTAATATGGCTGCTATATCTGAAGCAGGATGTGCTATTCTTACTATGTCTTATTTAGTAGAAGTATTCACTGATACAGATACTGACCCTCAAGATATTAAGGAATTAGCTGAACCTTATATGAAAGGAAAAGGTATTCACATTAAGTTCTTCTCTTATATGGCAGATAGACTTAATTTTAAATACACTATAAATAATCTTAGAGGTGCTCAATTAGATAAATTAGCTAAATGGATGAAATCTAATAAAAAGTTAAAACACATTGTCTTACTTTCTAAAAGAAGAGGTCATGGACACTATATCTTGATTGACAAGATTAAGAATAACAATGAGTGCGAAATATATGATCCATTAAAACCGAAAAGAAAGACAATGAAATTAGGATCTATTCTTACTAATGCTACACATATAATATCTTTTGAGAAAGCTAAAGGTACCATTAATGAAGTAGAAGGAAATAAGAATAGTAATCCAGCTTTAAGAGATCGTAGTACTAATATGGCTACTAATGCATCATCATCTTTAAGTGCTTCTAGTTTATCAGGAAGTAATGCTTATGGAAGAAGAAATACTAAACGAAGTGAACCTATAGCTGTAACAATTGTAGGTGGACATTTAGATGCAGTAGGAATAGTTGGATCTATAGATATGGAAGGTTATAAAGAGAAAATGCGTATGTTAGGATCTTCATCTTCTTCTGGAAATGAAGAAAGTACTGGTATGAAGAAATACGCTAATACTATTTATAATGAAGTAGGTAAGAATAAATATCTAACAGAACAACTTAAAGAACAAGATAGCCAAGAAGAAAGAGAAAGACAAAACACAGATGCTTTACTTACTATAGCAGGTAAGAAAGGTTCTGTAGGTAAAGAAGACGAAAAGAAAAAAGGGTTTAACTGGGGAACGCTGGGTAACATCGGTAAAATGCTTCTAGGTGGAGGTATCATATCTGCTGTAGGAGGAGCATTAATCGGTTGGATCAAAAATGCTTTAGGTATAGGAGGAACTGGAGGAGTTAAAGACTTCTTTAAGAGAATCTTCGGTAAAGGTGGTAAAGAAGCCGCCGAAGGTGCCGCCGGTGCTGGAAAGAAATCTTTCTTACAAAGATTTGGCGGAGCTCTTAAAGGAGGAAAAGAATTCTTATTTGGATCTAAAGGTACTGAAGTTATAGAAAAGACCTGGATGATGAATACTGAAACAGCTGGAAAAATATATGCTGAATTAGGTGAAGAAGGTATGCAAAAGGCTAGTAGATACGCATCACAGGGTATTAGAGTAGGTGGTAAAGCCGGTGGAGAGATGTTAGAAACAGGAACTAAGATGGTTGGACAGAAAGGACATCTTATCCAAAGAGCTATGAAATCCTTAGCTAAACTAATCGTAAAGGTTGGTAAGTTTATATCTAAAATACCAGTTATAGGTCCATTTATGAAGAAGCTTAATTTAGTTGATAAATTACCACAAGCTATACAAAAGGTATTACAAGAAGCAGCACAAGAAATTACTGACGATATGACTAAAGCAGCATCTAAGAAGACTTTACAATCTACTATTAAAGGTATGTCATTAACTAACTTTGTTACAGCAGGTATTACATTAGCTATGTATACTTGGGATGTATACCAAGCTTGGAATAATACACCGGAGTACTTCCAAACAGACCATCCTACATTACTAATGAAAATATGCTCAGGATTTGTTGGATTTATGCTATCTTTAGGAGGTACAGATTTCTTAACACCATTAGGAATGATCTGTAATATTCTATCAATATTTATGGTTGGTAACTTGTCTAGAGCGTTATATTCATTACTTAAAAATATGGGTATTAAAGATAACGATGAAGGTAAAGAAGTCGATGAAAATAAATGGGATATACAAGTAGATGAAAATGGAAATAAGTATGTTACAAGAAAAGATGGTGGAGGAAAGAATACTAGACAAATGGGTGTAGACGCTGCTGGTAAAGTAGCTGGTGTAGGAATGAATGTGGCTGGAGCAGCGGCAGGAGCTGTAGGTACAGCTATAGCAGCTGGGTTAAATAACCAATTCTTTAATACACAAACTAATTCCAAAGTAAACTTTGGTGGAAACCAAGGAGGAACAGATTCTAGTGATGGTACACAAGCAGGTAATGGTTCTAGAAAACGTTATTCTGGAAGAGGAGCGTACTCTGATTATAATGGTGATGGTATAAGTATTAGAGCTAATGGAACTATTCGTAGTAAAGTAGCTAGTGGTCTAACATTCGTATCACAGGATATATTTATGAGTAACCGTAACCTAGGTGGAGAGAATATGTCATTAAATGGGTGTGCTATATCATGTATGAAGATGATATCATCACATTTAGGAATGAAGATTAATGATATGGAATTGATATCTAGAGCACGTAAATACTTAGATAAAGGAAATGCAGTTAATATAAATTACTTTACAGAATTTGGTGGATCAGTAGTAGATGATCCTATGTCAGTACTAGGAGCTTTATCTGTACCAGATGGAGCAGTTGTTCTTTTAGTTAATAAAGGAGAAGGACAACACTTTGTAACTGTTATTAATAAAGGAAATAGATTATACTTAGGAGATCCAGAAACTACAGATTTCATGGAAATACCTATAAATAGTCCTTTATTAAATGGATTTATATCTGCTGTAACATTTGGTGGATTTATGCATACAGATGCTTCTGGTTCTGGTTCTAGAAGAAGAAGATCCGGTAGAGGAATCAATTCTGTAGGATTTGCTAATAATATGAGTAAAGTAATAGGACAAAGTGGTTCACCAGTTCAAGCTATGAATAAGTTAAAAGCTAGTAATGATGTTATGAATAAGTTAAGAACTAACGAATGGGTTAAAGGAGGACAACCTTTAGGATCTGTATCTGGCAACAATAGCTTGGGAGCATCTACTAGCAGTTTAGCAGGAGTAGTTCCTATGCCACATGGAGATGTAGTTAAAGTTGTATCAGCAGAACCTAAAAAGAGTGTTACAGTCCAATATGCTGATGGAACAGTAGCTAGACGTGAAGGAACCGTAGCTTTTAGAATGTTCAATCCTGGATCACAAGATGCTGGAGGAGAATGGGAGAAAAGAAGAGTAGGAGCTATGTCATATCCTAATAATCGTCAATTGATTTATCCTAGCTTAGCTAGAGCTGATGAGTCTCTTGATATAAAACTTAATGAACCTGCTAGTAAAACTCCTGGAAGACAAATTGATTGGCAATCTAAAAATCTTAAAGATTTCATATATACTTATGCACCTCCTTCTGAAAATAATACTCAAAAGTATTTACAATCGTTAGAACAACGTATTGGAGTTCCTCACACAACTTTAGTTAAGGATCTATCTCCTGAGCAGAAAGCTAAATTTAAATGGGCTATTTACTTTAATGAGATGGGTGCAGACACACCAGAGAAAATGAAGAAATTCTATGAAGGTGGTGGAGGAAATAAGGAAACTATCTTACAAAGTTCTGGAAGAGGTTCTAGAAGAAGAAGATCCGGTAGAGGAAGTAATAATATTGCTAAAACTGTTGGTAACATGATAAGTACTGTAACTGGTAATAAAGCTATAGGAATAGCAGCTGAAGCTTCCGCTAATATAACTATTAAGAACGAAGAAAAGAAAATAGAACAGAAGAAAGAACAAGCTTCACAAACAGCTAATGGAAAAGCACCTTGGATGAATATAGCTCTTAAAGAACTTGGATCTACTAATTCTGGTAAGTATAAGAAAGGTGGAGGAGGTTCTTGGTGTATGGCTTTCGTCTGGTGGTGTTTATCACAAGCAGGAAGTAAAATACCTTATACAGAATCTTCACAATCTCCTATTAATGATACAGCTAACTGGACACAGATATCTAATCCAGTATTCGGATGTGTTATAGTATATACTAACCAAGGAGACCCATCACATGGACATGTTGATTTCTATATAGGACCTGGACAAAATGGTAAGGACTTCGAAGTTATAGGAGGAAATAACATCCATAACGGAGTTTCTCAAGTAAGACGTTTCCATAGAAATAAATCATCAACTTACAATGGTATAACTAAGAAAGTAACTGGATACTTTATACCTACAGATATGAAAGATAAATTAGGTGGAACATTCTCTGATACAACTGGACAGTCTGCTCCAGGAGGAGATGGAACATCAACTGGTGGAGGATCAGCTCCAGCATCTGGAGTTAAATTCTACGATCCAGCTACTGGAAAGGTAATAGATTTCTCAGCAGCAGTTTCTAATGCTGTTAATAAATTAAATGGTAATACAGGAGGAGATCCAACAGGTGGAGCAGATACTGGAGGAGCAACTGGAACTACTACAGGAGGATCAGGATCAGCAGTACCTGGTGGAAAAGATATGGTTGCTGGATTACCTGTAGAAAGTGGTGGAGCAGTTGATAATAGTTCTATACAAGCTAGATTAGCAGATGCTTGTCTAAATACTCCTGTCAATGGTACTAAACCTAAGAGTACAACTAAATCTCAACATAGATGTGCTACAGCTATAAATAACGCTATAGGTAAAGTATTTGGTAATAGACCAAGTGCAGATGCTAATGGATATTATGGAGCACGTTGGGGAGCATCTTCTGATGGAAATATGATACAGACATTACAAAACTTAGGATTTAAAATGATATCTGTAGCATCATCACCACAAGTAGGAGATATAGTAGCTATGACAGATCCTAGAGCTAAAGTACCTGGTACTGTAGTTAATGGTAAGAAATGTGGATATGGACACGTAGTTATGTATGTAGGAGATAAAGGAGGATCAGCTAAATGGTGTTCTGACTTCTTACAAGAGAAAGGTGCTTATCCTTATTTATCTTTAGGTAAAATAGAAGAACAAGGATTCACTATGTGGAGATATGCAGGAGGAGGAGCCGCTACTAAAGCTACTAATGTGGGAGGTAATAATAAAGTAACTAAAGGAGATGGACATAGAACTACTAATACATCTTCCGGGTTAAAGATGGAAAGAGGAGGTCCAGCAGACGATTCACCTAATAACAATAGAGATGGATTAGCTAGATTACTTAGAACAGCAGAAGCTAGTAGAATACGTGGTGGAGAATCTTTCGATATTAACAAATATAAATCTACAGAATTTAACAGAGTAGGAGGAGTAATAAAGAGTACTGGTACAAATATGGCTAAAACACAAAATAACTCTATAACAGGTTCTTCTACAGATGTTAATGCTCTTACATTCCATATGTTAAAACAGAGTATAGATAAATTAAACGATAATATGGAAAAACAATTGATGTTGAATAAAGGAATGCTACAAGTAAATTCTGCTCAATTAGAAACTCTAGAACAAGTTAAATCTAATACTAAAAAGATTGGATTAACTAATGTAGCTAGTAACCTACAAGATCAGAATAAATTCCAAAAGTTACAATCTAAACTACAAGAATGGACAAAAGATGTTACAAAAGATTACAAAGTAGCATCTGTTCCTACAATTTAAATAATTGGGGGATATTAATATCCCCCTTCCAGAAAGGAGGTTAATATGTTTTTTACTTTAAAACCTAAGATCCTTTATTATAGAGGAGGAAGATACGATCCTAATAAGAATAATGGTAAGGGTGGTATTAAAACCGATAGAGAAGCAGCTATAGAAGCAGAAGCTAAAAAATTAGAAGAGTTAAAGAAGAGAGATCCTAAAGGTAGAGAAAAAAAGTCTCTAGAAGGAAGAATGAGAGCAGGTACAACTGTTAGTGGACAGGATAATGAGGTATACAAACAAGCAAACTACCAAGGTTCTATAGAAGAGACTGGACCATCAGGATCTGGTAACTACGATGAGGAAGAGCTTAATGCATATTTACAAAGTGTTAATAAATATAGAATAGGAAACACTCTAGATGAACATGCTCAAGGGATAGATAATATAGATAAAAAAGCAGTAATTAAATCTTTAGCAGAATTTCATGGTTTAGAGCAATCACTAGGTGCGGCAGCTAATAGACAAACTGGTAAAGATAGAAAAGCTTTAGATGCTCTTTTAATGAAATATGCTACACCGAAAGATATGTTAGGTATAGGAGGAATGCCTCCTGTATTCTTAGATAATACAGATCCTAATGGATATAAAGATAAATCTGTAGTAGGACATCATTATTTTGTTAATAATATTCTATATGGGACATTTGTAGCTTTTAAACCAGGATTCATTCGTTGGGATATAACTAAGAAACAAACGGATGAAATACAAGGTGGAGGAGCATCTCCTGGATTCTTCTCTAGAGCATGGGCTGGTACATTAGCTTATAACAGACCTTATGTGGACGGATATTACAGAGATGTATCTAGAACTATGAGAATGGTAGCATTTATGATGGGATTAGCAGATGTAGCATTTCCTTTCTCATTATCTTATACTCAACAAGCTAAACAAGGTGTAGATAATACAATAAAAAATAAGAGTAATAAAGGATGGGTAAGTACAGCATCTAATTTTGGAAAATCCATATTTGATAGAGGAAAACGAGCTGCTAATAATGTAGGAAATCAAGGTGGATATCAACAGTTGAAAGGATCTTATCTATTAGCTACAGCAGGAGCTAATGCTGCTTCAGTTATGACTGGAGAAACTTATAGAGCTTTAGGTCAAGCGTTAGCGTCTATAATAGTCAATAAACAAGCTACACCTATAGGAGAAACAGAAGTAGGAGATGCAGGATTTGTAGCATTTAGAGTAGATGGTAATATAGAACCATCAGAATCATTATCCAACAGTAGTGCTGGAAACCCAGTTAAAGAATTAGCTGAATCAGTATTAGGGGATACAGATGATATGATAGGACATTTGATAGGAAGAATGTTCGGTGATGGATCACAAGACTCTTTAGGAGCCTTAGCTTTCATAACAGGAAAACCAATGCTTCCTAATATATGGAGAGAATCATCTTTTTCTAAATCATATTCTATTAATTTTGTATTCTCATCAGCTTATGGTAATAAGTTATCCTTATTATTACAAGTGATGTATCCTACAGTTAAACTATTCCATTTAGCAGCACCTACAGGTATAGGAGGATTTATGACATCTCCACCTATATGTAGAGTATTCTCTGCAGGTACTATAAATACAGAATATGGTATGATATCATCTTTCTCTATACAAAGAGATATGAAAACATTATCTGATGACGGAATTCCTACAAGCTTATCAGTTAATATAACTGTAGAAGATTTAAATCCATTCTTATATAAAGAAAAACCAGGATGGTTTAATAAATCTGTAGAGTTATCAACTGGACTAACTATATTTATGGCTACATTAGTTGGACAAAATATATCTACAATAAGTAGAACTGCTAGACAGAAATGGAATGAAACTATGCTTAATGTAGAAGCTAATATATCAGCAAGTGATATAGCTAATAGAATTAACTATGGTATAGCCGATTTCGTAGGAGGAGCATTTACTCAGTTCTATGATTGGAGTGACTCTGTTAAAACTAAATGGGTTAAATTAAAAGGAACAGCCGCTGGTTTAGGAAACTTAGCAACTGGTAATAATCCTGAGAACCCTAATTCTAGAGCAGCACAAGCATCTAAAAATGCTGGTATAGTTAAAACATCAGGAAATAGTAAAAATAAATTTAAAGGAAATAAATAAAGTCCACTCCCAATTGGGAGTGGATATTTTAATCTTCGTCATCATTATCTTTATCAGTATACTTCTTAATAGAATCTACTATCTCATCTATACTAGAATAGAAGTGTTTAGCTTTATCTCCGTAATGAACTACATTATCTCTCATAGTAGCTTCTATAGTATCCAATTTAGTTCTAGCATCTATATATTCTGATACCAACTGCTTTTCTGTTTCATCACCTTCGTCTAAAATACTGAATAACATAAATTCAGTTATTTTATAATCAGGTACAGTTTCTTCTACTTCTTTAGTAGTCATTAATTCAGTAACTATTCTTCCTGGATCAAAGTCATATCCTTGAATATTTCTAGATACGATCTCAGTTAGATTTTCTTTATCTAGAGATACTAGTTCATGACTATGTATTCCTTCTACACATAGTTTATCTTCTAATACATCGATAAATAAATTTTCTAAACTTCTTATAGCCATTGTATTATTCCTCCTTATATTATTGATACGAAAATGTTCATCTATTGCTACTAATAGAAACATCGAAGTATTTATTTAATACGATTGATGGAGGAATTTTAATGAAAAACTTAAAGAAAGACGACATTAAAAGACGTTTTTCTGGTCACGATTTAGAGTCATTAGTTTCTTTAGAAATGATAAGACCTTTTAGTAAACATGGTGTTAGATTTTCTAAGAAATTAACAATAACTATCCCTGGACATCCTATAACAGATAGTAGACCTAGATTTAAAGCAGGAGATGACGGATTCTCTCATGCTTACAATCCACATAAAGCTAATCTCATGAAAATATTTGGTGAAATATATAATAGTAGTGAGACATTAAATGGTTTAACTATATTATCTCCGTCTATAATAGAAATAGATTATTATCTTAAGATACCTAATGATATTAAAAAACTCCTTAAACCGAAGGAGTTAGATTTATTATCGTCTAATGGATTATATTCTATATCTAAAAAAGATAACGATAATATAGAAAAAGTACATTTCGATGTTTCTCAAGATTTTAAATACCAAATACTTTTACGAGATGAAACTATTGTAGAAAACAATACTCAGAAATTCTTCGTAGATGATACTAAAAAAGAAAAGGTTGTTATAACTTATACATTTGGTGATCTTCCATATTGGATGAAACCACAATTAGAAGCGTCTACAGAATATCTTAAACACATTATCTCATTGAAGTATAAATTAATTAATGAAATACCTGATGAGAAGTGGGGTAAAGAATTCTATAAAAATATAGCTATATGGTATAAAAAGAATAAAGGTCCTATTAAGAGGGTTAAGAATAACTTAGAGTACATGCTTAATACTCATTATAAGAAGACAGATTTAGTAATGTTAGATCCGACTAGGAAAGTGGAAAATATAATCTCTAATGTGGAGAAAATGTTAGGAGGTATAAAATAAGATGATACTGATGAGAGAAGACATGGTTGTTATAAATATGATTAAAAAGAATTATGATATGAGAACTAAAACTGAAGATGACTTTATGGATAATCTTAAAATACTTGATAAAGATAAACATAATGTAGAAGAATTTGCATTTAATTTCAACTTCCCAGTTTTTAGTATATATGATTGGTATTTATATAATGCCACTAGAGATAAGATAGAAACAATTATAAAATACATAAATATGTAAAGGAGGATAAGATGAATATAGTAACTAAAGAATTTGTCCAAGGATATAAAGAATATATGGGACATACTATATTAGGTGCTTTTATTGGAGGAGTAGGTAATAATACTGCTTATCTTGATGAAGTATCATATACTACCCTTGGAGAAAGTTTCTGTAACTTCGGTGAAAATAAGTTAAATATATTAACTACTGAATTTGCTGATCCTAATAGATTTAACGGAGACCCAGATACATTTAGTGGTGTACAAGAACTTATTGACATGACTTATACTAAATTAGATGAGTTTGTTACTAAAGCTGAGGGACATGGATATACTCAAGAGCAAATAGAAGCTGGAGTTAAAAAATATGGACAGAAACTTATAGAAAGTGCAACTTCTTTAGCGTTTGCTGAAGGAGATACATCTTCTGATCTTAAACAAGATATCAGAGTACTATTGAAAATAGGTATAGATGAATTTGAAAAGAGATCTAAAGAAGATGAACAAATTAAGGAACAAGAAACTACAGACAATACTCTTCCAGAAGAAGGTATGGAGGGAGAAGTTCCTATGGATGGGGAAAACCCTGAAGGTGCTGAAGGAATGGATCCAGGAGTAGAGGATGACTCTATGTATATGGATAATCCAGACGATGGAGGAGATTTTCAAGATGATCAACAAGGTGATGAAAACTTTGATGATAATCCTGAAGAAGGAGATAATCCTGACGATAATCCTGATGAATCTGGAGATGATGACTATGAAGCACTTGCAAATGAAGCATATGGGGACGATAGCACTGGTGACGACTCCAGCTCCGAGGACGATGAAGAAGATGACGAAGATAAAAAAGCAGAAGGAGAATTTGCTAGACAATTCTTTGCTGGTTCTGTAGGATATGGAGAAACTTATAAAGCATCTGGAGAAGCTTTTAACTATACAAAAATGATTAAGCAAGGATATAAAATTCCTAACTTAAGTAAAGAAGAAGAAAAGTATTTAGCAAGTCTAGCTAATTATGGACCTGGAAGAGCATGGGAAGCTATTAAAAGAAGTTTCTCTATAGCTAAAGCTAAATTCGGTTCTAGATCTGCTAATAGAGATGCATCAGTACATGCTGATCAAGATTATAACTTCTTAGAAGGATTTAATAAGATGACAGTATTAGGATATCTTAGATTCCTTAAATTAATAGAAGTATTAGATGCTACAATATTTACTGTTAGATTCTTCCCTGGAAGTATACTTTTATTACCTATTAAGATAGGAGCTAACTTCATAGATTATCAAATACAAAAGTTTGTATTAAAATGTGTTTATAAAAATAATAATGCTCTTATTAAACATATCAAAACTATAAAGGCTATAGATGAACAAATGATAAAACATTTGAAGAACATTAAAGATCAATCTGTAAAATTAGGTGATAGAAAAGTTACTCAGAAGTGTACAGATCTAATTAAGAAATATGAAGATGAAATAGTTAAGATAGAAGAAGAATGGGAAGTATTTAATAAGTATGGAGAATCTTCTCAAGATCTAGCTAAGAAACTTTATAATAAAAATCTAGTATCTAATTATTCTGGGCAAATGAGATATTTAGTAAGAGGAGAAGTTACATCTCTTAGTGAAAGTCAAATGCATGAGATTGTTTCTGAAATGATAGATGTTGAAGAAGAATCTTATAAGGCTATAGGAGAAAGTAATGGATATCAATTTGAAAGTCAAGATATAGCTAAGCATAAGAGTTTACTTAATACATATGCTGTATTATCTGTACTTCGTAATAAATCTGGTTTATAATGTAACAGATACATATGGTACAACCCATTTGATTGTTGTGAATCAATCATTTTTATCCTTACAATGTTAAAATCCCATAACATTGTAAATTTTCTCTGCATAAATTAATAAATTTACCCTCCCTGAGTGGGAGGGGTTTTCTTCGTTCTTTATAATTATATATCATCAATAGTGAAACCAATTTTTATCGCAGGAGGTGTATAATATGTTATTTAAAAACAAACAAGATTTAAAGGAAAAATGGATAATTGATACTATGAATAAAACTAACATTCTTGATAAAGATTATCTAAGTAAAAAGTTTGATGATTCTTATGTGGAGAAAGACATTGAATTTTATAATTCAGTACACGGAGAATATTTCATTAAAAACCCAATAACATTTGTGAAAGAATTAGATGATTATGTTATTGTAGAAAATGGTGCGTTTTATATTAACCATGATATAAAGATGGCACCAGAAGTTAATAACTTTATTAGTCTTAGAGCAACTAGAGACTTTAATAAAGGATTAATGAAGAAATATAAAATGGAACAAAACTTCTTAAAGGTTGCTATACATGATGGAAAACAAGGGTCTGTCAAAAGAAATGCTAACTCGTTCTATGGAAATATGATAAATCCTTTCTCTCCATTTTATAATTATGATATAGCGTCATCCACAACTATAAGAGGAAGAAGTACAGTAACTATTAATTCACTTATATTTGAAAGTGTATTAGGTACTTACAGACCTTATAGAGTGGAGATATTTCTAGATATGATAGATAAATGTAGTAAGAAAGAAATATCTAAAGAAGATTTAGAAAAACTAGATAAAGATCCGTCTATAGATGAAATATTATCTCACCTTTTATTAGATGAGAAATCATCATACTATGGAAAGATATTACTTATGAATAAGTTAAATTCTTTAACACCTGATGAGAGAAAGAAAGTATATTATTCTAATAACTTTAAAGCTCTAATTAATACTAAATACTTCATAAAGGAATTTAATGAAATTATGAGTAGTATGAATGATAAGTATCATGAAATAGAAACTATGGATAGGAATGAGGATCCAGATAGATTTAAAAAGTATAAAGATTTTATCTATCTAGATGCTAAGAATCCTCCCAGTTATATTAAAGATAGAGTAAATAAGTTATTACAATTTATGAGTGATGTCTTATTAGGGTTCTATTGGTTTGAGGGTGATACTAATAAATATGGTGATAATCTATTAAATACACAAGACAGATTCCGTGATATAGAAAGAGAGATAGTTATACTTAATGATACTGACTCTCTTATATTCTATACAGGAACTGGAATAGAAATGTTATATAATCTGCCGGGAGTAAAGGATAATACTTCTAGCTTCTCTAACAGACAGAAGTTGGAAGAGACTATAGGATCTTTTATAATAGGATTTACAGGTATTCTTATTGAAGATGGTTTATGGACATATACAGGTAATTCTAATATACATGAACCTTATAGAAAATGGATTAACTATAAACAGGAATACAACTTTAGATATCTACAACCAACCAAGGGAGCAAAAAACTACATAGGAGAGATATCTTGTCAAGAGGGTAACTATTTACCAGTACCAGAGATAGATCTTAAAGGATTATCATTGAAGAAAAGTAACTTTAATAAAACTATTAGTGGATTAGCACAAGAAGTTGTTATAGATGATATATTAAAGAAAGAAAAACCTAATCCTAAATATATTCTAAATAAGATATCACAATTTAGAAAAGATATAATAAAAGAATATAAAACTAAAAATAATCTTAATATATTTACACCAGTAAAACTTAATACAGATTATGAAACGACTGATCCTAGTGACCATAGATTAAAAGCTGTAGAAGTTTATAACATTCTTTTTGGTAAAGATTCTCCTATATCATTACCCGGTACATTCTTAGTAACTAAAATTGATTTTACAGATAGAGAAGAAGAATTAGAAGAATCATTTCCTAGAGAATATAAAATACTTAAAAAATATATTGAAAGATTAGCTTATGAAAAAACTAAAAAGAAATTTAGAAATAATTATGAAAAATTAATGGATGACAAAGATTTTTCTATGACTGAAGAATGTACTCAGTTTGTTAAAGCTATTAAATGGAATATATTAACCGATACAGAAAAGATAGCTGAATTTAAAGATGAGTGGAGAAATAAGAATAAAGAATGGAAAGATACTAATCTTAGGGTGTTAATAAATGCATTAGATATAGTTAAAGTAAAGATAGATGATGTTAATAAAATAGCTATACCTATAGATAATGAAGAAGTACCTGAATTCATAACTTACTTTATAGATATAGATGAAGTAACAGTCTTTGATAATCTAGTAGCTAACGTTGTAGAAGGATTAGGTATATTAACTGTAAGAAATAATGATGGTGGACAAGGTAAACAGATTGTCCATAATATTATTTCATATTATTAACTGAAGGAGATGGATATGGCAGGGAAAATTAATGTTAATAAGGAATTAAGAAGAACTTATACAGATTACACCAAAAGAGGTATAGCTAACCTTAGAAAGAGGAAGTTAAAATATATCTTAGAAAAATATACTTTTCTAAAAGATACAGATGAGTATATGGAATTGAAGCTAATGATGAATATGCCTTCTGATGCTATAGAATATAATAAGTTATCTACATGGGGTGGTTTATTCACCCCTGAAGAGGGTGAAATACTAGAAGAATTTGGTAATAAAATGGAAATAGCACATATAGGTAAAAAGAGGGTGAATAAATTTGAGGGACTATGATGGAAAATTGATAGAAGAAAGTAGATGGAATAAACTAAAATCTACAATTATAAACTTTCTAGTGGTAAGTATAGTAATCGGTATAATTATATTCATACTCTATAAAACTTTTGAATACTCAGATGATTATCCTAAATGGAAAGACTCGTGTACTAACCATGTTATAATATCATCTTATAGTAGACAGGAGACTGAAACTGATTCAGTTCTAACTAATGGATTTTCTGTTGACGGTAAATTTGTTACTGGTGTTTCATATGTAGATAAACCAGTGATTAATTATTATATATTATTAGATGATAATACTATATGGAGTGTCCCAAGAAATATAGGACCGTATATAAAGGTCAATGACCTATCTAATAAGTATTGTAATGTAGAAAATATAAATTTTGTAAAATAAGGAGAGTGGAAATACATGTTTAAAGATCTATGGGAAGATTCACCATTACTGTTTGTGATAACTGGATCATTAATGTTATTAGCCTTCGGGTTAATCTTATTCGTTTTAGTATCAATACCTTTTATGATTTATGATTATGCAGTAAACCACGATAAATGGAAAAGTAATTGTGGTGATCACGTTATAGTAGCATCTTACGCTAAAAATGAAACTGAAACTGACTCTCACATAGTCAGCGGTGTATCCACTAATGGACACTTTACTACTGGAACTATATTTACCGATAAAAACGTCACTAATTACTATATAGTATTAGATAATGATACATTTTGGAAAGTTCCAAGAAATGTAGGTCCATATATAAAGGAAGGAGATCTTTCTAATAAATATTGTAGTATAGATATGAAATATATAAAATAGGAGGAATAAATATGTTAAAACAAGGACAAGAATTATTTACAGATTTACTAGGTGCTTTCAATGTTAGGGAGCATACTTTGATTCTTAAGAATAGGGATTTAGAACTAGATGGGAGAATATTTCCTATATCAGTTCTTAAAGATAAAATAACAGATCAAAAGAAAAGAACTATGCAAGAAGGTTATTTCTTTTGTGAGAAAATACCCCATAAGCTATCATACCAGGAGGATGCTTCTAGATACGAGACATGTGATTTCAATAACTACTTCTTTAGAATAAAGGATCTGAAAGTAGTTAAGAGTGAAATAGATGGTGCAGATGTTTTAGAAGCTACTATAGAATCTACAGAAGATAATCTTAAAGAAATAATAGATACATATAAAGAAAAAGGAACAGAATGTTTCTTTGTTAGATGTAGATTAGTAGGTAAACATGTAGGAGATGGAAAAATAGAGGAAGACCTAGACTTCTCTCATATAGATTTTATTAAAGAATAAAATTTATATATTATTATCATGAATACAAAAAAAAGAAAGGAATGATTAACATGAAAAAGAAGAATGAAGGTTATTCAGGTATTAAGAATTTTAAGAAAGGTAAAAACAAAGATGGTCTTCTACTAGTTGAGTTTAATTTAGAGGATAATGGACATAGTATATCTATATCATTATCCACTAGACCGAATAAGAATATTACTATGATTATTAAAGCGGAGAAATATCTATTGGAGCAAGTTGTATCAGGATTATTACCATATTCAGTGGAAGCACCTATCAATTCTTTATATCTATTATTGAATGAAGAAATAGATAAAAGTGCGATATATAATACTGTATGGGAAATAGTATACGGAATGAGAAAGTTATCTAAATGGACATTTATATCAGGTAACGAATATCAGGGAGGTGACTTTGGTGCACTTAAATACATTAGATAATAAGATGATAGAATATAATGAGAACCAATACTACGATATCAAAGAGAAGTTTATATTTAAAGGACACACTTACGAAAGTGAATTAAACTTTGCTTATCTTAATGGTGAATTAGATAAAATATTTTCTAAGTATAATTTACCATATGATGAGAGCTATATAATGATAGATCCTTTAAATGATAAGAATTTAAAGAAATACATGAATAGAGTAGTAAGGGAACTTCTATATGATAACAATATAGATGTGGATATAAGTAGAGAAGTAATATATGATATTGTAAATCTACTAGACCATATTGTGTTCTTATTAGATAGAGGTAGTAAGACATCTCTTGATATGAGTCTTATAAGTATAGCACAAGCAGTAATTGAGGATCCTAAAATAGAAGAATTTTTATTTAGAGATTCTTATAATGAAGATATGACTGCTGATGAGATATTTGATATAAGACTTAAAGAAACAGAAGAAATGAGTAAATTAGATATACCTAGTATCAGTACAATGTTACGTGCTGGTACTGGAGTTAAATCTAATCAGATGTATAATATTTTTAAAGGATTAACATTCCGTACTCGTGTTAATAAAGTAGATGAAATATATCCTACATTATTAAAAGATAGATGGATAGATGGATTATCTAATTTGAAAAACTTATACATCGAAAGTAATATAGCCAGAAAATCTATGTTAATGAATAAACAGAATATAGCTGATTCTGGAACACATAATAGAAAGTCTTCTATATTAGCTCAAGATACAAGAATAACAGAAGAAGATTGTGGTACTAAATATTATCAATCTTATTTTGTTAAAGATGAGAAAATGTTAAAAGCTCTTGAGTTTAAATATAGAGTTACAGAAGATGGTAATCTTAAAGTTATAAGAACTACTGATACAGAACTCATAGGAACTGAAGTAAAAGTAAGATCTGTTCTTAGATGTTGTGCTAAACATGGAGGTGTTTGTGCTACATGTTTTGGTGAACACGCTAAATGGAATATGAGTACAGATTCTTATAGTATCGATGTAGGGGTAGAATTTGCTAAAGCAATTAACGCTGCTATATCACAATTAGTATTATCATTTAAACATAATGCCTCCCCTTATCTAAAACCAAGTCAAATAACAGTTGTATCAGTTGAGACTGGAGAGATACTAGATAATGCTAAATTCATGACAAGAAAATTTAATATGTTGAATATATTAAATGACTATGAAGTCTTTTTCTACATGAAGGATGTGTACAGAAACAGTAGAGGAGAATTCAAAATGGTAGATAATGAATTCGATGATAATGATATAATCAGAGTCAAAGAATTTCATTTAGTAGATAGAAAAAGTGGTGAAGAGTTTATATTATATGATGGTAACGATGTTCATCTTAAAGTTCAGGGTGAACAGTTTAACAGATTTGCTCTTCCTACAACAAACTATAGTGATGATATTAAAATATACTTACAAAAAGATGATGTCATTACTCATATTCTAATTAATGCTCATTCTACAATGAAATATAAAGAAATTATTGAATTGTATAACATTGATACTTCTAAAATAAAATTAGAAGACGGAGAAGATGATATTGATTACTTTATGAGGAGAGTATTAGAGTCATCATTTTATGGTGAGAATATAACATCACTAGAAGTTATATTTAAAAATAAAATAAAGGATGTAGATTCTCCAAATGGAAGTCAAGCTCCTGATTGGAAGAGTGATAATCCACAATATAAAATATTATCATTAGAAAAGGTTATTAACAGACAACGTAGTTTATCTACAAGAATACCTGTATACAAAGTACCTTCTATGATAATAGATCCTTTCTATCATAATCCTAAAAACCTTATACCTTCCGCATATGATATGTTATTTGAGGATAAGTATGCTCAGTATGAGGAAGATGAAATAGAAGAAGATGCATATTAATGTACATTAAGAATACTATATCGGAATACGATATAGAACATGCTAACATTAGTATTCTTCTAGCAAAAGGAATATTTGATAAAAAGGAATATGATAAATTTGTTAAAATGGATAAGAAGACCAGAAATGTTAAAATTGGTCTTCTTATTAAAGAAAAGAATTACATCTATGATGTTATACAAAATGGATTTAAAGAATACGTAGAAGAATTTATATTACAGAATAAATTAGATCCTGAGAATAACATTATAGAGATAAATCACGATGCTGTTTGGGTAACTGGAAGATTACCTAAGAAGACTAAATTTGATAACGTGGTTTTTAGACAAAAACAAACATACACTTCTTATTATGGTATCAAGATAAAGGGTAATATCTTTAAGATTTATATTAACACATTAACTGATGAATATGGTGTTAGGAATTTTACTCCTAATAACTTAGAAATCTTTAATGAGTTATTAGATATATTAAGAGATTATGAATTTGAAGATAATGAGAAAGTGTATGAAAGATTACATTCTTTATTAAGAAAGAAAGTTCCTGATATTAATTATGACAATGAACTTATAATCGGTATAAAGAATGAAACTATATTTAGAAAAATGATTAAAGATCTAATCTAGAAAGGAGTATAATATGTTAGAATGGATCGATGATATCTTATCTAAATTTCTGGAATCAGAAAAAGAAGAGATGTCATTTGATATAAACCCTACTGTGTTGAGTCAGTTCTTGACTCAATTTCCTGATGGGGAAAATAGAATATTAACTAAATTAGCACTAATACAAAATACTAAAGGAATAAAAATATTAACTAAAAGAGATTTCAATACAGGTAACTTTACACAAATAAATTTTAAGAAGGAATCTCAGAATAATGGCTAAAGATGTTAATATCACTAAATTTACTACATTCTGGAAAGTAGATAAGATACCTAATGTTAGTTTTTATAAGTTAACTAATGCTCTTTCTACAGAAGATTTCTTTACAAAAGAAAAGATACCTTATGCTTATTTCGAGAATGATAGTTGTTACAGATTTCCTCTTATACCTGAGGATAAGCTTTTAAGTATGTTCAACATAGATTGGTTGAAACCTGTTATTTCTACAGTAGCTCCATTTCCTTATAGGAAGACTAATAGAGAGATACTAATGAAAAATAAACCAAAAGATAATGTACAGGCAGAAGTAATAGATAAAGCTTTTAAAGCATTGACTATTAATAAACAAAATCGAATCATTATATCTCTTAAAACAGGACAGGGAAAAACCTATGTGACCACTAACTTGATAGCTAAACTTGGATTAAAGACAATTATATTTGTTAAATCTATATTACTAAGAGACCAATGGTATGAATCATTTAAGAAACATACTAATCTAAAAGATATAATGGTAGTAACTAGATCTCAAGATTTAATTGATCTTTTAGATACCAATGAAAAAATAACTCCTGATGTAACTATAGTAGTACATAGAAGTATGCAGAATTTTATAGATGCTACTAGTGAAAAAGACTTAGGTAGACTATTTATTAAACTAGGAATAGGAATAAAGGTCTATGATGAGTTTGATCTAGAAAATGCTTCTATGTTTAGAATAGATTGTAATACAGCTATAAGATGTAACATATATCTTTCTGCTACAGACTTTAAAAGTGGTAAAACAGAAGATAGAATATTTAAAATGATATTCCATGAAGCTGTTAATATAGGAAAGGAATATGATCCTGGTGTACAGAGAAATGCTAAATTCATATTATACAATAGTCATCCTACTAAAAAAGAATTTGGAAGATTACATGTATATGGACCAGAGGGACCAATATTTAGTTATCCTAAATATCATGAATATGTAGTTAAGAAGAAAGCTTATTATGAAGGATTAGTTAATCTATGGGATACATTTATAAAGGATAGATACTATAATGAAGATAATACATTGAAGACAGTATTCTTTATAGGTCGTATCAATACATCTGAGGAGTTTAAGAAAGATCTAATGGATATAACTGGTTTATCTAGTAAAGATATTAGTATACTTAATAGTGAAACTGATAAGAAATGGAGACCTTGGGCTTTCAGTAAGAAACTTATTATAAGTACTAGTGATTCATTAGGTAGAGGAGTCGATTTAAAAGGATTAGATACAGTAGTTGATTTTGAAACTAGAAATAGTTTAAGTTCTACTACTCAGGTTGTAGGAAGGGTAAGTAGAACAGGTATGAAGAATGTAGGAACTTATATACAATTTGTAGATGAGGGATTACCGATACCTTTAAAGAATTATACTACTAAATTACAATCTGGTTTTTATGAAGAACTATTTACGAAGATAGAGGAGGAGAAATGTCCAGAGAGAAAAAATACTACGTAGTAACTTCTAGGAAATTAGTTAGACCAGAACTATATCCTAGAGTACCAGAAAATTGGTTTACATTAAATAAATATGAAGATAATTTTACACCCAGAGTGAGATTATATCCTTCGGAATTACAAGCTCTGTTAGCTAAGGAGCATATGGAAGTAGGAGATATTTTCTATGTGTATGAGTTTAAATATTCTGGTGAAGTTATAGAACCTGGTCCAGTTAGTGTTCCTTCTTCTACTATAACTGGAGAAGTATGGGTAAAGAAACCTATAATGTTAACCTTTAAAAATGAAATAAGTATAGTAGGATTCGGAAATAAATATGAAGAATTTTATGTACATATAAAAGGTAAGGACTTTAAAGTACCGGTTAAGGTACCAATATACATGACGGAAGAATAGAAATGCTCCTGGGATATCCCAGGAGCTATATATGTCAAATTAATTATTTTTATATAAATATTATTAAACCGTGGATAAGTAGTGGAGGACTTATCCACGTTAAACTATTTGGAGATGTATATAACATGACGATTGATTCAGTGTCATGAAGATGTACATATTCCAGTGTTGTTTACACTTATCCACAAAAAAAAACCAAATTTAGGAGGAATGATTATTATGAAAAAGAGAAGTGAAAAGAAAGTATTGTTAACTTACAATGAAAACCCAGCTATGAGTTTTCTGTTACACATGTTCGTAGGAGGTAGAGAAGATAGTGTACATGGAATAGCTCACTTTGTTGAACATATGATGGCTACAGCGTATAGAGATGATGAAAAAATGTTAGATGATGTAATAACAGCATCTGGTATGGGTGTCAATGCAGGAACAACTATACATTGGACACAATACGGGTTAAGAGATAATATATCAACTATCTATGATTTAGATGATATGTTATGCTTAATCAGATTATTTGCTCTTAGATTATCTCGTATGATGTCTGGAGATATAACAGAGGACGAACTAAACAGGGAAAAAGCTATAGTCATAAACGAAATAAAAATACAATCAGAAAGAAAGAAAATATTAAAAGACATGACTTTTCATATAAAAGAAGGATTACCATTTAATGGAACTATAGGTACTGAAGAATCAGTATCTTCTATAACTGCTAAAGATATACAAGAATTCTTACAAAAGAATTATAGAGTCAAGAATGCATTTGTAGATCTATCAGTTCCTACTGATATTTCTGAGGATGATCTAGAAAAGATCATGTTCGAAATCAATAATAACTTATTCGCAGTTATGGTCGATGATGGAGAAAATTACTCATATGAAGAATTACAAAAAAGAATGACAGTACCTATGAAACCAGGTGACACGTTGTATGATAAACATGATTTCGATTCTTTGTCTGTTATGGTAGATATGGATACAAACTTAGAAGATGCAGAAATTTTAAATACATATTTAGATGACTGGGCATTTAAACATCTTAGAGAGGAATTAAGATTAGGATATGTTGCTAAATTCAGTAAAGCAATAAGTTCAGGACCAAATAAATACCAATTCTTTATTACTGCAGATAGATCTCAATTTCCTCTAATAAAAGAAGAAATAACTAAGAAATTAAAAAATCTTTCTTCTGATCTAGATTATGCAGAACAGAAGAAAAATACTATAAAGAATATCAGAAAAGTATTTGAAATATTGAGCAGTAAGAATCCGTCATCATCTATGATGACTACTCTTCTAACTATTGTAGAGAACGCTAGATACTTTAGTCATTTCTATAATAGATATGCTAGTGATCTGATTACTGAAGAAAACAGACAGAAATACAACAAACCGTACGATGTATTTTTGGGTTGGTTAGAAAACACACCTGAGACTGAACTAAAGAGAATAGGAAGAGGATGGAAATCAATAGATCAAATAGGAGAAGAAATGTTAGCTTCTATACAATATATAGAAACTAATGCTAAAGATAAAAAGGAGATGATGTAGAAGATGTTGAATAAGAAATTAGAAGAAAAGAAAGAAGAGTTAAAAGAAGAAAAGATAAATTTAGAAAGAGCTCAGGGTAAACTCCTGAAGCTCTTATCTGAGGATAAAGAGTTAGAACAAGAAATCAATAAACTCAAAGCTAAAAGAAAATCTCACGAAAGAGAAATAAATAAACTTTCTAGAGAATGTGAAGGAATTTCTATGACTATAAGTTTTATTGAAAGTTATATATCAGATTTTGAGGAGGCTAAATAAAATGGTAGAAGATATAATAGAACTTATAAAGGATGGGGAATTATCCCTGTCTGATTTATATAAAATAAAGGAAACACTTGAAGATCGTATAGATGAAGAAGAGTGTAAAGATTATATGGATAAGGAGGGATTATAATGTTACTCTTATTTACAGTATCATTATTAACTTGGGGTGTAGTGGAAGGTATTAAACTATATTTTGAAAGAAAAGAAAAATTAGAATTACTTAGATCATACATTGAAGGAGATGATAAGTAATGTTCCTAAATAAATTAGTCGCATTATCTATAGCCGTTGATACGATTAGTATAGTATTCACTAAATCTAAGAAAGTAAAAACAACTATCGACTGTGAACAGACACAATGTAAAAATATAGATAACTCATATTATGATGATGAAGATGACTGGGACGATTATGTTGAAATGATGAATAATATTTTTGGATATAATTTTTTATATTAAGGAGGTAATTAATATGCTATCATTTGACGATAGAGTAGAAAATTTAATGAATTTGGATCCATCATTATCTTACGAAGAAGCGGTAGAATTAGTATTACAGGAAGATGAGGACGAAGAAGATGAATGGGAGGATGAGGATATATACGGAGATGAGGAAGACTATATCGAAAATGAAGATGACTACCTAGATCCTTTGGATGATCCTTATTGGAACGACGATGACGATGAGGAGGAATAATCATGTTATATGGGGGTCTAATTAGATTAATACTAGCTATAATAATTATTCTATGGTATCAAATAAATAAAAAGAAAAATAGGTAGAATTAAAATCCTCCTTTAATTGGGAGGATTTATTTTTTTCCTATAAAAATGAACTTTTCTTTTATAAATAATAACTAAATGGGAGGAACCATAATGAAAAATAAAAAATCTAAATTTAGAATAAGATTGTTCACACCTTTTGAAGATGGACTTACTGATACTGAAATAGTGATAGTTAGAAGTAAGTCTGGACTCTATTCTATAAGTGTATCTTTTTATTATAGTGAAGATGACGATGATGCGGGATCTAGTTGTAACTATTACCAAGATAATATGACTAGTAAAGATATTGATGGCTTTGTTAGTAGTGTATCTTATACTCTAGTACACAAACATTCACCTTCACAATCTGATATTACTAATATATTAGTTAATTTTGATAAAGTTTTTAATCAATCTAATTCTGTGGAAGAATTGATAAAGAATCTTGAAAGTGATAAATATCAATCTGATTCAGTATATTTTATCACTAAAGAAATTGATGAAAAGGGGTGTGTGTGGTTTGTAAATCACGAATTGAGAAAACCTCAATTAACTACTGGAAATGCTGTAGTTGATAAAGTATTGAATAACATATATACTGAATTGGAAGAGCATCTAGGACAATTAAAAAAGGTATCATCAATAGAAGAAGAAAAAGAATATATAATAAAATATGTAGGAGGAGAAGATGAAACTAACTAAGAAGATGTTAGATGTAACTACACCAAATGTAGTTGAAAATGATTTACTATTTATTACAGCTGTATTATCTAAAATAGATGATGTAGTAAGTAAGACTTATGGACCGAAAGCAGGTTATGTAGCAATGGTAGATAGTAGTGAAAATGCTACTGGATATTCTTATACGAAAGATGGGATGGCTACGTTAGATAATCTTAAATTTGCTAGAGCAACTGAGAATGACTTAGCTAAATTGGTTACTAACTTAGCTTATGAAATCAAGAATACATCAGGAGATGGAAGTACAACAGCAGCAAAAGTATTATATGGACTAGTAAAGAATTGTACAGAGTATTTATTAGAAAATAATGTGTCTGATAGAGATAAGAGTAATTTTAGAATACATACTCCTAAAGGTGTAGAGTTATTAATAAATAAATTAGAGAAATTCCTTAATAGAGAGAATAATGCTAACATAAAGGGTGGCACTACACAAGATATGATTGATGGTGCTTATATATCTCTTAATAATGACGCTGAATTATTGAAACCTATGGAAGAATTAATATATTATTTAGAAGAAAAGAAAGCACCTATAGATGATACATTAAGAATAGATGCGTTTACATCTAGAGGGAATAAAACTAAAATAGAAAAGAAACCAGGATACATGTTAGGTGGAGCACAAAGATTCTCTATAAATAGAGGAAGAGAGTTTATAGAAGATGCTAAACTTATAATGTTAGATTTAAATATATCTGCTGATATGCTTAAATTTATAGTAACAGATATAATGTCTCTTGCAGAAAGTAATATTAATAAAGATAATATAGTATTCATTTTAAGAGATATAGATCATGATGCACAAGTATATTTAGATAACATACAAAAACAAGTAACTGAAAGTAATCTATCAATTAACTTTGATTTCATAGTTCCTACTACAACTCCCGGTAGAATAGAAACTATGAAGAAAGATCTTTCTTATTTAACTAATACAGAAGTAATCTTATTTGATCAATCTATATTAGAGAAGAGAACAGAGATTCCTAAATTTGTAGATGCTAACGGAAACATTAAAGAAGGAGACGAAATTGATAATTTTGAAAATATAGGATTAGTAAAATGGACAGCAGAATTTAAAAGAAATCAAGCTGGTCAAATTACTTCTAGAAATTATCAATATGGATTTAATAAATTTAAATCATTATTTGAGAAGCAAATGGCTAAAGGTAAATATGTTAATATTTCTAGATTAGAAGGAGCAGGACTATGTTTATCATTAGCGGATGGAGAAGTTCCTACAGAAGCTTTCAATAATTATTATGCTGATCTATTAGAACAATCTAAGAGTGATAATGAAGATTCTGCAAGAGATGCTAAAGAAAGATTATACTTCTTAAATGATAACATGTATGTAATTAATGTAGCTACTAGAAAGTACGATGGAGACAGAATAAGACATGCTTATAGAGATGCTACTAAAGCTGTAACATCTATAGCTCGTTATGGATATCATCAAGGAGGATCTGTAGGATTATTTCTCACATTAGAAAATATCACTACTGAATTAGGTGATGAATATATAGAAATACTTAATAAATTCGAAGAAGCTGGTAAAGTTGATTTAGATGATAGAGATAGTGAATGGTATAGATCTTATTCTAGAATGAGTAATGAATTAGATACTTATAAGAATGCTATTTCATTATCTGTTATATTAAATACAGCTGTAGGAGGATTAATTAAAACACTTCTTAATGATATTACTAATGATAAATATGTTGATACAGAAGAACTTAAAATCGTAGAAGAAGCTGTGGCTAATAATGATATAATTCCTGAGAAACATATATTCTGTAATAGTAGAGTAATATCTCCGGTAGAAACAGATTTAGTTCTTACTAGAATGGCTTTATTCCAGTTTAGTAATTTATTCTCTTCTTTATATATCGAATATAGTGATAATATGGATGTAGCTTATTTTGAAAAGGTTACAGAAGATATTAAAGCTAATTTAAGAAATGCTGGGTATAAATTCGAAAAAGATGAAGAGTTACTAGAACTTAATAAAGAGAATGTAGCTAAAGTATTAGAAGAAGCTGGGTTTACTAATGTACCAATACATGAAGTGGATGAACATTCTGAGAAACTAGTCGATGAGGAAAACAAAGAAGTTGATTTACCCGAGGTTCCAGTGGAAGAAGCTACTCCAGAACCTATCAAACCACCTAGGAAGGTTGAAGTTATATCTGCTGAAGAACCTATTGAAAAAATAACAGGTGAACCTATTCCACCTATAGGACATGGAGAAGTTATTATACCTACTGAGATGCCAGAGTACATGAGAGAGAAATTCCCAGATAACAATACTGAATTTGTAGCTGCAAGTGAATCTAATCCAGTAGTTAACCCAACTAATGACTCTGTATTAAATCATGAATCTATGATTACTGTAGGAGATAAGAATGGACCTAAATTACCTCCTGTTAATATGAATAAATATGCAGGACCAGCTACTGAAGATGTGGTACAAGATGGTAGAGTAATGAATCCGAATCATCCTGCTTATAGAGGACCAGAACAACAAGTACAGGCTAAACCTAGATTGAGTAATACTATAAGTCCTGAGCAACAAGCTATAATAGATCTAGCTAAGAAAAGAGAATTAGAAATAGCTAATATAGAAAAGGATATGGAAGAATATAATAAATTAGCTTATATGACTCCAGGTCCTATAGGTTATACAATAGTACCTGATGAGAATGGTAATGTACCAGAATGGTATGGACAAACTTATCAACCTCAACAATCTCATCAAGTTGTAGAAGAAAAAAGAGAACCCGATTTCATAGTAGAAGATTTAAATAATGTTAGAAAGAGCTTAATATAATAATTATCCCTCCCATTACGGGAGGGATTTATTTAAGTAAATTACACTTATATATTATATAAGTGTAAGATATAGTTGGGACATACCCTATAAACCAATGAGGACTATATCATGGGAGGATAATATGAAATTTAATGAATTTAAAAATATGTTATTATCTTTTGGTGATATCGTATTCACTGAAGAAATTAGAATCAGAAGAGCCGATATGATATCAGATAGCTATCCAAAAGGTATAGTCTATAGTAATGTCCCAGGTTCATTTAGTAATAAACATGTAATAAATTTTCCAGAGTGGATAAAAATTTATACTCTGGAATGCCTGGAAGATATCTTAGGAGAGAAACAGTTTAAGCTGGATAAAATAAGACCAGCTACAGATTGTTCCTGGACATATAAAAAGATAAAACCGAGAGAGGGGAGATACGAAGAATACGGACTGGGAGAATCCTGTGTTCTAGAGAATATCCCAGCTTATGATAAGGATAAACTTATTATAGAAATAATCAATACTCGTCTTACCGAAAATTACTACAGATTTACAGTGAAATACAAAGGAAAGAAAAAAGTTTATTATGTACCTCTTGATGGGGTATATAATAGAGAACTGAGAGAAGTTTTCCCTATATACTAGGGAACTTCTTTTTTTTCGTCAGAAAGAAACAAAAACAGCCTTATATCAAATAAAAATGAGGAGGTTTATACTAATGGGAACTAAAATTGACTTAGTGAAAAAGAGATTAGATTCCTTAGAATGGGAATTAAAACAACTGAGAATTTTAATTGACAATTTAGATTCTGAAGATGTTATTAATAATATACCTCTAGAAAATATTACCCCTGCTATTGTTAATGATGACTATGATAGTGTATATAAAATTTCTAATAAAGTAAAAGAACAAATGTTAGATTATATATACCTTGTAGAAGGAGGATATTTTAATCATCCTAATGATCCAGGTGGTCCTACTAATTATGGAATAACTTGGGAAGATGCTAGAGATGAACTTGGTTATACAGGAGATATGAAGAATTTTACTAGAGAGATGGCTACGGATATATATCTTAAAAAGTATTATCTTCGTAATAAATTATTTAACATTACTGACCCTAGAGTAATGATTTGTATATTTGACTTATGTGTTCATTCAGGAACAGGTGGACAATTAGTTGCTCAGAGAACTGTTAATAATCTAGCTAATCAAAAGATAATAAATGAGGATTCTACATTAGGTCCTATATCTTTTAAAGCTATTAATGAATGCGATCCACAAGCTTTTATAGAAAAGTATTGTGAATTACAGAAGGAATTTTATGCTAGATTAATAATTAGAAAACCTCAGTTAGCTGATTTTAAAACTGGATGGAATAACAGAGTTGACAGAAAATTAAAATTCTTAAATGGAATGAAATAAGAAAGGGGGAAATATGTCTACTGACAAAAGAGCACGAATAAAAGATAGAAAACTAGTACTACTTCAATTCCCTGAATATCAAGTAGATGCTACAGCCTTAATAGAAGCTGATATTTATAGTAATAGCTCTCCATCGGTTGTTATAACATCGTCTGGAGAAACCGTAGATATTTCTGGTTTCTTAACTAGAAGTGATTTTAAAGATTACTATTTCTCTATGGTTACTGAGAAAGAATTTGAAGAAAGAATGGCTAAATACTCTAATACAGCTCAGATGGATCAGAAGTTAGCATCCATAAGAGAAAATTATGTAAGTAATAGTGATTTATCTGATTACAAAAGAGAATTAGAAACTAAGTTTAATACAACTAATACTAATTTAGATAATGTTACAGAAAGATTTAATACATTCTCTTCTACTACATTACCTGGATTAACTACTAATCTAGCTTTAGCAACTACATTAGATAACTATGTTACTAAAGAAAACCAGGGAACTACATTATTAAACTATGTGACTAATACAGCATTAGATACTAGAATAGGTAATTATTTCAACAAAGATGAAGTTAACACTATTAAAGATGGTCTTAACTCTTCTATTAATTCTGTAAATTCTAGATTTAATAATTATGTAACAAGTAATGATTTTACTACAGAAGTTAATAAGAAAATGAATGCAACTACTGTAGAAAATAAGTTATCTCAACATGATCAAGATTTAAAAGATTTTGTAGCTGAAAAGTATTTTAATAAAGATGAAATTAATACTTTAAAGAATGAACTTAATCAAGGTACTACAACTACATTGAATGATTATGTTACTAAAGAGAAATTTAATGAAGAGAGAAGTAAACTATATTCTTCTACTGAAGTGGATAATATTGTTAAAGATCTTAAAGATACTCATTACACTAAAGAGGAAGAAGATACTAAACATAATGCTCTTAAAAAAGAATTAACTGATTACAAAGCATTAAATCATACTACTCACACTGATGTAACTAATTATATAACTGAAAATAATAAGTTGTATAATACTAAAATTGAAGTTGCTGGAATAAAAGAAGCATTAGAGACATCTATAGGTACTAAATTAGATAAATCTATTTATGATACATTTAAAGAAGAATATGGAACCACTATAAATGGTATTAAGAGTGCAGCTTCTACATTAAGAAATGATTATGATAATCATATTATATCTTATAATAGTAAATCTAATGAAATCAATAATAAATTAGATGATAGATACACTAAAGAAGAAATAAATGATATGATAAAATCTTATTATACTAAAAGTGAAGCTGACGTCATACATAATGGATTGTCATCATCTTTATCTTCTACATCTACTAATTTAGGTTTATTAACTAATAGAGTAAGAGCTATGGAAATTGGTAAACTAGATAAAGCTGTATTTGATGATTTAAATGCTAATGTATTGAGAACGGATGAAGTTGAAAGACGTATTAAAGCCGTTAATTCTTATACTAAACCTGATATGGATAGAATAATTAAGAATGTCACTGATAGTGTAGAAGATAATAGAAGATCTATTAACGCTATAGGTGTTAACGTAGCTGGTATGTATTCTAATCTACAATTAGATACTAAGTTTAATGAGATAAAAGTGACAATTACAGATCATACAGGAAGAATAACAGCATTAGAAAATAATACAGTATCTAAAACAGATTATGAAGAAGATAAAAAGAGAATTAACTTATCTTTAGATAATACTTATAGTAAAACTCAAATTAATTCTATAATAGCTAATAATAATAGTAATTATTATACTAAAGAAGAAATAGGTAACTTAGAAGATAATAAGATCAATACCTATGACACTGGGATAAAGAGTTTTATTAATAGTACTTTAGATACTAGATTAGGTGGTTTTGTTTCTACAAGTGATTTTAATACATTTAAAGGTGATACAGCTACTAAAACAGAATTAATTACAGCAGTATCTACATTATCAGATAATGTATACAATAAATCTGAGTCTAATCAAATGAAAGATAATATAATATCTCAGGGTAAATCTTATACAGATAATAAAGTTGATACTGAATTAACTAAATATACTGATACTGTACTTACTCCTAGATTAACTGGATTACTTGATACAGCGGGAGCTACTAGATTAGTAGATGATAGAATGGTAGGATATGTTACAAAGGAAGCTTTCTATGATAGAATGAATAATATCCCTTCTGCTGATAACTTAGATTCTAGTATAGATAGTAAGATGGGACAGGCAGTACACACTGTTAGACATATTATAGCTAATGATGTAAATATACAATTAAATAAGTTCTATGATTATGCTATAGATAATAAGAAATTACATTATAATAGATTAGCATTAGATAGTAAATTTAAACAATTCCAAGATAGAAACTTAAGTCTTCTTAGATATAAATATACTGTAGACCAGATTAATAGACTTAAGAAAAGATTTGTTAATTACTTTACTAAAGATGAAATAGATACTAAATTTAATTTCTATTTTAATAGAGCCAATATAGCAGATGCATCTTTATATTATACTTCAGAGCAAACAGACAAATTCTTAGCTGGTAAATTAGATACATCTGTATTCCGTTTATTTACAGATAATACTTATGGTAAACAGAAGATAGACACGGAACTAGATAAGAAAGTAGATGTATCATCATACAATACTGCTATACAAGGATTAACAGGAAGAGTAACAACATTAGAAACTAATTATAACACTGTAGCAGGATCGGTTAATACTTTAAATACCACACTGAATAGTAAAATAAATACTTTAGAAAGTACTGTTAATAATAATAACTCTACTTTAACTACTTCTATTGGAGGAATTAATGGAGAGATATCTTCTATTAAAACAGCTTTAAGTAAATTTAAAAATGAAGAACAATTAAAGAATTTAATAGATAGTAAAATAACAGGAAAATTGAATATAGATGATTATAATTTAGAAAAGCAATCATTTGTTACTACTGGGAAACTAACTACTGAAATGAGAGGTGTAGTTGATAGTACATATGGAAGAGAAATAATAGATAATAAAATATCTGAAGTAAATAATAAAATAAAAAGTGAATCTGATATAAATACTCTTATAGATAATAAATTAGCAGCTTATTCTAGTAGTACTGACATTGAAAGTAAAATCAATACTAAAGTTGCTACAGCTAAATCTGAAACTATAAGTACTGTAACAGAAGCTACTAATACAAAATTACTTCCTTATATGAAAACAGAAGATGCTAATAATACTTATTTAAGTAAAGCAGAAATGGCTACTAAAGAATCTACAATAGATGGAAAAATAAATGATGTTAAAAGTGAGCTTACAACTAAGATAACTGATTTATCTAATACTGCTGGTAATACTTATCTTAAATTAACAGGAGGAGAGTTATCTGGACCTTTAAAAGTACAGAAAGTATCTGTTAGCAATAATGGTATAGTATACGATAACAATAATCTGATGGCATTCAAATCTAGTTCTCAAGGATCAGAATTAACTAACTATGTAGAAATAGGTTCTGAAAATCTAGATAGTATACGTTTTATAAATAGAGATGGAGTATTCCATTATAAAGATAATCAAGATTATAAATTTATCACAACAGAAGTATTTGATCCTTTTAAAGCTGATGTATTCAGAAAAGGAGAAATTAATACTTTATTAAGTGGAAAAGTTGATAAAAACTCATATGATACTGAAATAGCTGGTATTAAGAGTGGATACGTAACTACAGAGACATTAAATAGTAATATTAGTAATTTATCTAATAGATTAGACGGTATGTATACTAAACAAGATATTGAAAAATATGTTAGTGATAATTATTTGAAATCTAATGTGTTTGATACATTTAAAACTAATAATAAATTAGAATATGAAAAATATGTCAGAGATAAATTAAATGAATCTAATACTACAGCTAATGGTAAAATATCTACTTTAGAAAACACTGTTGAACAGAATAAAAATGCTCTTAGTACATCTATAAATGCTATAGATAATAAGGTATCTGTACATATACTTACTAGTAATAGAACTTTAGATGGTAAAGTCAATGTGACTGATTTCAATAATTATAAAGATGTAACTTACACTAAAGTAGAAGTTAATAAAAAAGAAGAAGACCTCAAAAAGTTAATAACAGCTTCTGAAAGTAAGATAACCGCTTTAGAGGGTAATATTCCTACATTAACATCTGGTAAATTAGATAAGAGTATATTTGAAGCATTTAAGCCTACTGTATACACTAAAGTAGAGGTAGATGGTATTAAGAATAATTTAACTTCTACAATTAATACAAAAGCTAATGCTTCTGATTTAGGAAATGTACTTAGGTTTGGTGTTAATAACTACACTAATAGATCACTAGCTATAGGGACTATATTCATCAGAGGTGCTAAGCAATATAAGATATCAAGTGATGGAATAAGTTATTCTATTAATAATGGAGATTCTTACTCTCCAATAATGAGATATGAAAATATAGCTGATTCAATATTAGGACGTCATAGAACACATCCTAGTTCTTGGACAAGATATGAGTTTTCTGATACACTAGTATTCGGAAGAGAAAATGCTAGAACATTATTAGCAGGAGAAGTATTTTCTGAAACTATTTATAAGACTACTGAAGGTAAATATGGACCAGTAATAAATGAGAAAGATATAAAACATCTGATAAATACTGAGAGTGAAAAATTACAGGGATTCATAAATACTAATAAAGGAAAGATATCTTCTTTAGAGAATGATTGTACTAATATAAAAGCACAGATATCTTCTTTAAGTAATGATAAATTAGATGTATCTAGATTTAGAACAGATATAGCTAATTACGTTACTACAGCTACTTTAAATTCTAAAGTTAGTACTGAAAGAACTACCAGTGATACTAAATATGCACCTAAAGGTGAATTCGATGTTACTAAACAAAAAGTAAATACTTTAGAAAATAAAATAGGAAATATAGATTTTTCACAAGTGGAAACAAAGTTAAAGAAATATACAGATGATAAATTAAATGAGGCTTTAGGAGAAATAAATAAAGTCTTAGATCAAATTAATGGAGTAGTGGTATAACATGAAAAAGAATACAACTGAAAGTAAATTAGTTTACTTAGGAAAAATGAAAAAGAAAATGATAGATGCATTATACCAATGTGGCGTTCTCTTACCGGAGAACGCTTCATGGCAAAAAATACTAAATGGTGTAACTTATCTAAAGAAAACTTTTAATTTAGGACAATGGGAAGAAGGAGACAAGAAAATGTTATTCAGAGATGGTATGAAATTACCAGATGTAGAAATAATAGACGATACTGTGCTTCCTAATAGTTATAATCCAAACTATAGATATCCAGTGAGAATAGGTGAAAACATGGATACATCTTTATTAGATGTTAACTCCCCCAAGTATGATTTCAATGTAGCTTTAGCATTCTATTTTCTATATATAAAAGGAGAATATATGTCATCTTTCACAGGCTATGTTACCTCAGCAGAAATGTATAAATCTAATGTAAAACAGGCATTGAATAATAAATTATATGATGTAGCTAATTATTATAGAGAACAAAGTACAACTCTTAATAATGCGGGTTATTGGAATAATATAATACATTGGCAGCAGGAACCTACCGAAAAAGTACCAGATATACCATATGAACATAATGTAATTTCTTATACAGGTCCATATATGTTTTTATACACCAAAGATCGTAATAATCAACGTATATATAAAGGAAATGGTACATTTTATATATTATATTCAGTGTATCTTAAGGCTGATAGAAATATAAATGTTGACTGGTTTATTAATACTACTCAAAAATTTGATCTAGATGCTATTGAAATATCTCATATATCAAAAATATTTGAAGTAACAACTGAATGGCAGAGATTTTCCACAATCGTAAGTATAAATATAAAAAAAGAATACAATAGATACGTAGATATAGAAATAAACCCATACGTACAAACTCCACACTGGGTTAAATTATATTTCGCTCTTCCATATATGCATTTTTATAATAATGGGAGTACACCACCAGAAAAGTTACCAGCATTCAATAATGGACAAGCAATATTAGATGACACGATAATTAATTTTATATCTAATATAATTAACAGAGAAAAACAAATATATCTCTACAACTATATACAGAAAATACTATCGATTCCTGTATCAAATAACGATATTATTTTCATGAAAAAAGATGAAAATATAATACGTTTAATGGATGAATTTATAGAAAGAGAAAAAAATAGAATATTTTCATGGACTCAATCTTTTTCAACAGATACAATTAATGAAATAAACAGTAATGCTGTTATGATTCCTTTAAAAAATAAAAAACATAAAGTAAATTTTAAAAGAGTTTTTAAACCAAGAAATGATCGATATATACCTAATCCTATGATGGGATATGCTCCTTATAGTAGATGGGGAGAATATGATCCTGAGATAACGACACTTTATGTTGACATGAGATGGAAGGAAGTGTATTCGTCACATGAAGGTAACCCAGAAGAGGGTAATCTTAAGATACGATACAATCTAGAAGAGTGGAAAAAAATTAGCAGATTAGATCATAAAGATGTGAGTGGAAAGAGTAAAATATTCAGATTAATACTAGATGAACCGACTAATGAAGAGCATTGTGATATACCAGAAGTAATGAGAATTGAAAAATACGGAAAACCTTACTCCAATAGTTATGGAAAGGGGTTTGCTCCAAATTACGAAGCTATATTTCCTCATTATATTGATCTAATAAGATATATTAATAATGATATCAGACAATACATCGGAATCTATCAATTTGGTATATTAGGACACTGGGGAGAGTGGTATAATAATTATGGGAAAAGTGTACCTAAAATAGGTAATAAACAACTGATGGAAAACTATGTCAAAGAATTTAATAAATATTGCTTTACTGAATCTTTAACACCTCCAAATAGAATTATACAATTAGATCAATGGGCGAAATACGGACATATAGCTATGATGAGACGACCTTTTTCTATAGCTAAAGAGAATGGTTGGGGAGTATTCAACGATATGATAGGTGATAAAGAGGCTACAAAAGAATGGTTAGATTGGATAGAAAATGGAGGTACATATGATCAAACACCTACAGAAGAAAATATGGTAGTCGAATATAAGGATGTATTCAAATATGGTATAAATGGAGGAGAATTAACATCTTCTATACCTATGGAAGATATACTAGGAAAATATTTAGAACAGACTATAGAAGATATTAAGAAATCTCATCTTAGAATTATAGGACAGAAAATACCTGATAAAAGAGTTAATGAGGAGGCTTATTGGAAAATACTAGAATGTATAGGATACCGAATACATATTAGAGAATTAAAAATTCAATCATATGAAGAAGACTATACTAAATTCTTTCCAGATCTATATAGTTTAAGACCTAATATGTCATATTTAGTATCTTTGACTTTAGAAAATAAGGGTAATGCCTTCTTTTCAGGTATCTATGAAATATTAAATCTAGTACAACCTAAACAGGCATTTAACTTCAATTTAAATATAGATAATCTTGATGAGAATAACTATTATTATGAAGACAGTAACTATTATTATGAAGACAGTAACTATTATTATGAAGGCAGTAATAATGGTAAAACTTATATAAACTTATGTCCTGGAGAAATAAAAACTATAAGATTTCAAATATCTTCAACAGATCAACGTGGATTTATATCCTCATCATTCATGCTTAAAGAAAGATATTCAGGACAACCAATTACTTTTGATAATCAAGAATTTAACGACACACTTCCTCTATTACATATAGATAATAATGAGGACAAATATGAGACTATATCAGCAGATAAAGCTGTAGATTCCTTATAGGAGGAGGTATAAATGAATGAAAAAGTTAACGATATTGTAAAAAAACTGAAAAAAATATTATTTTATAAAAACGCTATAGATGATAATGCTTTCTGTGATAATATGGTTCTAGATAATGAATCACTGGTTGATGATGGAATAAATTCTCTGGAACATATAGCTGAAAGATTAGAGTATATGTCAAAACATACCAGATCCCAGTATGGAATATCAAGACTTAATGATCAATTTAGTCAACCTGATCCAAATGCGTCTCTAAAAGATCAAGATCCATTTATAATATATTATAAATCAGAAATTCGTAATAGTCTAAGTTATATGAAAGCATCAGGTGTTATATCTTCAAATATAAATGATACTCAAGCTATTATAAAGGTTGAAAGACCTAACCTTTTTACTTTATATGAAGTATTAGAAGTATCTATATCTAAAAAAGAAGGAAATGTAGTTAAATATATTAGTGAAAAGTATAAATTCAGTAAAACTTCTGATAACAAATATGAAGTTATAATACCTTTAGGGGATAAAACACTAAGTGGTTCAGAAGTACGGGTCTTTAATTTCTATTTATTATATAGAGATAACATATATTTTTCTTTAAATACTAACTTACAGGAGGAATAAATCATGAAATTTTTTGAAATTTATTTTTTTAATTTACCAGGCGAATTCATTAGAAAATATACAACGCTTCCGATAATCTTGGTAACATTGTTACTTGTATATTTTTTTAAGAAATTAATCAATATGCGTCGTAATATAAATAATTTAGCATATAAAGGAATACCTAAAGCTGAAGATGGTTCAATAGTAAATCAACTTAAACCGACATTCTATGCATGGGTTGTTGATTTCGATAATAAAGAATACGACCAACGTTTAGTAGAAGTTATGGCTTATATTATACAATCTGTACCTGTATTACAGATGATACCTAAACGTATAGTTGTTAGCTTCCTAAGTAAAGTTATACAAAATATATTTGATAAACTAAAAGCATCATTAGATGTACAGAGAAGACCTAATCATGTTAAGATATCAGAAGATTTAGTTAAAGACACTCTAACAGAAGATAATACTGAAGATCAAGAAAAATATAAACAGAAAGTAAATGATGTATTAACTTCTATCTTAAATAATGTTGAGATAATGGAAGTTACAGAGAATATAGATCCTAGAAAGATTCAATACATAAAAGATCAAATTAATAAAATATTATAAATATTACGAGGTGGTTAAATCCACCTCGTAATATTTCTGTCGAAAACCTCTTTTATATACTTATTTAGAAAGGAGGAGATCTCATTGAATTTTTATAAAGAGACCAACAAACGTCTTGTATGTGAAAATTTGTCCGACAAAGAATTTGAAGTTTTACAAAGGATTGATAAACTCTTTATAATACATAATGTATCTAGAAATGGAAAATACGTTTATATTAAGTTTAACAGAGATACACATTATTGTGAAGAGTATGAATTAGTAAATCTCATCATAAAGAAAACCCAAAGAAAAAGAAGAATGCAACTAAATAATCCTAGAAAAGACTTTGAAGGATGGTTGGATCATGAAGAAGAGTATCTCATTTATTATATAGATGAGAACGGTTATAAGATATGTAAATATATACCTAAACATATCGACGGATATATAGTGGAGGATATATCGATGAATAACGATGATTTAGAACTTCATTTATCTAGATATCATTATGATAAAACTAAGAGAATTAAGAAAGAATTGAGATGTTGCTCATTTAATATTGAAACACCGTGTTGTTACAATATAGATACACTAACTACAGTTGATATTAAATTTATTGATCTATGATTATATATCATTAATATGAAACAAAAATTAAATTATTAGGAGGAAGAATTATGTTCAATAATTAATTAACAACAAACGATGATGGAATGAGAAACGAGTTCCAAATTTTCAGTAATGATCAATTAGGGTCAGTAAGAGTTCAGATGGATAACCAAGGAAATCCTTGGTTCTGTTTATCAGATGTATGTGATATACTAGGATTACAAAATCCAGCGAAAGTATCTAGTAGACTTTTTTCAGAGGGTATAACTTTAACTTATACCCTTACAAATGGAGGTACACAAAATCTTATATTTATTAATGAAGCTAATCTTTATAAAGTGATAATGGCTTCTAGAAAGCCTGAAGCTGAAGAGTTTCAGAGATGGGTATGTTATGAAGTTATACCTTCATTGAGAAAGAATGGAATAGCAGTAGTTAATAATTTATCACCTATACAGGTACTTAAAGCTATAACAGAACAAATAACGGTTAATGCCAATAACATCTTTAATTTACAGAATGATCTCAGTCTTACTAAGAACGATGTGGAGGAATTAAAGAAGAAATTAGAAGAGATGAGAATTAGAAATTATTACGACAATTTGGATAGAAGATGATATATTATTAGGAGGAGATGTAAATGTACAAAATATTAAACAAATTAAAACCAGAGGAAATAAAAGATTTAACTGGTTTAAATATCAGAGGTAATTTTATTACTAGAAAGATAGATGGAGCTGTAAACAAAATTAAGATATGTATTCCGATAGATCCAAGTATCTTAACTGATAAAGATAAAGGAGAGAGGGTACATAAATATATTTCAGCATTTGGTATTAATATAGCACCAAATGACAGATACAATGTAGGAATGGAAATAACGAGACATTTCGGTTTCTTATGTATCCATATTGCATTCTTAAATAATTTAGTAGATTATGAAAGAACAAATTTAGTTCTAGCTGAATTAATAACTGGATTAAATACATTTGGAGAAAAAGAGATAGAATATGCAAAAACCGTTGACTTAATGGGTAATTTTAAAGATCTATCTGTTGAAGAATTTAACGAACTAGTTAAACCATATATGGACGACAAAAAGATGTTCTTTATAGTTGAGCATAATAATCCTGATTTCATATTAGATGTAGAAGTCAATGATGAATTTAATTTTAATAAAGATGTTAGTCCTTTATCTGAAAATACAGGTTACATGGTTGGTGATGAAGAAGAGACTTTAAAAATGTGGATACATTTAATGTCATTAGTATTCATTTTTAATTTTAAAGATACATCTACATTCTTGATAAAAGATAATAAGTTATTAATAGCCGTAACAGGACTTGATATAAATGACAAATTATCAGTTGCATATAAAACTATAGTATCTGATATAAAGACAGATAAAGATCTAGCGTGTTTCATTAATTCATTATTAACATCATATTTAAGTGATGAAGAGGAATTGATTATATCAGCACCGCATAGCTTTATAGAAAAATATATGTTATTTGATACACCATATATAGTAAATTCTGGTGAGTTCGTTAAATTTATGACAGAAGCTATATCTGATAAAGAAATACTAGGTAAATTTATTACTATCATCAATGGAGATTCAGTAACAGAAATCGATATGGACAATTCTATTCCTAGCTAGTTAAAAGGAGGAAGAAATGGACAATAAAGTAATATCCTTTAATGAGATGAGCCACAATAGAGTTTACATCGGGATACAAAGAAAAGATATTATAGAAAATGGTAAGAAAAAACATGAAGAAATAAATTTCTTTACTTACCATATAGAGAAGCCAGGAGATTACATTTATACAGATAACTTAGAAGAAATACCTGGATTAGTAATACACTATAGAGTAGAAGATGATTCTTCTAATTCTTCTGTATGGGAATCTATAGTGAGAGAATTAAATAAAAATGATAAGGATAATGCTAGATACAACGGATTTCTAAAAATAGATAAATCTGAAATCATATTAACGTACCCATATGATATAAGAATGGGAGCTATCATGGTTCTAACACATATGTTAGGAGCAGTATCAGCATCTAATCATTTTAAAGTAATAAGCTTATATTAATATATTCCGACCTCCTAACGGGGGTCGGAAATATTTTAAACCCTTGATTATGAAAATTTTTTATTGATGAGGAGAGGTATAAACATGAAAAGATTAAAAGAAATATGGGATAATGGAGAAGTACTATTAAATGCTAATTATGATAAATTCAACGATGAATTAACACTTCTGATGAAACATCCTGAGAGTGGAGAAAAGAAAATATATTCTTTATATAATATAGAAGTACCAATATATATTGCTAAACATAAACAGAAATGGCATTCTGTAGATATAGATAAAAATGAAGTAGAATTAAGATATGTTAAGAATAAATTTAGAGAATGGAATATAGCTAAAGAATTAGGTATGAAAAGTTTTAATAAATTAGTGAAGGAAAAGCAAATTACTCCTGATCATATATATCTTAATAAGAATTTATTTAATGCAGATTTAGGAGTAGAAGAATATGTTATAAGAGATTATGTACAACATTATGCAAGAATGGATGGTTCAGTATTAATTACAGAAGTACCTATTATAGATAGATTCCATATAGGTGTATTCGATATAGAGTCTGATGTACGTATTCCTAAAACAGTTGATGATGATAAACATGCACATCCTATTAACGTTCTTTCTTATGTTGATGGAAAAGATTACACATGTTTTTCTGGATGTCTTATAAATCCTAATTATAAAGGTCAGAAAGAAGTTATGGAAGATATTCCAGGATTTAAAAAGAGAATGAAAGATTTCTTAGTAAAGTATTTGGATGATATAGACGTAGATGAAATAAATCCAGAGAAGAAGAAATCTAAAGAAAGAGATATTAAAAAGATAATGTCTGAATTGATTGATAATATTACATTTGATATTAGATTTTACGAAAAAGAAGAAGACATGTTAATAGAAAGTAATCAGCATATATTTACAGAAAAAGCACCAGACTTCTTATTAGCTTATAATACTAAATATGATATTGGTGAACAATGTAAAAGATGTGATGAATTTGGAATTCCTATAGAAAATTTATTTAAATATAAAGATACACCATTTAGAAATTACTTCAATTATAGAAATGAGAACTATGAAGTCATAAAAAGATTCCATGATTATTATACACGTAATATGACTAAGATACTAGACTACTATCTTTTATATTATCAATTACGAAGACAGAATAGATATGGAAGACAATCTTTAGACGCTACAGCTAAGAGAGAAATAGGTGTAGGTAAATTAGATTACTCTCATATCTGTAACTGGATTGGTGATCTTCCATATGAAGATTATGCTACTTTCTTGATGTATAATATTATGGATAACATTTCTCTACTTTTATTAGAAAGAGTTACTAATGACGTGTTTATGGCTACTTATACTAGATTTGATAACCAAACAGAATGGTTCAATGTATTCCGTCCTATGGAGGGTGTAATAGGAACATTTAATGGTCTTAAACTTATGAGTGGACATATACCTGGTAATAATATTAATAAGATACTTATAGGCTTTACAGCTAAACAAATGAAAGAACTTAAAGAAAGGGATGAGTGCCTATATAGAATAGCTAAACAACTTAAAGATGCTAACGTTGATAAGAAAGATAAAGATAAGAATCCTTATAAAGTTGCTGGAGGATTTGTTAGTGATCCTAATGGTATATCTAAGAAGATAAAGAAAGATAGTATATATACTTTCTCTCCTAAAAATTATAATAAATTTATAAACTGTGCTGACGATGATGCTACAGAGATGTATCCCAGTAATAACAAGGCTAATAACTCTTCTAAGACTACAATGTATGGAGTTATATCTTCTATTGGAGGAGATAATAATAAAGATCTTCCACATCTTACAGCTATGTCTTTAATTAATCAAAATTATTGTAATATAGGTAAATATTTATTTGGATTACCTGATACAGAAGATATGATAAAAGAATACTATGGTATAGAAAGAAAGACATTCCGTAAATTAGAAAAGGTAGATAATTTCTGTGATGATCCTGTTGTATTCTTCCCTTCTGATAATAAGAAAGAAAGAAACGCTCTTAAAAGATTGTGGAAAACAATGTATAGAACGAAGTATAATGAAACTGATCAAGGAGTAGGGTTACCGTCAATTAATGATATATTTATTTCTGATGATTCTAATTACATTACGTTATCATATTATTCAACTAAAGTAGAATTAAAATTACGTGGAGAAGAAACATTTAACAGATTAATGGGTATAGCTGGTAAAGGATTTATATGTGGTAAAATAGTAACAAAGGATTCATCTATAATTAATTATAATGATGACTACTTAAGATATATGATACCTAAGAATGAAAAGGAACCAATTATATCACAAGTAGCTTCTGGAGTATTAACACAAACAGAATTAGATAATTTAGTACAATCTAAAATAAGACCAACAGTGTTATCTTTTGGAGATATTAAATTACATACATTAGATAGAGTAATATTCTGGAACAATGTATCTTGTTCACCTATATCTTATGAAGTATATAATAGTAAATCAGATGATGAATTTTTAGTTAAGTTATATTCTACATATGAAAAGGATGGAGTAATCGTAGATATAATACAATCTATAGTAGTATATAATATGGAAGAATTAAATTGATTAAGTCATTTCTATGGAAACAGCTTACTATTAAATATAAAGAATAGGAGGAAGAGATGGCTGAGATAAATAATGATAAAACTACTAATCCTAATACCGGTAGTATAACTAAAATTATAAATGAAAGTAAAAAGAGATTAGATAAAATGTCGAAGGGTATAATCGGATATGGAAGAGATATGGAGAAGATAATAGATCCTTCTATAGATAATATAAACTTCGACAACTTCTCTGTTAATAATGTACGTAGTGTACAAGATAACTTATTCAACATCAGAGGAAATGATAAGAAAAGTAAATATAAAGTAAATGAAGCTATCTACGGTGCTATAGCTTCTATACAAGATGAAAGTATGATAACTGAAGTATTAGAAGGAAGGATTAAATTAAATAATGAATTTAATTACTTATTAAATAATATGACAGAGTTATCTACTTCTCTTGAAGCTTTAGCAGATGATGTAGTTTATCCTAATATAAGTAGTAAATCTGGTATCACTATAGAAATATCTGGTAATGATAACAAGGATGATGATGCTAGAGATGAATTATTAAAATACTTTAGACCAAATCAAAATATATCTGCTACTATAAATAGTGAAAGATTATATAATTTTGATATAGATGCTGAAGTTAAAAATACTGTATTTGATATAGGGGTATACGGTTACCAAATAGTAGCTACTATACCCTATTCAAGTATAGTTACAGATATCCTTTATGATCAAGAAGTTCGAAAGAGTAGAAATGAGAGTGTTGATATTATCAACTCTCGTATAACTGATTATAAGTCTTTTGCTGAGAATGTAAATTCTTTTTTCGAAGAAAAGCATCTTCTTAATAAAGAACGATTGAAAAAGAAAGTAAATGAATTAGGTGTATCTAATATATCAGCTTTTAAAGAAAGAGCAGGAGATATGTTTGACATTATACATGGTACTCCTTATACTAGAGAAGACGTAGATTATGTATTAGAACAGATATCAACCAATAGTGAGAGTATGTTTGTAGCATCTGGTACTACAGATTCTTATACAACTGATTCATCTATAAAAGGTATACAGGACTTATTAGGTACTAAAGAAAATGATGTTAATGGTCTTAGTCTGTATTCTTCTGGTGCATTAGAAGAATTGAGAGCTAAAAGAAATAAGAAATTTGTAGTAGATAATATTGTAGGATGCACTTATGATGTGTTAGATAATACTAAGACAGTACCTGTATTTATTAAAGGACAACTTCTAGGTTGTTATGTATTAACAGACGAATCAGATCTTAAAAGAATACATCTTGGAAAGACATTAACTAACTTATTAGGTACAAATACTTTAATAGATCATAGAGATAACTATAAAGGTAGACTTAGAGATCTAATTCTAAATGATGTAGAAACTATATTGAGAAATAATGTAGATAAGAAATTTGTAAGAAACAATCCTAACTTAATAGAAGATTTAGAATATATTCTTATAAATAGAAATGCAGGAGCAGACGGAGTAGCAGATCAAAACTTCTTAAGAGGATCTGTTAGATTTATACCAGCAGAATATCTTACATTACATAAATTAGGTAAAGGAGATTTAGGAACTCCTTTAATGGCTAAATCTAGAGTATATGCTAAGATGTATATCCAGATGCTAAAGATGGAACATCTGTCTAAAGCATTTTTAGAAAAACCTAGATTTGAAGTAGGAGTAACTCATACTGGAGATTTATCTGCTAAAACAGAAATTACTAAAGCTATGCTTACTTATAGAAATAGTATTCCTAGAATGACTGATGTAGGAGTACCAGATGTAATGACGGATAGTATAGCATCAGCTTATCAATCTGTGTTAATTCCTAAAAATATAAATGGAGATAAATTATTAGATATACAGCAAATGCCTGTATTCCAAGGTAATGATAACGGAGATTATATGAGACAATTAAGAAATGCCGCTACACTACCATTAGGATATCCAGCAGATCTTTTAGATCCATCACAACAGGTTGATTTTGCTAAGAAGATATCTAATATAAATATCCATGTATTGATAAAAGTATTGAGTATACAGAAGTCATTAGAAATATCTTTATCTAAAATGTGTACTAAGAGATTAAGATATATGACTGGTAATAATAAACTGGAAGTAATAATTAAATTTGAAATACCTAGAGAATTAACTGATAATATAACTACTGAAACTATAGGTAAGATTAGAGAGTTAATAGAAATCTATTCTGAATTTATAGATAATGATCCTGAGATAAAAGATGAACACAAAGATCAATTTAAAGTTAAAGTAGGTAAAAAGTTATTTACTGGAGTATTAGATACAGATGAAATAGATGGAATGTATAAAGAATTTAAAGTAGACGGAAAATAACATTGAAAAGAGGTACATTATATGACAAAACTATTTGAAAAAATTAAAGATGTTGTAAGACACCAAAGTGGTGGTTTAACTTATAGAAAGAAATTAAATCATGATTATGATAGTGAAGTATTATTTGATTATAAAGATGGAGTAGGAACTATATCTTTTCATTTCGGTTCACCCCATGTTAAATCATCTTATGTTGATATAAACTATGTGGAACAAGATATGAGTAAACATTATGAAGGTACAGTAGCTTGGGAGAACTTTAAAAAGATAATAGTTAATAAAGTACTAGCTGAACTTAAACACGGATTTAAGAATAATGATGATGTGTCTGATGAAGATATAAATAACTATGTGAAATAGGAGGATACAATGATACTTATAAATAGTAGTGGTAATAATAAGATAAATACTATTTTAGATATGCAAAATATAAATACAGAAGTAATAGAAATAAATTTCTATAATAGAGCTATTAATAATCCTTATCTTATGATGACCATGACAAATGTAATGGAGAATCTAATATATAATGGTAATAAGATATTAATCATATTACATTATTTTGATGAAGCACTTATTAACATGATGGATCTAGATGAATTAGAGCAAAGGAACATGATTAGAAGCTTCTTTAATCTTATTCGTGGTTTCATAGGTTCTGGGCATCCTATAGTAATATATAGAAAAGATGCTGTAGATCTTAATCCAGTCTATGTTGATATAGATGCATTACCTAATACTGAAGTTATAACAGATAGTGTAAAATTAAATAAATTTATTGTAGAACAATTATAATAAGGGAATATTTTTTTCCTTTATCACCTCTCGATGGGACACCACTCGAGAAGGTCCAGGGTGTACCTTCCACAAACACTCTATTTACCTGGAATCATAATGTCTCCCTTCTGGGGAGACATTATATTATTCGTGAAATTAATATATTTTGTATACATATTATTAGAGTGATTAAGATATAGAGAGGACAATCCTTATAAACCAATGAGCTCTATATTATAGGAGGATATTATGAATAACAGAACATTAACATCTGATGACGTGATTAAGTTATGGGGTAATGGTTTAGTACTTACTACTGATTTTCTTGATACAGTAACTGATGATGGTATTGATACTTTACTGGATATGACAAGACAATGGGTTGGTGGTTTATGGGATGGAGAACCAAATTGGGATGAAGCGTTACATGATTTAGATTTACTATTGGATGTTCAGTTAGATCGTCGTCGTAACAATATCAAGAATAATAAGAATAATAATATAGGAGGTAATATTAATGGATAAAATAATTGATGGAATTAAAATTAAAAATTTAAACGTAACAACTACAGATTTACTAGACGACTTCATTATAAATTTATTCGGTAATCACTTAATGTTTAAGGTACATGTTATGGATACTAAAAATTTACTTCTTGCGATTACAACATTTAAGATTGATGATAACGGTAATGACATTATTAACTTTGATACACCTGCTTGGATACACATTAATGACGATAACATCTTAGACGCTTGGACAGGAAAACTAGATTTATTTACACCTATACATGGAATCAACATTAACTTTTTACATCCTGATTTAGTCAGGGATATACTAACATTAAAGTAACACCCGGCTTCTTCGGAAGCTGGTTCATTTTTTAAATTAAAATATTATAATATAGGAGATGATTTTTTATGGAAAAACAAATTAAAAATGAAACAAAACCAGAAGACAGAAAGGTAATGCCGAAATTTATGTATGTACTAATAGCTCTATTTATAGTTTTAATCATAAATGTTTATTACAAAAACAATCCAGCTAAGTTTGGTAAGATGTTCTTGTACTCTACAGATTTCAAAGAAGATACTGAAGCTGGAGTAGGTTTTCATTGTGTAGTTAATGTTAATAGCGATAGTGATTGGAGTTTAGATATGGGACCAAACGGAAATAATCCATCTATTAAAATAAGAAAAATAGATTGTGAAAATGCTAAACTCTATTATGAAACTGAAAATAGAATGGATATAGTGAAAGTATATGAAGAATATGAAAAGAGAGTAGCTAGATCTGGATTCACTATAACTAATCAAAGAGATATAGATGAATTCATGGATAGAGTATCAATCTATGGATCTACGATAGGATATGTACCTGTAATGGTAGGTATAGAAGATGTAGAAGAGTCAGGTAACTGAATAAAATTTTAAGGAGATGGTTATATGAAAAACATGATCAGATTCATTGATTTAGGAAAAGTTGGATTTATTTATAAAATAAAGGATACTAGGAATGAAGATATAGAATACCCAGTGATATTTTTCCAATCCCTTAACTATAATCTATTAGATCATTTTGGTTCAGTAGCATTGGAAACTAAAGTACTAGAAGATATAGATGTATCTCAAAATAATGGATATATGAACTTTAATGATAGAATAATTAAGTATCCTAATTACAGTACAATAATGGGTTATTTAAAAGAAAAATACGGTAGTATACAATATGATAGTACAATAGAAGAAATACCGTACTGGAGTGAAGAAGAGTTACCTAGACTGATTGATAATTTTACTAAATGTTTAAAGAAAAGTTTACTGCAATCTACAAAGAGTAACTTAGAAGAACTAGAAGCAGAAGCTAGACGAAAGGTAATAAGAAATAGATAAATAAAAAAAAACTAAATAGGAGATGATATAAATGGAAGATAAAAGAAATGTATTTGAAAATGTAAGAAAGATATACAAAGTTATGGGAGAACTATCTATAGAAAATATGGAAAACCCATTAGAAGTAAATAGAATATTAGGGAGAGAGTTTTTTCCCAATATGAATGATTTCATAGAGAGTGTTAACACAACTATGAATGATTTGAAAAACATCTATGATGAAGCTATTAAAAATAAAGAAAAACTATTCTATGATTCTATCGAAGCATTGAAGAGTGAATTAAGAAAGGAAAACTGTAGATTCGATATTGTTGATGGACAAATAGTTAAACTCTTTAAAATTCAATATGGAAAATATGTTGAAAATTACGGTAATAACAGTATCATTGTAACTAGAATAAAAATAAAATTTAATATAGATGGGTCATATAATGATTTCATACATGTTGAAGTATATAGAGAAGGTATGTCATTTATAGATGATAAATTTGTTACTTCTGGTAATATTATTAAATATGAAGAAGACATATACATTAGAAATATATTACCACATTACGAGTATGATACACCACTATTTAGAGACGAATCTATAGTGGAAGCTATAATAAATGACGATCATTTATATAAATATATAGAAAAATCATTTATTTCTGGATATATTCATTATGATTCAAAAGAAAAGGCATCTTTACTCAAAGGGTTTGTAGAATCAGATTCTTGGGATACTCATATGGAGCCTATAGATGAGAAAGGTACATTTATAACTGTGGGTATACAGTACTGGAAACCTGAAGGAATTAATCAAGCACAATATTCTATATATGCTAGAGAATATAGAGAAAAGGATATAAAGATTGAAAATAAATAAGGAGGAATTATTATGAAAAAAATTATTTTAGGAATTATATTTTTATTAATGAGTGTTATCAGTATCAGTGAAATAAAGGATAGTCCGTATTATCCAAAAATAGATTTTCCTACGGATATTTCTTATAATAAATCTGGGTATGAATGTTTCTCACCAAAAGGGAAATATGTCTGGCAAAAAGATGGAATATACATGAGGGAATTCTACTGTGATCATAGACGAGCTAGAAATCAAACAAATAGAGATTTCATGTATCTTATTTATGAAACATGGACAATGAGAGGTGAATATGTTGTTATAAAAAATAAATATTTAAGACATAAAAACGATTTAAATTTTAGAAATGATAAAACAATTTATTTTAAATTACACGTACCAAAGTTATATAATGATTAAAAAAAAAGAAAGAAGGAATACACGGTGAAAAAACTATTATTAAAATTAATGTGCAAAATTGATCCTATATTCTCTGATCAATATTATATAATGGAATTATTAGAAAGATCAGACAGATTAGAAGAAGAAATAAATAATTTAGATAAAGTATCTGAAAATGAAGTTTATCTATGTAAAGCGAAAGAGAATAGTTATATCATATCAGTATTAAAATTAATGAATGAAAAAGATATACCTCGTGGTAGTGCAACTAAATATTACAGGAAGATGAAATTACCTGAAGTAATGATAGAATATCTATCACAAAGAAAGATGATGTATTTAAATGATTTAAATCATATAGGAGCTGGTATGAAAGAAGCTTCAGATAGAATTAGATCTAAAATAAAAACTATTGATGACTTAATTTTAAAATATAGAATGGAGGATTAATAAATGGAAGAAATTACAAATGATATGTTCTTAGAATATATTGAAAAAATTAAAAAGGAGAATACTCCAGATAACCTAGATAAAAATGAAAAATATATAGTAAAAATAACTTCTGTTAATAAAGGTGTCATGTTCTTAGAAGTTACTGATGTATGTATAATTCCTAAAATGGAGATGTATAATAAACCTATATTGGAAATAGCAGTATCTAAAAAGAATGTGATGTGTGAAAAAGAAATATTTAAAGATACATATCCATTCATAAATGTTAAAGAATCTATAGATATCGATTCAGTAGAATATTATCATGATCATGGTATATCTTTCTTCGATAATATTGATCATACAGTAGAAGATACACTAGATAATGATCTTTATTGTTATTTATCTGATGTTATATTAGAATCAGCTAAAGATAAGAATAAATTAGATTCTTCAATTACTGACGAAGATGTTATTAAAAGTAGAATGATATCTGGATTTTTAGATGATAATATATGGAAGAAAACATACGAAGAAAAAAGAAAGGATGTATTCACTAAAATGTCCATGAGTACATTCATACCTATATTTAATACGTGTGGTGTATTATCCAATGAATCTAATCTTAAATAGGAGGACTAATATATGAGTAAAATAAATATTATTAAAATTAAAGACGTTCCTCAATTCTATGATATTACTAATAATAATATCAAAAGAATGACGGAAGATGAAATTCTAATAAGGGAACTTCCTAATACAAGAAGAGGAATTATTCAGAGTATTTTTGACTTTGTTAATATTCATAAAAAGAAAACTAAAAAAGAAAATACTCAGAGAGAGTTCATTTCTTTACAGAGAAAATTATCTTCTAATATTCTGAGAATAGAGGAAATTAAATTAAGACAGGAAGAATTAATAAGATACAATGAACTTGATATAGAGGAATTAGATAGACAAAATAAAAGTATCTTATACAAGTTAGATATATTAAGAGAAAAGATAACAAAAGAAGATGAAGACTTAAATAGATTTGAGAATAAGCTATTTAAGTACAAAAATAAATAATAAAGTCCTCCCAAACGGGAGGACATCTTCTTTTTTTTTCATTAAATTACATCATTAAATATGTATTCATCCATATCATCTATTTTAACTACTCTTTGTGTCATATTGTGTGTAGATTTCATTGTCATTCCTAATAAGTTAGATCCAATTATACTAACGAAGAATCCTACATTTATAGTTTCTTCATCCATTAGTTCAAACATCATTTCTCCACAACATTTTCTACAAATACCTTGTTTACTTTTACATCCCATAGGAGTTCTTTTCTTAACCGGTACTCCTAAATATTTATTAACATTTTCTGTAGTAACTAATACTTCTTTATTACCGTCTTTAACCCATCTACCTAAGATGTCTTTCTCATTGTAATCTGTAGTTTCCAGATAAACTGTACTACCACAATCTCCTGGGTGAGCAACTGTACTTTGTAATGCAGCTTGGAATTTCTTAACTATGTATCCTCCTTGTTGTGTTTGTATAGCTCTTCCTCCGGCACCAAATATTTGCATATTAGTATTAGCTAAAACTTCTTCTGTTTTTAATCCTTCCTTAAGTGAACTCTGTATTAATTCTGTACCACCGGCTACTGACGGTGCAGCTCCTACAGAAACCTTTAAGTTCTTATATTGGTTACCCCATTTCGTTTTAGCACCACTTTCAAACATATCTGCCATAGAATCATCTTTATAATATTCTTTAGAAAATTCTACCATTTCATCTTCGAAAGCTCCCATAGCAGTTATATCTCCGGCATCTAATCTTTCTTGATACTTAGCCTTAACCTCAGCTCTCTTCTTATTATAGACTTCATCATCTTTTACTAATAAATCATAAGTAAGACTACTAGCAGTTAATGTACATACACCAAATCCTAAGTTATCAGTCTTATTCAATATACCTTTGTAATCATCTATAGTAATTTCTTTTTTCAGTAATCTATCACCATACATGTTGAATAATTTCTTAATAACTCCACTAGTTACATTTACATTTACAAACTTATGATCTTTAATATGATTAAATACTACTTCATTGAAGACTACTCTTCCTAAAGATGTTCTGTTAACACCTTTCCAGTTCACTAATTGAGAGCATCCATATTTACTCAATAGATCTAATATCTCTCCTAATTTATATCCGTCTTTAACAAAGAATTCTTTTATCTCATTATTTATTTTATCATTCAATGGCTTTGCATTTTTACTATCTAATTTAGTCAAGTTAAATAATCCTTGTGCTCCTTCATTATGTATACTACGTGTAGTAGTTCCATCTAAATACATCAATGATACAGGTTTATTATTGTATTCATCTATTTCATTTACAGCTTCTTTACTGTATACTGCTTTAGAGGATATTTTATCACCCAATATATGCTGACTATATCTTCCAACTCATATTTCAGAGTATCTGGTACGTGCTTCCACACCTCCTCTAATAAGGTGCCACATGGATTTTAGTGGACTATACTGTGCTTTAAGTATAGTTGTACTATGTAAACTTATTGAGGTTTACACCCTAGTCGATGAACCTTCTCCATACTAATATAAATTAGCTACAGGAGCTCGGCGGCTGATTGGACAAGTATGTCTCACGACAGCTCTACAGATAACTTCTCAAACATTCACACTCACCGTTTCCAGTCATGCTGTAGTGTTATCTTTTCGTCTTTCCAGCAATTCTCGTACTTTTACTATGACAGTGTTGTTAAAAATTCATGTGTAGTTTTTCCGAAAGTTTGTTCTTCTTCAATCCATTCATTTTTATTTTTGTTACGGAATATAAATGGTAAATTATTAACTTCACACCATTTCTTAGCTTCATCAGATTTGAGTAGTTGTGATACAGCATAAGTATCTCTTTTCATAGAAGATCTAATCTCATGTAAACTTTTCTTATCTTTATAGTATAAACTAAATATAGTTTCTTTTTCTTCTCTAGGCCAGTTTTCATGGAAAGTAGTTTTACGTCTATTATTTTCTAAGTTAGTTATCCATCTCAAGTTATTTATATCGTTATTAAGTATATTCATATCAATATGATCTACTTGATATATAGAGAAGTCCATTCTATTAGAAATACGTCCTAATATACCTCTACTATAAGATTCTAATAATAATCTATGTACCGTAATAGATAACTTGGATTCAGGTAAGTATAACTTAACTTTCAAATAACCTCTTCTTCCATCAGGATGAGCCTTTAATTCCTTTAGAACACCTTTAGCTCTAGAGAATACTCTTCCATCTAGAGATACCATGTATCTTTGTCCAACATTAGTATCAGGACCTAGATTGATAGGTATTAAACCACCTTCTACTTTAATCTCAATTCCGTTTAAATCTAAAATTCTTTCGTTCATTTTAATTCCTCCAATAAAATAGTATTTAATAAAATATCATAATCCCAAATATTTTATCATACTACTATGTTGTAAGAATAAAAATATTCTACACAATAACATTTTTAAGGTAATTTATCTTTTATCATAATCTCCATCTAATCCTTCGAGCATCATATTTGAGAATCTGACGGTCTCATCAAATAAAGATGAGTCTATATTATCCTTAGTCTTTAATCCTGGGTTAGGATAATACTTCATATCATAAATTAATTGATCATTACTAGGTATGTATATTTTCATATTACCTACATCTTTTATAAATGTTCCTACTTCTATTTTACTATATAATAATGAATCTTTACCTATGATAGGATATCTAGTAGTAACTATACGGGAGTTCTGTCTAAACATCTCTACTGCTAAGTAAAATAATTCTATAAATGTTAAAGGTCTAATCATAGAAGATTCTTCTTCTGTCTCATCATCTATAAAATCAAATCTAAGATCTATAGTTCCTCCAGTAGGAGTTGGTACAGCATCTAGTCTATGAGCGAATGTATTAGAATAAGTTTCTACTTGGTCTTCTATCCATTCATCAGTATAGAATGCTTCAAATTCATCTACATCTACATTACCCATTAATCCTTTTTCTCTAAAGGATTGTAATAATTGGTGTGTAGCACTTACTGTATGTACAGGATGCATATCTAATATGTGGTGTAAAGGTACTATAGACTTATCTAAGTTATATCTAGTATCTCCTATAATATCGCTACGCTTTATTTCTGGAGCTGTTATTATTACTCTAGCTGCGTTATCTATAGAACGTCCCATAGCTAACTGTCTTTGTGCTCCGTCTTTACCAAAGTTCATATTAGATAAATAGTCAAAAATATTCATTAATAATCCTTGTATCTTAGTATCTATAAAAGAATCATTAAGTGTAGAAGATACCATTCTCTTTTTAAAAGAGGTAGCCTTTATTAGATCAATGTAGAACTGGTTAAGCTCATCTATCTTAATAGAATGAGATGTAGTATCTACATCACGATAATGTAAAGGTATAACAAGGATATTTTTAATAAAGAATTCTTCCCTCTTCAGGGAAGTATAAGCTTCTTTCATTTTACGAGTTTGTAATTTGTTATTCTCACTATTTTCTAATTTAGTAAATCTTATTCTATCGAAGTTATCATAGAACCATTTAAGTCCAGTACTTCCTCCTTCAGCTTCAGAAGAAGGTTCTAAACTTCCGTCTTTAGCTATTTTATAATAACGAGATCCATCTACTATACCGGCTAATTCACGGAAGAGTCTACGAGATATATCAAATGTAGCAGGATCTATAAATGGTCCTCCTAATGAGATATATCCACATCTTTCTCTTCTAACATCACCATAACCAAATATAGAAGGATCAAATAAAGTACCAAGACCTTCGATGTTAAAGTTAGTAACTTCTTTAATCTGGTACTTTCTGTTATATTTATTAAAATTAAGCGTTCTTAATTCCATATAACATTCTCCTTTCTAATTATTTATACAATCATTCCGTATCTATTTAACGTTTTTCCCTGAGCTTCTAATTCTTTAAGGAATTTATTCCAAGTTTGTTTATTATCTCTAGGATTAACTTTATTACCTAATTTTTCTTCATAAACTTTATTTATTTCATCAGTAAATTCTTTCTCCACTTCAGATGGTTGGTTACTTTCATATCCTTTTACTTGTGCTTTTATTTGTTCATCTAAAGCATTTTGTGCTTGTATCTTAGTTCTATATCCATCTATTAAATCATCTAGCATTTTATTATATGATGGTGCAATATATTCTGCTATAATAAATTCATTTAATTTAACTGATTCTAAATCATACAGTAATCCTAGGTCTTCATATAATGTATCTTTATTTATAATAGCTCTTAAATTCTCAAAAATAATTTTCATATCATCTTGTCTAGTCTTTCTATTGATATCTTCTATTACTATATCAAAGGAATTATCTTGATTAGGTACTAAGTATTTTCCTAATACATATTTATCCATAACTTGTTGAGCTAAATGTTTAATTCTAAATTCTATTTTATCTACATCTAAATTTAATCTTAATTGTGCTCTATCTATTCTATCTCTATTAATCTTTCTTTCATTGTCTAATTGTGTACTTTGTACTTGTAAATCATTTAAGACTTCCTGTCTTAATTCTTCTCTTAATTTATTAATATCAATATCTGGTGTTTCTTTAGTGTAAAATCTTTTCATAACATATAAGTGTAAATGTAATAATCCTAAAAAATAAGCTGGTAATAAAAATGTCACTAAAATCAGTGTGTTCATCATGTTAAATCCTCCTAATTGTTTATAAAATTTATAGAAATTTGTTTCCTGAATTGGCTTTTACAGAAACATCCCAGGTATTAAAACTAAGGAAAGGAGAGTGAAATCTATTGGAATTAAAGGACATTGTGAGAGGAGTAATTATAAAAAGAGGTATTCTAGCAGAGAGAGAAGATGATAGAGTTTATTCACAAGTAGGTGTTAGTCCATATGAATTATTTGATGAATATAAAAATGCTTACAACAAAACGGACTCTGTTTCTTCTTATAAGTTCACTACTAACGATCTTAAGAAATATACAGAAGATATAGAATCTATCAGATATATGTTAAGAAATCCAAATAGTATTAGATATTATTTAACAAAAGAACAGTTAGAGAACTTATTAACTCTTAAGAGAAGAGAAACTTTAAGTGGATACGTAGAATTAAATAATTACTATAGAACTCTCATGGGGTTACCTAATATAACATGGAATAACGGTGCTCCTAAAATAGATGACACACAAATAATATATTCTCCAAAAGTAGATGGTGTAGACAGTAAGACACCTATACATAGATTGAGTAAGAGTGAACAGAATATCTTACGTAATCTAGGTGTATTGGATGTTATATATGAAACACATGGATTTGAATGGATAAAATACTTAGGATTAGAAATAGATATAATGAAATTAAGAACTGCTAAAAATTTCGATATAGTTTACTCTGATTATGATATACCTCAAATGGATCAATTCGTTGATCTATATAGGGATATAAGAAATAACTATATGGTGAACTATTATAAAGAATATGATGTTTATCAATATCAATTTTATGAACCTACAGTATGTTTACATCTTATAATGACTGCTTTAGCCGCTGTCAATGCTGATAGTATTTTTTCATTACAAATAGATGAAAAGGATTTGTATACTTTATTTGAATCTTTTGGACTACCTAAATTTAAATTTAATAAAAGTTATTTATTAAAATTAGCATCTAAAATAAATACATTATTAGAAAATAAAGGTACCAATTATGGATTAGATAATATAAGTAAAATATTTGATTCAATATCAATATTTAAATATTTTTTAATAAAGAAATTAAAATTTAATGGAGCTAATACTATAACAGCAGATACTAAGAATGAAGATAAATATGATTTATTCTTTGTTAGAGCTCCTTTATTAGAAGATGATGTTTTTAAATATAGTGATAAGGAAGATAATCTAATTCCATTTAATAAAGTAGTAGAACAAGATCCTCTCTGGGGATTCGAAGATGATAATCTAGAAAAAGAACTAATGAATGAGGATTTCTCATTTACAGAAAGTAAATATCTAACATTAGAAAATAAAGTTAATATCGTCACATTCTCTTTAGAATGTGCTTATTTTTACCGTTATGTAATAGAACATGAGAAACAATTCGGGAAGATAAATTTCTATTTAGATACAGTAGATAAGAATGCTAATCTATTAGAATTAATAACTTACTTACAAGTATTAGTATTTAGAAAATATCAAATACAACCTGATATACCTGATAATATGAATAGTGTATTATTTCTATATGCTATAAAAAATAAAGTAGATTATACTAAAGTAAAGAGACATTTTAAAGAACATTTTAAATGGCATAACGATCCTACATTACGTCAGAATATAGATGATCTAATAGATATACTAGATGGACAGAACGTAGACTTTAAACAAGCGTTAGACATATTTGAGACAAATTATAATGTTATACAAAGATTGTATGATCTAAGAAAGAAAGTTAAATATAGAGATGATTACGACGCTATAACTAGTGCTATAAGAGCTATATCTTATGGAGAGAAAATACCTGAATTATATAATAACAAAACTAACTTAGAAGAATTCTTATTCTCGTATACACCAGAAGGTAATAAATTTAGACTAAGATTACTGGAGTTAGAAAATTCACCAGAGAAAATACAAGCTATAAATCATGAGATAACAGAAATGATAAATCAAATGAGATCGTATATAATTGAGGTAAGACATAGAAGAATAGCTAATATATTTAACAATATGCAAAATATGTATTCTGATATAGACTTGATAGGATATCTAGAAGAAATAATAAATTTCTTTAAATCTTATACACAAGATCTTATAAGTAGAGGATTCACATATGTTGTAGATGACTTAGAAGATCAATTACAAATTACTGAGAGAATAACATTATTCTTAGAATTAGAGGATTGGGAAGTTGTATTGTTATCATCATTGATGAATAAATATAATAAAGAACTTGTAACATTAATATCAGAAGGACTATTCTCACATTCTGAAACTATTATACAGAATGAATCTATAACTATGATAGACAAGTATAGTGGAATAAGTAATGTAGGAGAAAGTGTAATGAAATTATTATAAGGAGGAAATAATGAATATAGAAGGAAGAATAAGAGAGGTTATTCAAACTAAAGAAAACTATCTTAAATGGAAGAAAGATCAATTACTTAAAAAACAGAGAGAAGAAGGTAGTAAATTACTTACCGCTATAAGTAAAAAGATAGTAGATAAAAATGGTAAAGAATTATTCCAACCTATTACTAGTAATGCTCTATTATTAGGTGGAGCACAAAATATTATAAATAATATCTATTATAACATGGTACCATCTGAATTTACTGAAATAAGAAATTTAGATAATGAACCAGGAAGTAACTTCGAAGGTACAGTAAAATATACATCTGATAAAAGAGTTATATTTGGATATGGAATAGGTAATGACGGTGTAGTAGGATTAGACGAAGCTCCAGTTATTAAATATCAAAAAGGATATGATTTAAATAAACTAGTAGCTTTCCAGACTATACCGATAGCTGATGATAATCCAGTAGAAATGCATAAGCAATATGCTATGAGACATGTTGATACTGGAGCAGGGTATGTATTATATTATATTAAGAAAACACCATTCTCTTTAGAGAATATAACTACAGATGGAACAAAGATACCTAATAACCCACATGATAACTACAATGGAAAATTAGACGTTACTTCTAGAGTATCATTTAATGTACAAATTACTAGAGATGAATTGGTGAAATGGTTTGGATATAAATATAATACACAAGTAGGAGCTTTAATGAATAGTATAATATTATTCGCTGGTAGACCTTGTGAAGTTACTATAAGAGGACAGAAGATAGAAACTTTCAGAGATGTAATAGCGACTAATAGAGCTAATATAGTAGATGTACCTCTAGGTAATACTAATTTGACTTACCTATATGAGTTATTCTACGTTTAGGAGGTTATAATTATGGCAGAAGTATTCAGAGGTGTCGAATTAGAAGATATGCTTAATTTAGAAGGTATAACACATGATCGATACCAAAGTACTTTGATAAACTTTAATAGAATAAATTTAAATAGAGTAATGAACTACATAGATGCTGTAAACTATGGTAAAATGTATGCTTTCTTTACTAAACCAGATTTAAATTTATTTATAGATAATAGAGGACAAATTAATCCTACTATTAAAGCTAACTGTCCTGACTTATATGCTAAGATACAAAAGAATCCAATAGCTGCAGCTGCATTACAAAGTAGTCTATCTCCAGAAGGATCTATAGGTGGACAAGGTTTTATTAATATAATGTCTGCTCTTTGTAATAGTATAGATGTACCAGAAATACATTTGTCACTTAAAGAAGGTCCTGCTAACAGTAAAGGTCAATCTATGAAATATGGAGGAGACTTCCATGAAACTACAGGTGGGGAAGAATTCAATATCGGTTTCATAGATACTAGAGATAGACATATACAGACTATGATGGAAATATGGACTATGTATATAGAAGCTGTAAGTAAAGGTAAAATAGATCCTAAAATGAGTTATATAGCAGATAATAAATTAGACTATGCTATCTCTATATTTATATTCACAATAGACGAATCTTATAATATAATGACACAATTACATATTATAGGAGTATTTCCTAAAGGATTAAATATGCAATTAGCTCAGTATTCTCCTTTAGCATTGGAGGCTGATAAATTTTTAGGACCATTTACTTATCCATTTTATTTTGCTTTCTTAGAAAAACCTAATAGCCATACAGCTATGGAAAGTTTTAATCATATAAGTGGATTTAGTGATAAACTTAAATTTGCTGACGGAGAAGTTAGTAATCAATTCATGTATCGTAAGAAGGGTGATTATTATATACATAACGGTATTATACCTACAGGATCTTTCTTAGATCATGATGTTTATCCTTTCCACTTTGATTTATATGATAAATATCCTGAGATAGCAGGTATTTCATTTAATGTTAACAGTGCTGGAATATTACATTACGTATTAGTATTCGCTACTCGTAAATTTTATAATAAGATTGGTAAACGATATAATGAATTTTATAAGAATCCTCTTCCTTTCGAACGGGAAGTTAAGGAAACTTTACAAGTAGACAGTATAGGAAAGAATAAGAGCAGTCCTACAGGTAAGAAGAGAATGATTAATGCTGGTTATGGTGCAGAAGACAGATTCTATAAACATGATCTAGAAGAAGGTAAAGGAGCTAAGGTTGATAACTTAAATAGATTCGATGCTGAATATCAGTATGCTACTAATGAAAACTGGAATAATGTTGGTTATAATGGTTTTGGTAAATGGGATTTAGGAAGTCAAAGATACGGAGGAAACGTTGGATCAGATAATACTAGTAAAGCTATAAATTTCTTACAGAATGCAATAAAGCTATTTAGATAAAGAAAGGAGGAATAATGGCTAGAAGTATAGATACAAATTTTAGAACGGACGCAGATAACCTAAAATGGTTATTAGCTATATTAGAAAACTATGGAATGTTTAATAAAGATATAGCCGCTATATCCACTATAGGGTTTAATGCACATGTACTTAATGATATGAATGAGAATACTGCTTATATTGCTAGACGTGCTAAAAGAGAATCATTCGTCGTTACAGCACAAGACATGGACTCATTATATAAACATGCTAGTGAAGTAGAGATATATCCAGAATTTGCTAAACCTGCATCTCTTAGTTTAGTATTAAGTATAGATGAGGAGTTATTCGAGAAATATAGTACTCCAAGTGGGATAAATGTAAGGACATACACCATTAAAAAGGAATCGTTTATATCTGTAGGTAATTATATCTACTCACTTGACTATGATATATTAATCAGACTAGAATATGGTCTTAATAATGATAGATATATAACTGCTAGATACGTTGTAGGTAATGTTAAGAATCCTATATCTAATCTAGAGAATTATAATATAAAAATAGTAAGAGCCGCATCTGCTACAGGGGGATGGGTATATCAACTATATTTAAATCTTCAGCAATATGTTAGAGAAATAGTAACTAGAGAATTTGGAGACAGAGACAATGCAATATTCGCTATGAGTACTAAAAGACCTTTTGATCAAATAGTTGATATACAAGTATTTAGAATACCGTTAGGATTAGACTCAGCTACAGGACCTGTAGAACTTAAAAAGAAATTCTCATTTGAAAATAGTAGAACATCTGAGGATAGTATATTTATAAAGTATGATTCATTTAATAGATTTACTTTAATACATAAATCTCAAGAAGGAGGATTTAGACCAGCTGTATCAGATAAAATACAGACTATACTATATACTACTTCTGGAGAAGAAGCTAACTTTACATTTACATCTTTAGGAGGAGAACATATTAAGTTTAACTCTAAAGAAGATTCAGTGTTAAGACCTCAAATAGATCTTATCAGTAGTGGATCATTTGGAGGAGTTTCATTCTCAGATAGTAAAGAGATGCTAAGAAAAAGAATAATAACTAAAAGAGGTACTAGAAATAGTATTCTTACAGAAAATGATCTTTTGTTATTATTAAATGTATTAAATCTTCCTAATACATATTATGTAATTAAGAATAGAAATGATATACAGAAAGTATTCAATATATTTACTAACCTAACATTCTCTAATAATGGATTAACATTCAGTATTCCTACTAATACTTTACATATAGATTGGAATTACAGAAATACTAAATATGGAAAAGATTTAGGAGATATGGTATGGCAGATGGAATCTGAACATGTTACAAGTAGGGTAGTTAACAAAGGGGAATTAATGACTGAAGCTGAAATAAAAGCTTTAGGTCCTAATGATTTAAAATATAGCTTACCATTTATATTGACTTATAATAGAGAAAGAAATATAGTAAGAATGTATAGTGAATATATTGATGGGAAATACTTTACAGAGAATGAAGTTAATAATACTCAATTACCTTATACTTATATATGTAACTGGGTACAATTTACTAAACAAGAAAGATCCGATGAATTATCTATGGAGTTTCATTTGAGAACTAACATAGCTGGTGTAATACCTAAAGAGAAATTCTTTAGAATAGTTAATGAACATACTTTAGAAATAGAGAGTACAGGATATTTAAATGCTATAGTTTCCTTTACTGATAAGAATGGTAATGAAGTATTTAAACAAGAAGCTACATTAACTAGATATACATTAGATGAAGATAACCAAGATGATTTCTTCACTTATAAGATAAAGCTTATAGATGAAGGAAAAGAAAATATGTTAGTTAAAAATGATACTATAAGAATAAATAAACCTGGACATCCGGGAGATTATATATGGGTTCCTATAAGTGATCTAGAAGGTAAAATAGAAATCTTCACTCCTACTAAGAGAAGTCCAGGTAGTGAAGTATTAGATATCGATAGAGGAAAAGTTAATACTTTTAAATTTAAATTTGATTTATTAAAGAATGAGAGTGTTAACTATAAAGTACAACACAGTGTATTAGATAATGATAGTATAAGAATATTCTTTGTACCTTTAGTTGGTTATGACTTTTATAAAGACCATAAAGGTATATTTAGAAAAAGTATTATAGAGAAAGATTTCTTAGATGACTACTTATCTTCTTTCCAAGGAGAATTCTCTTATTCATTAAAGTATGTTAACACATATGGATTAAGTGAACTTTATAAAGTTGGTATTAAAGAACCTACACCATTAAGTAGTATTCAATTAAATATGAGCTTTATTATAGAGCTTAATTTAGGAAGTACATTAACAGAAAATGAATTATCTTTAGCTACAGCAAGATATATAGAAAGCATAAGAATGTTAGATGGAGAAGATTTTCATGTATCTAAATTATATGATTTCTTATACAGCTTATATCCTCAAGATATAAATTTAATACAATTCGTTAGCATTAACAATCTTAAATCAGATAAACAATTAATTAAAGTAGATACAAGTAAAATTAATAATAAAACTATTGTAGAAAAGTTAACATTACCAATAGAATATAACAACTTAACTAAGTCGTTTAATTATAAAATACAATGGGATATTATTAAAAGTAATCTATAGATATTCAGTCCACTCCCTATCTGGGAGTGGATTTATTCATAATATTTGAACTTCGTTAGTATACTTTATTATTATAGGAGGATTAAGATGATTGATAACAAAACTACACTCTTTTTAGTTAAAGAGGATTTTAACTTGCCATTAGAGTATTTAAATAAATCTCTAATGAAGATTGATGTACCTGATACATTAGTTAATTTAATCGATGTATTATATTATTGTAATAAGCAGAATATAACAGAGATAGAAAATGATAAAAACAAATATTGGTTCGTAGGATATAAAAGTAACATAAGTGGTAAGGATTTCTTAGTTGATACATTCTTGTCATTATATTTAGATTATAAAGCATCTGGAGAACAGTCTATAGAAATAGATGATTACAATGATAGTGTGTTAAATATAATGGATCTAGCTGGATTAGAATTTACTTATAATAACTATACTAAAATAGTATTTAGTGTATTCAAATCCTTTATAGATAAGAATTATGACATTAGAGCATTGAAGAATAGTGGATTAGATGGAATAGATATATTAATAAAAGCATTTTGTGATAGCTTAGTAGATGATCATATAATAAATATATTTCCTGGATTCGATTATATAAATCCTCAGAATGTAGATGATAGATTAACTTTGATACAGAGTAGAGCTTTATCTAATGATAGAAGAGAAAGTGTTAAGAGTATGATATTCGATGAATTAGTTAGTGAATATAGAGTAGAAGAAGTTATACCTGAACCTACAGTAGAAGACGTGCCTTCTAATGGAGGATGGGAACAATTTATAGAACCTGATCCTGCTGCTAGAGATAAAGAATATGAAGCTTTACAAGAAGATATGGGATTACAGAGTCCAGAAGAAATATTTGAATCTATGGGTCAACATGTTCAAAATATGGGTACAATATCTGATGAACTTATAGAAAAAATAGCAGAAATAACAGCACAGAAAGTGGAAGAAAGATTAATTAACAGATTAATGAGAACTCTATATGATAAGGAGGTAAAATAATTGAATATTAGTATAATAAAAATATTAACTACATTCTTTTTAGGATGTGAATTGAGTAATGTCATATTTAAACCTTTAGGAATCAGATTAACATCTTTGAATCTAGTTGATTATCTATCTGATAATGATATCAAAGCACTTTTCTATAACAGAGGTTTAGTAAGAAAATTAGACAGTTTACAAATAATGGGTGTAGCTACACCACAGCATGTAAAGGAATTCTTAACTACACCAGAATCAAAAGTATTAATAAAAACTATTTTGGATAAGACTAATGCTGAACTTTCAGCTGATGAATATATTGAGATGTACAAAAGAAAAGAAAATTAAGGAGGATATATTCATGAGAAAAGGAAGAGATATGTTGTTATATATTGTATTACCTATAGCATTTTTAATTATAATACCAGGTACATTTATTAAACTTGTGAAGAATGATTTTAAATTAAGTATATTTGAAAAGACTAAATTAAAATGTTTAGTTAGAGCTGTAAACTTTGAGACTAGTAAAATAAATGGTCGAAGAGGAATAATAACATGTGTAAATAATAAAGGTGAATATCAAATAACAACTTATGAGTTAAGTGAATTAGAAAAATATGAGTTAAATAGAGAATACACTTTTAATGTACTTCATAAAAGAAATAAAAACGCACATACTTTCTTATTATCTAAATAATAGTGAATTATATATTATTTTTAAGAATACTGATAACTAATATCAGTATAAAACTAAAATTCTAGGAGGAAATGAAATGATGAACAAAAATGAACGTAAGGAATTCTTTAACTATGTTGGAGAAAAAGTAGGAGAAACAGGAATAACAGTAGAAAAAGTAACTGACGGGTACTCACAAGTATTCGTAGAAAAATCAAGAGCAGGAGAAAAAATGGAGATACCTGGTATAGGAACTTTCTCAGCACACCATAAACCAGCTGGAGAAAGAAACCAGTATAATCCACAAACAAAGACAACAGAAATGAAAGCTTATCCAGCTAAAACTGTCGTAAGTTTCAAAATAGAAAAGGCAACTATGAAGAAAATAAATGAATAGTGATTGGCTCCTCCCTTAGAGGAGGAGCTATTATTTAATGAAATCTTTATTAATCAACCCATCTTTTGAAAAACCACTTTCAAAGAGGGAGATGGCCTAAATTCAATTTAGGTCACCATTTAATAAGTTATTAAAAAATGTTAAGGAGACATGATATAATATGGCAAAACGATCAAAAATTAAAGATGATGATATAAAAAATTTCTTTAAGGTCACTATATCTGAAGAAGGAAGAGTATTCTACATATTAAAATATACAAAATCAGATGGATATGAAACTGTATTATGTGTTACAAAACATCATGGTGATTTATATATTGAATTTATGGATATAATTAATATAACTAGCTATAAAGTGATCAGTGCTACTATGTATCGTAGAATGGACATGAAAGGTGTTAAATACTTTAAACAACCGTGTGGAGATTCAGGTACTTATGAGATAGATGCTGAATTCATAAGAGTAGATAATGTCTTCAAATGGTTAACTGGATCCACTAAACCTGAAGCTAAATTGTTATTAAGTTTCATTGATTCCAATATAGTTCCAGATAAAGAAAAATTCGAAGATTTCAATGAATCTGAATCTAGAAAAAATGATTATAACTTTTTCCCATACAAAGATAATAGTGATGATAATAATGAAATAGACATAGAAGCATTAACAGATGCTATACTTTCTAATAGTGGAGTTAGAAAAGCTATTATAAATGTATTAAAATCTAAATTAAAATAAACTAAGGATGTTCTCATGAACATCTTTTTTTTTGGAGGTAACTTATGGAAAGTAGTAAACTGGATGAATTATATAAATATATAGTAGAATTAGAAACACAGGTAACCTCTAATTGCTTAAAAGGAGATATGGAAGAATACCAAATAAATTTCCAATGGGGTTATACTAATGCTTTAAGAATGGTTAAAAATAAAATAATTAAAATGAAGGAGGAAGAATGAAGACTCTTGTAGAATTCCTTATGAATGAAATAGGCGATGACTCCTATCATGAGTTAAAGGATGTATCAGGATTAGCTAATACAGCTAATGGAGAATTTGATGAATATCTCAATGATAAGACTAAAGAACCTGAAAGATTAATAATGGATGATCTATTAACTTATAGATACGTAGATGAAAAAGAAAAGAAGATTCATTATGGATTTACATCTCTTAATGGGGAAGTTATCTCATGTATAACCTTTGATGATATAACAGAAGATGATCTTAAAATTATAATAGATTATGGAAATGGTGTTATATTCTTTAAAGAGTATACAGTTAAAAGAGACGGTAAAGATGAGACTAGAAGTAGAGTTCTAGCTTATGTTCATAGAACTAGATATGGACACAGATTACTTAATCTAACTAATACTAAAATAAGAAAAAGATGGGTTAAATCTATTTTATTATTAGATCACGAAGACTATAATAAATACATTGTATCTTGTTATAATGAAGGAGGATATACTTATCAATATTATTCAGTACATGTAGAAAATAATACTATACAGGTAATAGAAGATATTAATAAAATGATACATGATTCTACTCCATATAAGGAAGGTATGATATGGGATTTATATCCTATTACTTATGATTTATTCAAATTTAAATCTAAACATATCTTAACAGGAGAAGAACTAGTATTCGTTTATTCTAAATACTATAGTAAGATATTAAATCAATTTCCTACAAAAATGGATGTTGTCAGAGTATTCCCTGGATTAAATCCTACACAATATATTGATGAAGGAATACTAGTATTATATGAAGGTGAAAAAGATGAAAAAGGATTAGATAAAGGAGGAGACATTTATATAGCTCCTTTAAATCCTATAGATACTAATGATATAGGAAAAGCATTTATATTAAATCCAGAATATACACAGTATTTCCAACCACTATATGGAAGTAATATGTTTTACTCCGTAGTATTAAGTGATGATCCTGAGAAACCACATAAGTTCTTCTTCTTTAAACCACAATATGGAGAACTTAAAATAACTGATTTAGAAGCTACCAGTGTACCGACACAGATATATGTAGATAAGAATAATTTTGTAGTTACTTTAGTATACGATCTTCAAGGATACTATCAAGTAGTGACATACTTTGAAAATGGTTTAGAATTAATGAAGTACTCTTATATAGAAATTAAACCTATGGATGATGTTGATATAGATGTACAACTATCTAAATTTAAAGGACATATAGACAGTCTTAATATACATCAAGAACAAGCTGATGATGAGATATATAATCTACATTATTTTAATAACTTCCAAAAAGGTTTAGGAAGAAACAACTTCCCAGTGTTAATAAGTTCTCAATATTGTAATGTAACTAATAGAGCTATATACTCAGATATTAAAAGAATATATATGCCTTTAAATGGAAAGATACAATTACATAAAGGACCAGATCATGGAATTAAAGAATATGTATTAACACGTAATGGTGATATAGAAAAAAGAATAGAAGCTATAGAAGAGTTAAATAGAGATACTAGAGAATATATAGATCGTGTAAATTCTAAAATAAAATAAAGATATATTATTAATATGATTAAACTATAGGAGGTAAGAAATATGAAAATGATTACGACAGAAATCGCAAAGGACTTTGATTGGAATAGTACTGATAAGTCCAAAAGTAAAATGATGCAAGTACAGATAAGTACTATGATTACAGATGATGGAAAGACAAGAGATTATGTAGCTTTTACATTCTCTAAACTAGGAGAAGATGGTAAATTCTCTGATAAGCTTATGCTTAACTTAGATATACCTTATCCTCAGTTAGCAAGTAAAGCTAAAGAAATTATTTCCAGAATGGAAGCTCTTCAGAAAGGAGAAACTTTAGAAAGTGATCCTATAAGTTTCTATAACAGAGCACAAAGAAAAGAGAGTGACCAAATACTTGATCTGGATGCTTATACATCTAAAGAAAGAGGTACTCCAGTAATCTGTATTAAAATGGAAAAGAAACCAGAAGGAAAAGAAGCTAAGAAATGGGTATATTATTTCGGTCAAGCTAAAAGCTCTCATAGATTTAATAAAGAGTCTGTCAGCTATACTGATCTTAAAGCTTACAATTTCTTCTATTCTCTTCAATTAGCTTGTGAAGCTATAGCAGGTGGTACATCTTATTTTAAAGATTATCATTTTAAGAAAGTACTAGCTGAACTTAATGGAGAGAACAAAGCTAACAACAACACTAAGGGTTCTGAATCTTATAGTAATAAGAAATCAGATAAACCTAAGAAGTCTTATGAAGACGACGAGGATTACCCTTACTAATAATAAGGGAGGTAGCATTGCTACCTCTTTTTTTTCACGAAAGGAGAATGATTTAAATGTTTTATATGAATGATATATTTGGATATGATAAAGATACCTTTAATAGGATGAAATATATTAACCAAGAAGCTAATGCTCAAGCTAATAGTTTTTATTCTTTTATTCCTTTTTCTAATGATAGTAGTAATGAGTATTCTCAATATGGAAAGAAATTAGAGAAACGTATTAAGAACTTAAATAAACTACATGATGAAATATATAATGAGATAAGAGAAGTTGGTACTAGAATAAGAGATTTAGCTCAAAGTGGAAAAGCTACTAAAACAGAAGTAGATCTTAGAACTTCCAAATACTCTTTATTTAAATCTTTAATAGATGTAGAAAAGACTGTAGCTGATTTAGAGAGTAAGAAAGAAAAAGGAAGAATGGATGATATTAAATTTAATAAAGATTTAGAATTAGCTAATCTTAAAATACAAGCAGGAGGAGGAAACGTAGCTCACCAAATGGAAGATAGAATAAGTACTAATGATAGTTACATGAATAGCTTATTCAGTGGAGGTGTAGATAAGTTTATAAATACTAATATGAGTGCTCCATCTTATAGACCTCAGCAACCTGGAGAGAGTAAGATACCTACAACTAATGCACAACCATATAATGTTCCAGAACAGCCTGTAAGCACTATAGAAGAATCTCCTGCTCCTAAGGTAGAGAATAATACTGTTAAGGTACAAAACAACCTAAATCAAGAACCTATAGACTTCTCAGCATTAGGAATAGATACAACAAATAAATCTAATGCTAATGGATATATAGAGAATGTAAATGGTGAAATGGTTTCTGTATATGAAGCTGATGATGGTTTAAATGATTTTAGACATTCTGATAAGACAGCTACTGACGCTAGTCTTGCTTTAAAGAATATGGAGATCAAAAGAAATCCTAATGCTAAAGAATTCTTTAAATATAATAAGGAACAAGGAATGGGATGGATGGTATGGTTAGATACTGAAACTAACCAAGAGATAGAAGGAGGAACACATATAGATCTTAAACTACTCTACCCTATAGATATAGATACTAATAATAACATAGCTAACACAAGATTGCAGGAAAGCTATCCAGTAATGTATACTGATGAATCTCCTAGTGAGAAAGTAATAAAAGATTATGAGATGATGAGAACTATAGAAAAGAATAAAGAAGCTAAAAAGGAAGAGGAAGAAATTTAATTTAAAATACTTATATATTATTTCGGTGTATGATTCACATGTTCGTTAGATATTACAGATCAAACCAACATGCAAGAAGCAACAGGGAACGTGCTTGTTTATGTATCGATACGTATATACATAAACTCCACATACAACAATTATTGATTTTACAAAATGTTACTTTTGATCATACATTACAACTCAGCTCTACTAAAATATAAGTACCCCATAACCTATTAAACCAGAATAGGAAATGAGAGAACAAACACCAAACATTAGGATTCTGAGAAGATTAAGTCTAACTTGATGTGGATCGCAATTTCGTTTTAACGGTACCGACTAAACCGTTTTCGAAAACGTGGTCCCTGCAAGTAATACTACATCTTTTCTCTAAATCCTGATGAAGAGGTGTGGTCTAGCCGACCCTTCGGGGTAAGCTAGGGGTTTTTTCTCATTACGAGCAAACCTGAGGTAATTAATTAAATTATAATTCCGTATTAGCGGTTTATATAAATAAATTTTTAGAGGAGGTAGTTAGTATGGATAATACACTACAAAACATTAACCAAAATAATTTACAAGGAGGTGATAATAAATTTGAGATATTTAATTATAATAATCTAGGATCTGTTAGAGTTCAGATAGACAATCAAGGTAACCCTTGGTTCTGTTTATTAGATGTATGTATAGTTTTAGGGTTAACTAATGTCACTAAAGTATCTGATAGATTGTTCCCAGAGGGGTTAACTTCAATTCAAGTCCTTTCTAATGGGGGTCCACAAAGTACTCTGTTTGTAAATGAGCCTAATCTTTATAAAGTTATAATGGGTTCTAGAAAGCCTGAAGCTCAAGAATTTCAGAAATGGATATGTTTCGAAGTTATACCATCTATCAGACAGACTGGTTCATACAATGTGAACGAACCTGAAATATCTTTCACGAATTTCATGTTCAAATTAGCGGGTCAAGTAGATCAAAATGTATCAGATATTAAAAATCTATTCACTACTGCTGATAGACATACTCAAGCTATAAATAATAACACTCAAGCCATTGATGTTAATACTCAATGTATCAATATATTGAATGAGAAAGTGGAAATTATAAGTAACGAAAGTTATTTAACTATAAATGGTTTCGCAACGTTTAAAAATGTTCCTTTAACATTAGAATTAGCTCAGAGATTAGGTCAGATAGCTACAAGAACATGTAACGAAAGAGGAATATTTGTAGCACCAGTTAAACATCCAATTTGGGGATCAGTTAATATGTATCCTTTAGCTATACTGGATGAAGTATTTAGAAACAATGTAGCATTTTTAAATCAATAGAATATCACCCCCATACCTGAATTGAATTCAGGTATGGTTAAAATATAACTAAATTAGAAGGAGAAGATAATATGACAACTTCAGTAGCTGATTATATTGAAAATCTTGAAAAGAAAGTGAGAAGATTAGAAAGGGAATTAGAGGAAGCAAAAGAAGAAATATCAACTTTTAAATCCGAGGATTTATCAGTATTATATAAAGATACAATAAATGATGTCTATGAGAATTTTAAAAGAAATAGTGATATATACAGAGTAGATACTACAGAAAATGAAGGAGGATTAAAATTATCTTTAGTTCAATGGAGTCCTAAAGGTACCAAAGTAGAAGACTTTAAAATAGTTATAATAGATATAAGACTTCTTCAGACTAAAGAAGATATTAGAGTCAGAGTATCTATTAGAGTGAAGGTTCCAGATGTTAATCCTACGTTACTTAAAAATCATAAAGATACTTCTAAATTTGAAATAACTTATTCTAAGAAAGATTTTATCAAACTATCGTCTACCAAGGATCTGAAGGATATATCTAATCATAACGTAGTTTCAACGTTAATAAAGTATGATCCAATATTTGATATGTATTCTCCAGATAAATTTGAGATGTTAAAAGTTTTAGATTCAGTGTTAGGAGTCTATCTATATTCAGGTGTCAATTTCACTCCTTACTTAAATTATGGGGATTATTTAGGATTCATAAATGATAGAGTAGAGAGAACTATCACTAAGTGTTTTTCTAAAAATATAAAAGGAAATGGAGTTTTAATATATGGATACGATAAAGTCCTAATAGACTTATCGGAGAAAAAATAGATAAAGTCCTCCCAAACGGGAGGACATCTTTTTTTTTCGTTTATTTTCTCATATACTTTTCTAATAAACTAGGATTAGCTATTTGTTGTTCTCTAGTCTTTCCTTTATTTATTAATATAGCTTTTGACGGATCTTCAAATGTCATACTATTAAATGTATTTTTAGACTGTGCTAAATCTGTTATACTTGATGGTACACCTTTTTCATATGGATTACTACTTAATCTAACTGGTTTATTTCCAGTATTATCTAAGAATAATTCTGATATTAATATTTCCAGTAGTACTCTAGGAAATGCTAATTCATGGTTAAATTTTAGACAGTTAAGAATTATCTCATAATATTTCATATAATGTATAGTAGGTGATAAATGTCCAGTTAGTAAGTTATTAAAGATTTCTTGTACATTACTTAGTCTTGCTGGTACAGAATCACTAACCATAACTTTATCTCCTGGCTGGAATTTAATTACAGTATGTTGATCATCTTTCACTACCTGTTCTTCACTATATATAGGTATTACAACCCTAGTAGCTAACGTACATACTTTATGATCTAAATTACCATTATTGTGTACTAATATAAGAGAACCAAATAAAAATACATCTAGTTCCATATTATCTAGCTCAGTTATATTATCATTATAGATTATTAAATCTATCTCATAATTAGTATAAACAGCTCCATCTTTATGGGTAAATATATCTAATTCTTTAGCCATATTACCTCCTTAATAATATTATAATACACCATTCTACTGATTTACTATTTCAGATATTTTCTTACAAGTGTATACAAATGGGTTCTTTTCATAATCTACTGATAAAGATTTTATTAATGCTGGTATTAATAATAAATCAGCTTTCTCTAATGTTCTCTTTCTTAATCTTCTAGCTATAGTTAATTCTAATGCTCTTAATTCTAATTGTGTCATCTTATGTTCACTGTCAAATATAGAATTAACTTCATCTACAGATGAATTCTCAGTTATTTTATTCTTTATTATCATTCCTAATAAATTAGTAGCTGATTTCATTGTAGGACCTATATTAACTGTAATCTTAGCTTCTTTCTTTAATTTATTATTGATAGAAGAATAAATATAAGATATTTGAGTTTTAAATTCTTTCTTAGCTATTTTCTCATTTCTCTTTTGATATTCTAATTCTTTATTATATTCTTCAACTAATCCTGGTAGATCATTAAATATCTTTTCATATGCTGATTTATAATCATATAAAGATTTATCTCTGAAATATAAAGATACATTTATTTTATGTATTTCTCCATATATATGTGATAAAGCACCAATTAAATCTTTTGTATTATCATTTTCTCCTAGTATTTTAAATACATCAGCTTCTAATCTATCTATATCCGGTATTGACATATTATGTATTTTTCCATCTATATCTGTATACTCTGTATCTGGTAATACTTTAAACCATTCTCTTTTAAGAATGTAGTAAGTTTTATTTTCTTCTTCATCTTTATCTAAAGTAACAGCATAAGCATTATCCTTTTCTTTAGTTTCTTGATAATAGTTAGAGAAGAATTCAAATATAGTATTATTCTCATCTTTCATCTTCAATAGATCAGCATGTACAGTGGATAGCATATTAACAGTAGCTCCAACCATATTTAAATGGAATCCTTTATCATCTATTGATATAACATCTTTAAATTCTTCAAATTGTTTAGCCATTCTTTCATCTATAGATTTTATATCTTTTAAATCTTCTGATAAATCTTCTACGAATTTCTTATCTTCTTCAGATAAATCTTCCTTTCCTTCTTCTATGTCTTCTATTACATCTTCCATTTCTTTAACTATATCTTCTTGCTTTTCTTTTCCTTCTTTTATACTCTTTACAGCATCTTCTATAGAAGTTTGTATTTCTTCCTGTAATTTTTCTTCTTCTACTTCTACATTTTTAATGTCTTCCATCTTTTTCCTCCTGTTTTTTTTTGGTTTATATCATTTTACTGTTTCCAAAAACCCACAAAATGCCATAAAAACAAAGGTATTATTGAAATTAGAATAGTATTTTGTGGAATACGCAAGTGTCAAAATTACTGTCATTTTTCATAATATAATAAGTAATATAATTATAAAGAAGGAGGAATAATATGGAAATAGTAAAGGCTATTAACGGTGTTCTTCAACATAGAACATCTCATACTTCCCACTATTTAACAGATGAATCTGTTGTTCCGGCTCCTATAATTGGATCTAATAGTGGTACTTTGTATATGCCGATCTATACAGAAAAAGGACCTACTAACGTATTAAGAAAATTCTCTGGAACTGGAGCATACGCTGAGTTAATTAAAACTTACGGAGAACCTGATGTAAAACGTCTAGGTCTACCATATACTATGGCGGCTCTTCACGTTGCTATGGGAGGAAACTTAGTAGCACAATCTGTTAAACATAGTTCAGCAACTAAAGCTGGATTTATTTTAGGATTATCTATAGAAAATAAAAATGAAGATAATACCGACATAACTAAGACATTAGGATGGATACTTCCAGATGGTTCTGGATTCGTAGAAGATCCTACAGCAGGTCAAGAAGATTCTTTACAACCTACATCAGCTCATACTGTTCATAAAGTAAATACTAAAAGAATTAAATTAGTATCTATACCAGTTACTGGTATTAAGAATATGGATACATTAGTGAGAACAGCTTCTAAAATGTATGAAGATATCTTATTGAAACCTACTACAGAAAGACAAAGAGTATATCCTATATTATATGGATTATACAATGGAGAGGGAGAATACGGTAATAACTTCCAATTTATTATGTCTGACTCTCATGATACTATAGAAGGAAGACCTTATTTCGTAGGAGAGTTCTATGACACTAGAACTACATCTTTTGTACCTGGTACTAAGAAACCTTTCTCTTTAAGTAAAGATAGTAGAGGAGATTTACAATTAAACGTTAATCTTAAATTTAAAGGTGATTATGAAGTAAGAAGTATGGATTCTTTCCAATTAGATAAGATAGGAGAAATCTTACAAGGAGAATTCGATAAAGTATCAGTATTCAATACTACTAACAATATGTCAGTAGAAGGAAAACTTTACATGGAAAATGTAAAAGAAGCTAAAGAATTATTTAAAGAAGCTGATAAAACTACTACTAGATTTAATAGATTAAGTTATCTTAACCTAGCTACTCTAGAACAATTAGCTTCTGTATTCGTTACTGAAAAATCAACTACTTTCAAATTCTCTGGAGGTACTGAAGGATTATTAACTGAAATGAAGTTAAAAGGATTCGACTGGGATTTTACAGCTAACGTTGCACCAGTTGGTCAACCAGAAAAGAGAAAGAAAGTTGTAACAGAAATGTTTAAAGAAGCTTTCTTAGGAATGAGAAGTGCTGAAATATATAACTTATGGGCAAATAGAGCAGATTATATCTTAGATGCTGGATTCCCTAATGAAGTTAAGACAGCAATGGTAGCGTTTGTTACTAATAATAGAGATGATATACAATGTCTATTAAATGCACCGATTGGGATATCTAGTATAGATGAAGCTATAGAATGGAAGAAAAGTAACGATTACTATAGTAGATTAATAACTTACTTCCCAGGTAACTTTGAATACTTAGATAATGATAGCTCAGAATCAGTAAGAGTTCCTCAGACATTTACTATGATTCCTATGTTGATAGATCACTATAGAGAAAAAGGATTCTCTGAACCTATATGTGGTGTAGCAAACGGAATGATTACTAATGTAATACCTGGAAGTGGAAGAGCTATTGGAGACCTTACTCTTAAATCAAATGATAAACTTGTTAATGCAGGATTCGTTTGTGTATCAGCTTATGCTGATGAAAGAGTATTCTTAGATAGTCAGAAATCTAACTACTCATTGAATCAATCTAGTATGCTTCAATTCTTCCATAATAATAGTATAACAAATAGAATCATTAAAGTTATCTATGAAGAATTAGAATCAGAAAGACATAGATTAACTAGTGATGAAGCTATTAAGAGAATAGAAGATAAAATACAATTAGCTCTTAAACCTTATCAAACTAAGGTAGATAATTTAGAATACAAAATATACTTTAAATCAGATTATGATAAAGCAATAGGATTATTATCACATGATATAAATATCCAATACCATGGAGAAGTAATATATCATATGGTGCATTTAACTGCTAAACCTGTTGCTGCAGCTTAATGAATAGGAGGTAGAAAATAAATGAAATTGAATTCAATTATTGACGCTCTAGGTACATTAACTCAAAATAAAGGTAATAATATAAGAAAATATACTAATACTACAAATGTGAAAGCTATAGAAAATAAATTGTATCACCAATTACTTCCTATGCCTAAACATATCTTAGCACAGATTCAACCATTTATAGATGGTAGATGTCTATTATTACCTGCTACAATGCCAGAGTGTATGGAAGTCTTACATAAAGAAGCTACTGACTACATGAGAGTTCTATTTAGAACTACAGTAGTTTCTGTTACAGGATTTGAATCTAAGAAATTAGAAGTAGCAGAAGTTCAATCTTTATCAGAACAAAACACTCACCAAGTTGTTACTAAATCATCAGGAGCAACTAGAGCTATAACTGTTACTTTCTCTAATATGTATCAAGATATCCCAGTATTCAGATATATTCATACTTGGATGGGATATATAGTTACAAGTGGATCTTATGCTGGATTATATCCACATTTGACTAACTTAGAATACCATGAAGGAAATCATAGTATGAGTGCTTACTACATCGTACCAGATCCTTCATTTAAAAGAGTAGAATATGGTGCATTCTTGTATGCAATGGTTCCGTTAGATGACGGAGTTGGTGAAGTACTAGATCAGACTTGGGGACAATCAGAGGTTAAACCTTACCCAGTCCAATTTAAAGTTCACGTCATTGCAGCAGATCACCCGGTAGTTTATGATGCTCTTACTAAAGAATTAATTAAACATACTGCAGCAGTTACATTAAATGACTGGGCAGTAGATATCGGAGGATTAAGTTAACAATATCTCTCTAACATTCCACAAAGTATTAAATAAATAATGACCCTTCCCATTACGGGAAGGGTTTATTTTAATAATGCATTATTTTATCAGTTATAGGTTTATCTAATGAGTAATAAATAGTTAGGTCTTTCTTAATAGGTATTATACTAGTATATAGATCATCTTTAGTATTACTCAAAGTATAATCATATATTACTATACCTCTATCAAAGGAATTATCAGTAGATAAGAAATCAGGTATTACATATCCATAGAATACTTTATAAGATCCAGTAGTATGGATTTTAGTACTTTCTCCATAAGATAGGAATTCTAAATAACTTACACTACAATTTATTAGACATTCACATAATATTCCATCAGGTCTTAAGTAATCAAACCATATCTCACATACGCCACTAGTAGTAACATTTGTTCTTTTAGCTACAAATCTAAATCCTCTAGGTAGACAATATATTTCTCCAGTCTCTACGTTCTTACATTCAGCTACATCATGTGTGATCATAGGTTCTCCTGTAACGGGTAAATGTGATGCAGTTTTATTTACTCCTGTTATATTAATATATTCTCTTATTTGGTTATTAAGATTTTTTACTAGTAATATATGAGGTGTAACTATAACACTAGAAAGATCTATTATCTCAGATAATCTTATAGTATCTATTTTTTTCATATTAATAAACCCAGATCTAGTTTCATCTAATACTTCTTCTATCTTTGTAGACTTATTTCTTATTTTATTTAAAAGATTGTTAATGTTACTATCTATCAGAGCTTTGTTACTCTTTATCTTTTCTAAATAATATGGATTCATATTCTTGATTAAGAAAGCATCATCAGGAGAGTTATATCTTTTAGGTATATTACCATCATACATAACTATCATTATAGCACTAGGATGTAACGAATCATATAGCTTTTTAACTAAGTCTCCTGGGATACCATCTATACTTTCTAATATTACTCTATAATTAGGTGTAAACGATTGTCCCTTTAAATAGTAATATACATAATGTATACCATCTCTATCTGATTCAGCAAAATCTAATAAGTCATATAAATATACTGTATGAAAACCTTTTAACATAGCTTGTTGATATCCTTCATGAGATGTTGCTACTACCGTTATATCGTGGTTAGATACTACTCCTCCTTCGTTGTATAATTCCATAATAGTATCTAACAAATCTCCCATAAAATAATATCTAGGGATATTAGCTAATCTTATTCTATCTCCGGTATTATCTAGATATAGAATATAATGTAATAATTCTTTTAGTGATTTCATTTATTCCTCCTAATTTTACCAAAGTTGATCTACTGAACTTTGATATTCTAATTTTAAGTTATACATTTTTTCCATAAAGGATTTGAATTGTTCTGGTTCTGGTAATATGATTACATCTCTCTTACAGAATGCTCCTGGATGTTTCATCCCATTTAGATCTAGAATTACTCTCCATAAATCTACAGTACCGAATATATCTTTACTCATCTTCTTAGGATTATATTCATAAGCTATCCAGTCATGTACATCCATAGGAACTTCTGATGTCATTCTAAATTCACTATTTAACCAGTTATCCATAATATCCATAATATGTATTTCCATATTAGCATCCATAAAACCTTTACCAAATATTATTCTAGTATCATCCATTTTATGTATGTAATTTACTAATCCGTGTAACTCCTCTAAAGTACCGTTAAAAAACATAATTAACCCTCCTATTCTTCATAAGGTATTCCATCTTCTTCACTGAAAGGAACCATACAATCTACATATGTAACTGCAAATCTAGTAGTGTCGGCAGCACCATTTATAAAGAAACCATATACCTTTGTATTAGGTTCTAGATAAAAGTTATTCAGTTTCTCAAATGTTAATTTATATTGTCCTAAAGGCTTTTTAATATCATGATCGTGAGCTATAATATCATCTGCTGAACCATCAGGACTTGGATCTTCTGATTTTTCTGTTATCCCATCAGTGTGATCCATTTTTTCTTTAGGTATATCGCCTCTTAATCTTTCGAAAAAATAAGTATGATTAGCAGCTTCTATGTAATCTATAGTTTGTATTTGATCTTCTACTGTTATATTCTTATTAATTATTCTATTAGAATTAGTAGAAACTGGATTACCTGTCGTAGCATTAATAGAAGTATTACTATCAGGCATTATAGAAGGTATTCTGACTTTAAATGTCTTACTTCTTACATGCACTCTTTCTACTATTATAGCTTCTGTATACTGAGAAAAATTCATATTGACTCCTTTCAAAAATTTAAATAATGCCTCTGTTTTGTTAAAAATAAGGAAACTTTAGGGTATGCTGTTTATATATCATCTCAATGATAATGCAAAAAAAAAAACATGAAAGGAGAATGCAGATGAGTAACAACATTAGAAAACACTTAATGATTGAAAACATCTTGCAGACGAAGAATATAGGACTAATAAATATATTCATATCTAATTATGGTGAATTAGCTCTTTTAGAGTTAGATCAATTAGGATTACATATATTATTAGAAATACTAGCTTCTGATCAAAGTAAATTATCTCTGATTAATAAAATAACTTCTGTTATGGAATTGAGAAGAGTATTTGATGGGATAGTTGATAAATTCGGTTTTGCTAATGATGATTTCAAGTTAAGTATAATTAATCTGATCAAAAATATGAAAAGAACTGGGATTGATTCTCAGAAAACTCATGAGGCTAAATTGCAGTTTATAGCCAAAATACTAATGACTGAAATTAACTTAGCTAGAGATAATGATCAATTCAATAATTATACATCTGATATTATCAATGCTATAGTTGAAAATAAGTATCTTAATTTAGATGAAGTACAAGATATTGTCTCTATCTTAGCTGAAAGTAATTATGATGCACAGATAAGAGACATATACATCGGATTAATTGAGAATCTAGAAAGAACTTTTTCTCATACTAATAGAATAGAAATAGCTTTAGTTATGTTAGAATTTAGTAAAATAACTAATAGTCTAGATTACATTATAAGGAAATATGAGTTAATGATTAATAAAGAAAGACTAATAAGAGAAGGTCTTAATTTATTTTTAGAAACAACATGGTTCTTTAACAATGCTGTCGGTATTTTAGTTAGTATAATTAATACACCAGCATTAGAAATAAATGTCAATCTTGACATGTATAAAATATTCTTTGAGGAATTCACAAGAAGCATTATCATTCCTGAAAAAGAAGCTGCAGAAGAAATGATAGCTTATAGAAAGGAAACAGATGGATTCTTCCCTTATGAATATGTATTAAATAAATTAGATGACTTAGACATGGATTCTATTATTTATAGTATATTCTTTAAGGAAGATATAGATAGTTTTCCAATGTCTTTCTTTTATAAGTCAGAGATGGATAGAGCAGAAACTATAGCTAAATCAGTAGATGTTCTAATATCCCACAATGTGTTACCAGGAGATTGGGTAGAGAACCCTGGAAGATTTATAACTGAGATTGAAATGAATGAAAATATAATAGAAGGAAATTTAGAAAACAATAATTCTTTCAACATCGATGCTATATTGTCTGAAATAGAGGGGATCACTCTAGAGTAAGAAAATAATACTTATATATCATTATAGTGATATCTTTGCAAAGACATCAAACCAAAAACTAAATTTAGGAGGAAAGAAACATGGCAGAAAACAAGAAAAGTTTAAGTGATCTTTTAAAAGATCAAGAAGTGAAAGCAGATGCTTACAGCGACGTTAATACAGATTTAGGAAATGGAGAACTTCCAAAAGAAGAAACTCCAATAAACAATGATGGATTTACTCCAAGTGAACCAGGAGAATTAGCTTCAAAATATTTCAACACTAAAGATGAAGCTAATGAAATAACAGGAACAGGTAACAACTGGTTAGCGAAGAATGACTATAGATCATTAATCAATGATGAGTCTATAATTACATTCTCAGCTAAAATATCTAAGGAGGATGTAAGAGATTATGTTAAATCATTACTTACAGTTCCAGGTAACCTTAGATATGAAGAGTTCACACCGGTTAAATTTGCTAACTTAATGCAATCAAACACATTAAGTGACAGCGATATTAAAATGTACTTCCCTAGTACTCCAAATATGATTAATAATGGAACAGGTGTAAGAAGTATACTTATATTCGAAACTCAGTTAAATTACTTGAGTAAATCTAAACATGATGAACCAAAGAACTTCGTAGAAGAAGCTTTGGAAACATCACCTGAGAAAGCATTCGACGTTCCTAACGCTGATAAGATATTTGGTAAGAATAATAGCAAATGCTATATTGTAAGAGTAGAAACAGGAACCGCTTACTTCTTAACAAATACAGTTAACATCATCTTAGGAACTGTAAATGTAGATTTAGCAGAACTGGAAGAAAAGAAAATCACAATTTCTATTGGAGAGTCAGGAGACAAGTTCTTCTTACACTTCAAGAGAACAATATAAGAATAATAATGATACATGGGACTTTATGTCCCATGTATTTATCTTAAACATTGTTAACATTTTTAGATTTTTTTTCAGGAGGGTAATATGTTATCAGAAAAGGATATCAAGTACTTAGAAAGAGTATGCGATGAAAGAATAGTAAATGAAAACGCTATTGATAACCCAGATAGAAATATAGATGATGTAGTATTCGATTGTTATAGTAATCTTAAGTATGGTTACTTAGCAGCATGGAGTGAAGAGATTGCAGATCTTGATGTCCAGTATACAGCTGACTTCTCTACACATTTATATAAATTAAGTGAAAATAAAAAAGGAAAGACATTAGCTAATACTTCTGTAGACATAAGTAACATGAGAGATAGTTATAAGGTACTTAGATTACTTTATATAGTTAAACCATCTCTAATCAGTGATAAATTCAGATATAATAGTTATAAAAATACAATTGATAGATTTGAAGAGTTTACAAGTAGTTATCAACATGTTATAACAGAAGTAAAAGATAGACTTATTATTAATTTCGAGAAAGAAAAGAATTCTGATAATCCTATAAAAGAATTTAATTCGGAAAATAATAATGAAGCATTAATGACTTTATTTACAGCAGAACAAATAATAGTTTTACCTATGATTGATAAGACTAATAAATACATAATAAATGATATATCTTATTATAGTGTATACAACAATAGTGAGAATGCTAGAATAACATCTAACGGTGAGTACTTTGTTAAGCTACAGAGAAACGGAATAATGGGTTCTCATCTTATAGGAGAAAAGGATGGAGTATTATATAATAGATTCTATGGATCTTATGTTAATCCTTATATATTATTATCTCAAGGAGATTTAAATACTATTGACCCAGACTCTATTATACCAAGACATGGAGATGATAGAGTTAATGAGATATTAGATAAGACTTACTTAGATGCATTAAAAACTTTTAATAATAAAGACGATCCAGATAAATTTCAAGATGAGAAGAGAATAAAGGAAAGTGAGAAGACATTCATAAGAGAATTAATAAATTCCATATATATCTTTTGTGAATATATAACTGGTATAAGACAAACTGTAAATACCGGAGATAGAAAGTTTGAACAAATGGCGACATTGAAAGAAGAAATATATTCTATTATAAACTCAGCTATGAAAGGTAATAATAGAGGAGGAGAAAGAAAGATGACTCCTAGTGTAGCTGTTAAGAGAATTAATCTTAAACCTTTACAAATGTTAACATTGATAAAGGTAGGAAGTGGAGGACAAAGATCTGCTAACAGAGTATTTGTGAGTAATACTACCGATCCATCTCCCTTAGATATATTTCATCATTTCCAATATATAAAAAGAAATCAACATACTCAAACTAATAAAGTTGCTCCAGTAAAACATAATTCCAGTGAAGAGAATCAATATATAAAAATTAATGATATGTCTTACTTAGGACAGTTTGCACCTAAATCAGCAGCAGATCAAGGAGCAATAACTATGTTGCATTTCGGTATATCAGACAATAACATAAAACATAGAGAGGATGATAATTAATGTACTTTAATTTAGATTCCTATATATTTCTTAAAACAGAATGTAATTCATGTATTGGTAAAGTTAGAAGGAAGTTAGCTGAGATATTTGGTACATTAGGATATTATGAATGTATAGCTCTTATACTGGATTTTGAATTAGAATTATTAAGAAGAAAGTATAGGAATACACTAGTGACTAAAGATTTAATAAATGCTGAATTAAATAGTTTAGTATTTGATTATTTCTTAAATGGAGTATATGATACTCCTATAATACCTGAAGAGATATTTGACGGGAACCTAATGTTGATAGCTTTGTATGATATAATATTCTTTGATGGACAAATGTTTAAAGACTTAGATTACTTATCAGACTGTATAGATGTCTGGAAAGAAGAAGCAGGCTATTTCGATCTACTAAATGAATGTGAAGCTAATAAAGAATTCTGGTCACCAGAGGATGTAGAGAATATAAAGGAAGAGAGTAGAATAAGAGAATTAATAAATCTGCATATAAGACATTTATATGAAGTAACTACTCCTTTAGAATGTTGGACTGACCCTAACGGTATAAGACATTTGAGAAATAGATTAGGATGTAGAATAATAGGTGTAGACAATGACCCAGATAATGAAGCTAATAGTATAATAGAAGACTGGGTAATGTTTTAAATTATTAAGGAGATGACGAGACATGGATTTAGGACAACCAATAAGGGAAGTATTAAAATTAAGTATAAGGAATCCTGGGAATAATATCCCAGGAACTTATTATAACTTTAATCATGATTATGTAGTACACACACATTACAGTGAGACTTATAATAACCAAGAATTTAATGATCTTATAAATACTATAATAAAGAATGATAAGGATACATTAAAGATATTAACTTGGGAATGTATAGAAAGTGGTAAATATTTAATAAAAGTAAATAATAGTGAGATAGTGAAGAAAATGATACATAATAAAATAAAGCAACTATTTTTAGAAAACAATGATAAGTTTTATGAAATTACTGATGAATCAACTAATGATGCTTATATCATGTCTCTATTTATAGTTGTAATTGATATGTTAGTATCTTTCTATATATCGAGTAATAGTAATTCATTATTTATAGGAAATACATTTACAGAATTTAAAAGAGCAATATTGAAAACAATAGATGGATTCCACAATGATAATGAAGGTATTATAATATTTTTCAAAGATGTACTGTATTATGTATTACATCGAATGGAGGTTGATTTTAATAATGATAACAGAATATAAATTATCAGGAGTTACAAAAGGGATTATTGTATATGATCCCTCTATGTTATTCTCACAATATGATCGAATGGATTTACAGACATTTGTTATTAATCTAGATCTTCTATTCCAATATAGATCATTATCTTTGGATACACTATGTAGTACATTACCTAAGAATATGATAGATAAGATATTTACGTCTATCTATGTTAATCTATTGCCACAATATCAAATATCATTTTTAGAAAAAGTATATATTCCATTATTATTGTATTTAAATAAAACACAAAACATCAGAAATCACGTTATAGTATCACCATTACAAGCATTTAATATAAATATGCTGACATTCTCTACAATGTTATCAACAGCATTAAATGAAATATTATATGTAGATTGGTATACTGAATTCTGGACTATAATGGACTGGGATAATATTCTCATACAACCAGATAGCTTAATACAGATACAGAACTTGGTAGTAGAGAAATCATTATCAGTTTTTACAGGATATCTAACAGGACTACATAATATATTCAGTATAGACTTCTCTGGTACATTTGTTAAAGATAATGCGATGTATTATGGAAAGTCATTAATATCTACAATGATACCAGCATTATCACAACAGATGTGTGATATTTACTTTACAGCAATAGAGGAGCTTAAAGAATATGTAGGTCTCAGAGGTTATACATATGATCAGAAATTAGAGTTCTTCGATGATATGACTGGTGTATTAAGGGAGCATCTTCTATGAGATATGAGAAGATAGATTATACTGAATATAATGATCAAACAGGATTTAATCTAGGAGTCGTTAGGGAAATGGTCGTTACAGGACTATTTCCTAAATACGACGATATTGATTTCTATGATTTTCCTAATATAATTATAGACTTAGATAGTTTATTAAGTACAGTAATGAAACTGAATTCTGATGTTACTAATGAGATTAAATTGGAATATGGTAAGATAGTAGTTAATTCTTTAGGATGGTTTATAAACCAATATCAATTAAATGGTTATATTACTATCTATTATAATTTAGATAAGTATCCTACATTTAATGAGATATATCCAGATTGGAATACTGAAAGACAAGATAGATATAATAATTTTGGAATGGAAGAATTTATAGAAAAGAATTTATTAAAGAAATTAAAACTATTAGAACAAAGGATGAATAATTTTAAAATTATTAAATGTCCTGATGCTCCTATATTAACTATTAAAGAAGATCTTAAGACAGTTAATGGTAATGTAGTTATATTAAGTAGAGATCCTCATTATAACTGTTTATTTATTTATTTCTCTAATTTATGGATATTTGATGGTAAAAGATTATTTGGTAGAGAAGACTTTAATGAAGTACCTAGTAATCCTAGAGTTAAATATAACTTATTACCATATTATTATCTATTATGTGGAATGAGAAGAAATGAATATAGAGGAATAGAGAAAATGGGTCCTCAAAAGACTGTAAAATATTTAAAGGATAATTTATCATCAATTATAGATGGTTCTGATGAATTATGGAAAGAAGTAGAGCAATATAAAGATCTATTCTTCCTTAAGAATGTGTATCCTAAAAAATGATAAAGAACACGGGAGTATCCTCGCACGGAGGAATTCCTGTTTTCTACTTTTCCGAGACTCACCACTCCTTCGGGAGTGGGTCCTCTATTCGTTTTCTTCTTCTGATAACATTATTATATTTACGATATTAAAGGAAAGGAGTGTAGTTATGCTCTTTGGTAATAAACCTAAACGTGACGATAATGTGCAAAAACAGCGACCTAAACCTAGTAAAAAAGAACAAAGAATGGCACGTAAACAAGCTAAAATAGAAGCCAAAAGACAACGTAAATTAGATAGAAAAGAAAGATCTAAAGTACGTAAAATAGGACAATGGATGAAGAACTTAGGTAAGAGTTCTACAGATATTTTTTTAGATTGGTTTACTAAACAGAATCTAGTTACTATAGCTGATGGAGAGATAAGATATATTAAAGATCTAGCTAAGGAACATTTGGCTAATAACAATAACAAAATAAAGATACAACCTGTTAAATCAGTTATAAATTACAGCAAAGAACAGATCAATGAACTTATGGAAAAACTTGAAGAAACATACCAAGAAGATAATGGTGGTTCCCTTAAAGAAGATTTCATAGGACATGTTAAAGCTTTAGGACGTGCTATAAAAACTGGTAACTTAAATGAAAAACACGGTACAGATATGATGGATGATGAGGATATAGCATTCTTATTCGATAACATGGATGATTGGGATGATCTTGAAGAAGAAAGTTACGGTGAGAATTATAAAATTGAAGGAGGATATATAATGAACATTAAAGGATTAAAAGAAGAAGCTATAAAGAAAATAAGAATATCGGCTTCTGGAGAATCTTTATCTGTAGTTGCTCCACTTACTAAACTTAATGAAAGATTAGAATCTATTAAGTATAAGATAGTAGCATATAGTGAAGACTGCAATAAATTCGAATGTGATGATGAATTCGTTAATACTGGTTTAGATAATAAATATTCTGATCTTAAAGATGAGATAACTGGTATATTGAATGTAGTATCTACAGACGGTAAATTAGAAAAGATGTATCAAGAACCTGTAGCAGATCTGATAGTTGCAGCAGTAGCAGCTCATACAGATAGAAAAATAGACGAAGGTGTATCTAAATCTGAGATTGAAAAAGATATAGATGACACTGTAGAAGAATTAGAAGATAAAGGAGTAGAAGTTATAAAGGATTCTGTAGAAGATAGAATATCTGATATAGAAGAAAGTGTAACTGATGCTGATGATAAAACATTCCATCCTGTTGTAAATGAGATAGCTGAAAATGAATTAGATGCTTATGCATCATTAGGAGAAATGTTAGGTAAATCAGAGTCAGCTCCATTTGCAGAAGATGCTGGATTATTAGCTGGAGTAGGAAGTATAATGGATTTATTCCAATTATTCTTTGCATTACCTATCAATGTAGTTAATAGTAGAAAAGTAGAAGCTACTCAAGCAAAATATGGATCTAACTTTGTTGCTAAACAACCAATGGTTGTATCTAGTACTATGAGTAAAGAATTAGCTGGTAAATATAGTAAAGCATTAGAGATTAAATATTTATTAGAAACTAAAGCTGTTTTAGAAGCTACAGCTGCTAAAGCTGATGGAGGATTAGTAACTAGTAGAACTAATACATCTGGTGTGGTCAAATATCTTACACCTAATAATATTAAATTTAAAGATGCTAAATTATATGATAATAAACAATTAGATTACAATGAAATTATCGGAGTATTCTCAGAAAATAAAAATCCACTTGGTAAAACATCTACGGATGTTACATTCTTATTACCTAGTATAAGAGCTATAGCAGAAAGACATGAAATGGAATATGATCTTATGAATAGTATAAGTTCTTATATGATTCCTAGTGGGGAAGCGGGAGATTTTATTAACCATGGAAGAGATGCTTTACCTTCTTATATAGAAGTATCTATAGAATATGTAGCATCAAAGAATGTTACTAACTTCAATGTAGAAAATAAAATGAGAACATCTATGATTGGTGTACAAATCTTACCTAGAAGTATAAATAACATAGATATCGTAGACACTATAGCTGATATGGATGCTAGTAGATTTAAAGCTATAAAAGTAGATAAAGATGAAAGAAACTTTATTAAGAAAATGAGAAATCTTGTTAAGTTCTGGAGAAGAAAAGGAACTAAAGATGAATTAAAAGTATTGAAGAGTAATTCATTTGCTGATATAGTTAAGAAGATAGAAAGTATATCTACTCCATTATTCCATTTAGTAATTACTATGGATGAATATGTTATGCTTAAGAATCAACATAATGTGGATATTATGAATGGAAAGACATATAATGAAATGATGAGAAGTTTACCTTTAATATCTGTATCTATAGTAGATGAAGATACTAATAAAGTATATTTCTCTGAAGGACCAGTAATGAACTTCTATCATCATGATATAGATGCTTATATAGATTCTTTATCTCAATATGAAAAAGATCTTAAGACAATTATTAAATATAACCAATACAGATAGGAGGATAATAAATGAGCTACATAATTAATCTAATTAATAGTGGTAGAATAATAGCTAGTGCTGAAGCTGAAGAAGAGTTAGTATCTGAGTTATCTCCTGGGGAACAAGAATTGGTTAATGATGGAGAAGCTGAAACTGAACCAACTCCACTTCCAGAAGAAGGTACAGAACCATCCACAGATGGCGGAGATGAAGTATTACCTCATGAGGAGAGTAATGTTGAAACTACAGAAGAAGCACCTAAAGAAGAAAATGTTAAAAAGATATATACATTAGAAGTATTATCTAAAGTAATGGCTAAATATGATCAATATATGGCTGAGAGTAATATAGATTGGTCTCAATATATAAATAAAGGAAGAATAAAGAAATCTCCTTGTTTTGTTTATATAGAAGATATGCATACTTTAATAAATAATACTTTAGATGAGAAAGAATTTGAATTTGTTAAAATATATAATCAATTATTTGATTTTATGACAGATGATAAAACTGCTAGTTCATTAGCTATATATGGAAGAGAATCATATAGTAAACCTTATATAGCAGAAGGATTAGCTTTACTATTATATGAGTTAACTATAGATTGGGCTATAGTTCTGACACGTTATTATAAAGAAATGCCAGATATAAAGAATGAACAAGATTCTTTCTTTAAAAAGTTTCCTAATTTAAGATTGTTAACTTATATAAGTTATCTTATAGTAAATGCTAAAGAATTTAATGAATTAATAAGTAAAGATGCTGTAAGAGATTTAATAACAGCTGATACTACTTATAAACTAGGATTAGAAGTTAATAAGAAAAATAAGAATCCTAAATCTTTATATAAATTAGCAGGAGAGAACTTCTCTTACTTCGCATCTCTTATAAGACATGATTATGCTGATATAACATGTGGAACTATTGCTAACTTAGGAGTAGTTGTATTCTTAAGTAATAAGACTGCCATGGAGTTAAGTAATAGATTAACATTGATAACAGCATTGATAAGAGGAATAAGTGCTAAGAACCCAGTACAGGTAGATCAGAACAATCAAACTATCAGTACATTATCTACAGTTGATATCCAAGCAACTGAACTTTTGAAGAATCGAAGTGAGGCCAAGATAATGTTGGACGCTAATGAGAAACAGTATCCTTTAGCTGTAATAGATTAGATATTTTTTACCCTTCCCGTAATGGGAAGGGATTTTTTTACGAACCTTTTATGATATGGTGTTTATATATCATTAAAATGTAACTAATTTAGAAAGGAGAGATAATATGGAAAATTCATTAAAAGCCTTTGAACCCAAAAAGGTTAGTAATGTAATTGCATTGAGATTTATGGATCTTGAAAAAGAGTTTAAGTTATCCATTGAGAAATATAATAGTGGATTTGTATTAGATGACTCTATTAACTACCATAAAGAATTCTATGCAACTAAAAACCCAGCAGATGGATTAAAAATATTGCAGAGTATGGATTCCATCTATAGTTATAAATTCGGTATAAGTTCTTCCGATGATGAGTCTATAATACCCCGAATGTATAGTTGTAAATGTGGAAGAACATACGGAATGGATAATATTGGTATCAATTGTCCTCACTGTGATACTCCAGTAAAACGAACTAGAGATAAGAATGTAGGATGGTTTGTTTTAAATCAAGAAAGGGTATTTAATCCATTATTATGTTCATTCATAATGAATGAAAAAATTAAAAGTCCTAAGACTGAGAAACAAGAAACCATTTATAGTTTACTTAATAGTGGTGAACTATTAAAAAGTGATGGTGAACCTTGGACATGGGATGATATATTATGGAATGAAAGAGATGGTGAATATTCTGGTAAATTATTTGAGTTTGCTAAAAAGTACTTTAAAACTAAAATAAAAGAATTATTTACCATATATCCAGATTGGAGATCTTGGTTCACTAGATATATCCCAGTCATTAGTAAGAATTTCAGATTCGTAGTTATTAGCGATAGTAATTTCGATGGTATATCTGAAGTAGATCAACATAAGCTTAATCCAGAATATATTGAGATCTCATATGCAGTAAATGATCTTAATACTAGGTACGAGGAATTAAGTATGATCAAGAATAGGAAAATCAACAAAGTAAAGGAAATTATAAAATGTCTTGCTAATATAGTGAAGATAGTAGAAGCTGAATTTCTAGATGGAAAGAAAGCTATTATACAAGAGCAATACTCTAGACGTACTAATAATAGTGGAAGATTAATAATGGTTCCATTACATGATGAAAAGTATTATGGAGTGGATAATTGTATTATCAGTATAGACTATTTTAGATCTGTATTTAGAAAAGATGTTGTAAGAGCTTGTAAAGAACTTAAAATAGATCCACGTAGAATTAAGAAGTTAACTAATGTGGATTATAGTCTCACACCAGAAGATAGAAAGTTAATACATGAGGAAGTCTTCCCTCGGATTAAGAATAAGTATCAATATATCAATAGAGAACCTGCTATATACATGACATCAGCTTTAGTTATGAAAATAGTAGCATTAACTGATACTTATACAATCCAAGTACCATTCTTTATTCTAGAAGCCATCGCAGGTGATTCAAATGTCGGGGTCACTTTAAACGGGAATAAATTGACGGGAAAGTATGCTCATAACTCTTACATAAATATGAGTAGTATTCATACACTAAGCTATAGTAGTAATACATATAGTGGAGCTAGAGAAAGACTAGCTGTATAGTAAAAGAGATGAATTGAAATAACCAATCCGCATCCAGGTCACTATAATTAGTGAGGGGTTCATCGACTAGGGTTTTATAGATAATTACCAGATCTATAAAATATGTACAGTCACTTTAAAGTGATCCACTAAAATCCATGTGGCACATATGTGTGGAAACATCCTGCCTGTATAATTATCGGTAGTTTCATTATATAGCGAAGATATAGTCAGTTAATTACAATAAATGTCGACGGAGATATACAGCAATGTATATCACATGAGAATGCTTCTGATAGATTAAGAATGTATGAAACTATGTCACCTAAGAGACGTATAATAGATACTAGATTAATTAAATGGAATAGTAAATTTGGTCCATCTAATAATTGTAGTATTCTATTGTATAAAGGTTTTTACAAGAAAGGTACATTAACAAAAATAAATTAAAAATATATAAGGAGGAACAATGAGAAGCTTAGAAGAAATAAGAAAAGAAAGAGAAGAAGTGGCTAAGAAATTAGCCGAATTAGGAAAGGAAGAAATAGAAAGAGAGAAGATAGAATCTCACTATTTAGAAGAAGGTATGCCTCTAATAACTATAGAGGTAGATGTAGAAGCTCTTAGAGCTAATAATAGAGTAGCACAGAAATTTAAAGATGATCCATCTTTATTATTACCTGTAAGACAAAGAGATGGAGATGCAGGATATGACTTAATATATCCTTATGATGATGGATTTGACGTACACGGTAATACAGTGTATGTAATTAATACATTTTTGAAAACAAATATACCTGAAGGATATTGTGCTCTAGGTATCATTAGAAGTTCTGTAGGTACTAAAGGAGGATTAGAAATAAGTAATGGTACTTCTTTAATAGATGCAGGTTATAAAGGACATATAAAAATACCTGTAAATAGAAAAGGTGTAGATAATATACATTACTTAGATACATCAGAGACTATACCTATAGGAGTACCTAGAATAAACCCTGATGATAGAATATGTCAATTAGTGTTTTGTAAACACGAAATAACATCTAATGATAAAGTCATTGGTGGAAAAAGAGAACAAGGTGGATTTGGATCTACAGATAAAAAATAAAATAAGAATAAGGAGAGTATAAATATGAATACAGTAGTAACGGATAATTTAGTAAAAGGATTAGTATCTATAGCGATCATCTTTAAAGTTTTCGTAATACCTGTACTTAGTAATAAATATAAGAATCGTATATCAGAAAACTACATAAGTGAAAAAATAAAAGAATTAATGGAAACATCAATTAAGAGAGCTTTAGGTGTTTCTGATGGGACCGATAATGTAATATTTTTCTCTGATCTAGATGTAGAAACTCAGAAAATGATTATAGAATGGTTACCTACAGAAATATTAGAGTATAAAGCATTTAATCCTGATGATGAAAATCATGAAAATCTAAATAATCAATTAGTAAAATCTTTATTCCGTTCTCAATTAGCCGCTAAAGATGGAGCTACACAATATAAACTGTTTGTATCTAATTTAAATAAAATACCTTTGTTATTAGTTACTATAGGAGTCACTATATATGTGATAACTGAACTGATATCTAGGGGAGTGATTTAAATGTGTGGAGACATAGATTACTCTATTAATGAAAAGAAAACATGGTACTGGTTTAAGTTAAATGATCCAGATAAACATATGGAAGTAACAGTAGAGATGTTTACTATACCATGGAAGTATGATACAGTTAGAATGAAAAGAAATTGTTGTATATCTTTAAAGATAACTAATAAGTCTGAACCTATATGTGAAGCTACATATAGATACAATGAAGATGAGTTGGCTGTCTTTGGGATATTAACGGATACTGTTAGATCATATAATAAGAAATTAGGTAATAATATTTCTCAGGTAATGGGTATACTAACTATACTAGAAGAATATGAAAATGACAGTGATAATCCTTTTCATAATGTGAATACTATGTTATCCACTATAGATTGTATAGTATTTATTAAAGATTACTTCTATAATAAGAAGGATGGAAGGTTAACTAGAAATTAAACTATTTGGAGGAGATACTGATGAACAAAATTGATTTAGAACAGAAAAATGCAGAATTAAAAGAAGAGATTAAAACGCTCAAGAAACTAAGAGAGAAAGAGCTCAAAGATGTTAGAGAACAGGTGAAAAGAGAATTAGAGTTAGAAAATATAGCTAAAAGAATTATTAAATTTATTAATAAGAATAGAATAAATGCTATATTCTATCCTTCTATACCTATATCAATAACTATAAAGGAAATAGATACAGATCTAGATGATGAAACGAATTACAGACAGTTAACTATGTTATGTGATTTTGTTAATCTTAATTTAGACACTTTATGTTCCATAATCGTAAAAGATGATAATGATAAATATAGATGGAATTATCTAAATATATTTACGTATACATCTATGGAAGACAATGTATCTCTTATGAAATACTTAATAAACTTCGCAGAAATAGAAGAAAATATAGATATTCATAACAAAGGAATGTGGACACAAAAATTATACGATAAATTAATAGTAAAATAAAGACAACAATAGAATAATAAGGACAGGGGGAAACCTCTGTCCAAAAAACCAAATTTTAAAAAGAAGAGGTGTTAAATTATGAAACAAGTAAGAATTTTATTTATGATATTATTATTAGGGACTTTACTAGGATGTACAACAGCATCTGAAAAACTACCTGTAGTAGAAGGAATGAGATCTTCTATGGTAGTGGAAGAAACTATCCAGGAATTTAAAGTTAAAGAACAACCAAAAGAAATAACACAAGATAGTGTTATGGAGAAATTTAAATTAGATGAATTAGCAGAAAAAACATCTGCGGCTATAGAGGAAATTAAAACTGCAGAAGAAGTTGAAGCTGATGAAGAAGATAGTGAACTCTATGCATCTACTGAAAAAATAAACTATAAAGGAAAGGTACATCAACTTAAGGGTGATATATCACACTATGGTTATGGACTACATGGAAGCCAAACAGCTACAGGTGGAAGATTCGATCAATGGGCTATGACTACTGCACATAAGACTTTACCATTTGGGACTATAGTTAAAGTTACTAATAAAACTAATGGAAAATCAGTAACTGTAAGAGTTAATGATAGAGGTCCATATATTAAAGGTAGAACTTTTGATCTAAGTAGAGGTGCTTTTATTAAGATAGCTCCTCAATCACAAGGGGTACTTAAAGCTAAAGATGTTACTGTTAGAATAATTAAATTAGGTAACGGTAATAGAAAGGAAAATAGATGATAGAAAAAATGATCGAAGAATTGATAGAGAAAAACAAATGTGAAGAAAAAGAAAAAGAACTATCCTTTCAACGTGTTAAGGAAAGAGTCAATATGTTAGCCGATCATTATAGTAAATTGAGAGACTATATTAATGAGATAGATAACTTCGATGAATTTAAGAGAAGGAGATATATATTAGAGGAGAGAATTAATGGAAATAACGAATGAAATATTAATTGAATCTCAAGAAAGAGTTATAAAACATCTTATAAAAGAAAGACATAGAATAAATGAATCTAAAATATTTAGAAAGGAAGTAGCTCAAATAAGACAGATTCAATTTGAAAACAAACTAGAGTCTCTTTTTGAAAAGTTAAGAGAGATTGAGTATTATTAAATTAATAACATAATAATAAATGTATATAATAAAGGAGATTAAATAAAATTAGGAGGTCATGTAATATGAAAAATAAAACTTTATTAGGAGCTACTATAGCTCTATCAACATTAACAGGAGCTAACACATTCACACAAGATAAAGGAACTGCTCAAAAAGATAAGATATCATCATTATCTTGTAGTATAGATTCAAAGGTAAGAAAGGAAATTAAAAAAGGTATCCATAACTTTGGAAAGGACGATACAGTTGTATTAGAGATACCAGCAGATTGCAGAAGAACTAACAGTAAAGATGGGAAAACTACATCATGGGAACATAAAACATTGTATATAGACATGAAGACAGCGAAGTCTATACATAGAAATCCTGATGCTAATGAAATAGTTTCCACTAAGGGTTCTAGATATATCGCAGATGCAGGAAGCTACGTTATGAATAATAGTACTTACCAATTAAAGGCTAACTTCAAAGGTAAAACTAATGATGTAGAAAACAATGACGATCTTTACGCTCATGTAAAGAAGAATCTAAAGACAGAAGATAAAAAAGAAACAAAGAAAGAAACTACTGTAGCTTCTAAACCTAAAGCTACGATTAAACCGAGTAATAAACCTACAACAACTGTTGCTACTAATACTGCTCCTAAAAAGGAGAATAAAATAGTTAGGGAGTTAAAGAGAATCTTTACTCCTAAGAAGAAAGAAACAGAAAATGTATCTAAACCTAAATGTAATTGTGGAACAGTTGCTAAAGGTAAAGATAATCTAGTATCATCTGTTACAAATAATAAAAAAGTAGAAGCAAAAGTAAAACCTAAGACTTCTACTAAGAAAACTCCTAGCGATAAAGAGATAGAAGATATTATCAAAAATGCTGGGAAAAAATATAGTTAATATTATCTCCTATATAATATTATTATCACATTGTATTGGTGGGGAAACCCACCAATATTTTTTTGTCGTCATAAACGATCTAATATAGATTTAGTCTATTAGGAAGGAGATAATCGTATTGGAAAAATGGCACATCAAGATGAGTGAAGAAGAGTACTATGAATTTATGAAATCTCTTCATAACATTAATAAAGAAATAACTGAACTTAAGTGTAAGTTAAATAACTTATATCTTAAAAGAACTAAGGAGGAGAAAAAACATGACTAATGAAGTTTTAGAACAAAAGTTTGTGGAGGCTTTTGAGAAATATACCAGATCCGTACCATTTCCTTTAGTACATGGGGAGAGGATGTTAAAACACATTATAACACTTAGAATACATAGTAAATATACTAATTCTATGTCATTCATCACTGTATCTGTTTACACAGATGGAGAAGGGAAGGATTTTATAGCCGGATACAGAATCCGTATAGGTGAATTTAAGAATGAAGAAAATGATATTAAACTATCTTATTCTCAGTTATTAGAATTATCTGATGAATCACCTGAACATGAATTTGATAATTGGTCTCCTATAGGAAATATAATAGATGATTATGATTCTAGATTGGCTAATATATTTGATCAATTATCATGTCTTTTAGAAAGAGCTAGAAATGATAAAACTTTCGATAAAAAATATATGCATATATTAATGAGAGACTTTGTTTCTTCTAATGGTGAATACATTCATGGGGGATCTGTATTCGTAGATGTCATAGAAAAATAGAAGATGTACTCAGTCATTAAGGAGGAGATAACTATGAATTTAGACGAAAAAGTTACTTTGATTACAGATTATGATAATAAGTACTTCAGAATGGAGATACGAGATATAAATGAATTACCTCAAAGGAGTAAATTTTACTTACTTAAAAAATTAAGATCTTTCTTAGCTGATATTTCTGGAGGAGAATATGTTGTAGATTTTGGATGTGAAATGCAGTATCCTTTATCTATGCTTATAAAATATAATAGAGATAAATTTATAATAATAGAACCAGAACATAGTAGCTGGGGAAAAAATAAAAAAGATGATGGAAGATTATCTATATTTGATAATCTAGAAAGAAGAGATATAGATGATCATTTAATAGTAGCTATGGAGTTTTATAATAAAACTGTACTAGGAATGAATGATACTAAATGTCTAGAAATTAAACCAATATAAATTAAATAGGAGTGTATATAATGAATAAGAAAATGTACGATGATTTACTAAATTTTGATAAGAATGATCCTGTCAAATTACAACCAAATTATTTTTGGGAACCAAAACCTAGTGAAGGAATTAAACATTATGCGAAAGGATTCTATAATGAAGACAAACCTTTAAAGAAAGTAGCTTATTTATCACAAAGGAATGAAGATAGATTTCTGGATATAATGTTCTACCAAAGAGAAGAAGATGTTGAAAAACCTTATGTATTAGGAAGAGATGAATATTATGTAGAGATATTCTTAGCTTCAACATTACCGGAAGAAGAGCAAGTGGATTATAATAAATTCTATACGGATGATATCATAATAAAGAAAATAAAGAGTATGGAAGATATCTATAATATAACTAATCTATGTGAGGATTTTTCATATGAACTTGGAAGTGATATTTTTAAAACGTTATCTTTGAGCAATGATACACATAGTGATGGAGAATCTAATCTGGTATCCAGAATGGTAGATGTACTAAATGAAAGAAAGGATTCCGGTGTAGGAAACGAATTTCAATCTGAATCAATAACTTTTTTAACATATAGTGGATTATCATTTATATATCATGAAGATGATATCAAAAGTTAAGAAAGGAGTTGATTCAATGTGATCGACCAAAATAATAATATCGTTAGTACTGATATAGGAGGTGATAATAAATTCCAGATTTTCAGTAATGATAAATTGGGATCTGTTAGAGTTCAGGTAGATAACCAAGGAAACCCTTGGTTCTGTTTATTAGATGTATGTAATATACTAGGATTGAATAGTCCAACGAAAGTTATTAATCGTCTATTTGAACCCTATGTAACTTCAATAACGGTAGGGGTACAAACAGGATTTAAAGCAGATGGAACTCCTGCTATACAGTATGTACCTATGACATTCATAGATGAAGGTAACTTATATAAAGTTATAATGGGTTCCAGAAAACCAGAAGCTCAGGAATTCCAAAAATGGGTATGTTATGAGGTTATACCATCTATTAGGAAGACTGGAGGATATAATTTAGATAGCGTGAATCCATTCAGAATGATTTCTAAAATATCTGAAGGAGTAGCTAATAACTATGAGAAGATAATTGAGCATGGAAAGAAAATAGCTGGATTGTCAATCAGAGTTGATACTCTAGAACAAGAGTTAACACTTTTGAATGAGATAGGTTACGTCACTATAAATGGATATTGTAAAATGATTAAACAAGCTATGAGTTATGAAGATATAAGAAGATTAGGAGCAATAGCTACTAAAATGTGCCAAGATAGAGGTATAATGTTAGGTAATGCTCAAAGTCCTGAATTCGGATATATTCATATGTATCCTATATTTATAATACAAGAAGTATTTGCTTCTCATGTTGTGACTAATTGATAAAATACCCCCCCCCCCCCCCCCCCCCCCTCCCCCCCCCCCCCCCCCCCCCAGCGGGGGCGCTTGTGTGGTCGGCTCTGCCGCACCACACCCCCTCGACCGTGTTGAAAACC